CTGGATTCGATTCCTAAAACCATCTTTACACCAAAATAAAGAAGAAGCATTGCACCTGCTAATGCAAAGTGGAATGTTTCAATACCTAATAACATGAAGAGGGTTTTACCTACAAATAGGAAAGATATCATAATGCATATTGCGATTAACGTAGCCTTCGCCGATTCTATTTCACCATTCTCCTTTCTAAGCTTGATGATTAGTGGTACATTACCTGGCATATCGATAACCGCAAACAGGGTTAAAAAAACCGTAAGAACGTTTAAGATTAGTTCCATCTTTTAATAATATTTAAATAGTTCGGTTTCTTCTTCTACCGTCCCATTGTACTTTCTTGGTTTGACCAAGAATTCTAAACCTAGAAACTCTACTATTCAGACTTGCTCTTTCGTGGTTTATCTGAGTGTTTCCGTTGTTTGACTGTTCACTGTTCATGATTTAAACTGTTTTTATCATTACTTACCCCCTAAGAACCTAGCTTTCACTAGGTTCTGGGTTATAACATAGAAGGATCGTGTACTAAGGTATACTAGCCTTAGAAGATCGTCTTATTGTATGATATACTGCATACCAACTAACTTTACTATTATTTCAAGTTCTACTCAAGATGGTTAATCTCGTTATAGCGCCACAATGGCTTTAGTTGTACTTTATCCCCTATAAGATAGGATTATTCAGTCAGTTTACGGCAAGGGTTCCTTTCGGCTGCTTGCAATGCTCTCGGAAAAATCAGTTTAGATTTATCTTTTCCGATCTACCACTATCTACTCTGTCGAGTCTCAATTACTCACTTCTGCAATCGAGCCGAAACTTGTTCGGTGTCTTAGTGTGCCTTAATCCCTCTTTCCATTAGGATTTTTTCGGCAATACACTCACATTCTAGATGATCAATCTGGTAATGTGCCTTCTACAATATGTTAAAGAACGTTTTCCTTGGTTAGTATATAACCTTAGACTTTTGCTTTATTTGCTTCAGAAACTGCAACTCTTACATCTTGCGCTAACGCTTTGATAGCTTGCATTCCTTTTCTTACTCTTGTTCCTGCTGCTTTGTTTCCTTTTTCGTTAAACTTAGTAGCGTCGTCCTGAATTGAATCCAGGGTTTCTTGGATTTGTGATAATAAATTTGTCATTTCTTTGAATTTTTAATATTTAATTGTTATTCGGTAATTATACCAATATCTTTAATTTAGTTTCAACTTTTATTGAATTTTTTTTCAATTAATTCTAAACTTTTTACATGCTCTACTTCCCATACTCTATTTCTGAGTTCTGTGCTTGAAAAACCATGATCTCTTTTATTATATATGATCTCGATTCCTCTCTTTACACATGTATCTTTTCCTGTAAAATTCTTATCTTTATATTCGATACCTATTACTCTACAATCAATATCGAAACTTGCGAAAATATCTTCGAGATCCTTTTCAGTTTGGTAAGGGACTATTTCATCTACATATCTACAAGCCTTAACTTGAATGTATCTTTCGACTAAAGACTGGATAGGAGGGTTCTTGGAATCAGGTCGATCAATTGAGGGATCTGTTTGTAAAGCAACTATTAGATAATCGCACTCTTTCTTAGCTTCCTCTAGCATCTTTACATGACCTGCATGAAACAGATCAAATGTAGAGCATGTAATTCCGGTTCTCTTATTTTGCATGTTCTTCTTCTATTTTCTCGTATTTATACACACCTTTAATTATATTATTAAGGGCAATTCCCTGTGATGTTGCATCTCTAAAGGCATGGTAGTCGTTTTCTTCTACTTCTTTATATAAATAAGTTCCATGTTTAAATCCAACATATAATTCCTTTGTCTTATAAATATATGAAGACGATACAATAGTCGAAGAGTCGTATAAGTTAGTTTGTGTTGTTATCATTTCTTTTTCTTTTTGAGTGCTGCTTTCTTTTTTGCTTCCTTTGCCTTAAGTGCTTCTTTTTCTTTCTTTGCTCTTTCCTTTAAAACGTTTTTAGGTTCAAGTTTAATATCTACATAACCGTCTTTGTCTTTTTTGATACAAGTTTCACAATATGGCGTAGAATACATATTAGTCTTATCGGGTAGTGATCTATTCATGTATCTCGTTACTGTATATAAATCTCCATCTGGAAAATCTTCGATACAACCCGAGCATACTGTTAACTTTATTTCTCTTGCCATGTAGTTTATACTTCTTTTTGAGAATTTGTTTCTATAAACGCATTGTGATTTTTATTATCAGTGCCGCAGAATCCACATTTTTCTAAATAAGGAGAATTCATTGAGCCACATCCACATCGCCATATATGATCTGTTATTGATTTATATTTCATAATTTTTTAAAAATACATTAAGTTTCGTAAGATCCATTGTCGTATCCTTTGGGAAATGATCAGGGGCAGGTGCTGAATCAACATCTTTTTCTCTAGATGCATATTCATATACGCTCTTCGAAGGTGTTCCTATATTCCATACACCTTTCTGCTCTGCTTTAATTAGCTTGATCCACTGATTTACTAATACATCTACATCATCGAAATTTCCTATCTGATCGTTCCATGCAGTTGCATAAGGAAATGGATTAATTCTGTGACTCCCTCTTACGATTAGATAATCATCTGAATGTCTAATGATATGCTCGTCTGCTAATAATTTAGAATATGCATACCATGTTTTATCAGGAATAGGAATATCTTCTTCGCTTGCATTTGGATTTGAACCAGCATATACGTAATCTGTAGAATAGTGAATTAGTTTTATTCCTCTATGATTACAGAATTCAGCCAAGTTTGCAACTGAATGATAATTAGTTTGAAGCATTTTAGATTTATCATCAGAATAGGTGTCTGTGTATGCAATGCAATTGACTATCGTAGTGCAGTCCTTTGGAATTAAATTAATAACACTACTAAGACTATTAAAATTTAAAAAGTCCTGTTTTCTTGAAATATAAGACCATCCTGTTTGTCCTATAAGTTCTGATGCTAATAAACCGTCTCCTAAAACTATTGTCATATATGGGATTTAATTAATTATATTTAAAAGGTACGCTCTGTTTCATAAACCGCTTTGATCACAGGGAACCTAAGTGAATGTTCTCCATGTTGATTTGTAGTTTCTTCAAAATATTGAACAGTGATTTGCTTTCCTAGAATTTTATCAGGATTTTTAAAATAAAATCTTTTTTGTTCATGTGAAAAACCAGAACCAACCTGAACTCTACTTCCTTTATGTTCAACTACAACATTCTTAAGCATCATTTCTTCAACTTCTTTCCCGTCAACGATAACTCTATTAAGAGCATTCTCTAAATCAACTACATAATATTCATCATCATAGAATTTCTTAACCTTAAGAACATCACTAGAACGTTTTCCTTGGTATGTTGTATTCTTACGAAGCATTAGTCCTTCCCATCCTCCTTCTTTCGATAGTTCCATCATTCTTTCCATTACAAGATCATCTCCTAACATTTGAACAAGGTGGCTAATAAATTGATCGCCATCTAGAACATACGCTCTAAGGTTAGATTGTCTTTCACTAAAAGAGGTAATAGATTCTTTATCGTTAAATTCTTTAATGGTCAATAAATCAAAGATATGATAAAATGGATTTGTAATAGTATGATCTTTTCTTTTAATTTGCTTAATGATACCTTGGAAATCTTCATTTCCATTTTCATCTACCATACAAACTTCACCATCAAACACCATATTCGTAAGACCTAATCTTTGGATAGAAGGTTTCAAAGAATCTAGTGTTGTAAATTCTTTTCCTGCTCTACTATAGAAATTAACATCTCCTTTATCATCAATAATTGCTAGACATCTAACACCATCTAGTTTACGACTAACATACCATCCGTCATTCCAATCTACTTTCTTTTTAGTCTTTTCGTCATACGCTTGAGCGAGTGCTACGTCAAAGGTTGGAATTAAACCCGGTACAACTTTATTAATCATAGAAATAGTTGACCTAGTTTTTAGGTTTCCGTCAATGATATTCCAAATAAGATCAGAGTATTCTTTATTCTCTTCTACAAATGTATTTACCGCTTCAATCGCAGAATGACCAGTTATTTGTCGAGAACTCAATGCATCTAACAAAGAGAAGATATCAGTATAAGATCCGAAAGGAAGCACTAGATCACTTCTCTTCTTACAGTTTTTTGAAGTAACATAATACTGTTTAAACGTGTCGTATGTATACTGCAGCACTTTAAGAACATCTGGTTGATTAGAATACTTCTTAATTACGTTAATCTTGTCCGTGTTTGAATTTGTTGAATTAGATTCGTTTACAAATTCTTGTGTAAGTTTTAATTCTTTCATATTAATAGTTATTAGATTCTACTCTGTCATGAACTGCAATTGGTGCAGAAGATGGAAATCTTGAGTCTGAAGTGTGAATAAAATTGCCGCCAAACATTGTGTGTTTATTGTTCTTGTATAATCCGGCAGGAACTGCATACCATGCTTCCTTTCCGAATAGCTGTCTTTCTACTAAAACCAATTCATCATCTGGAATTAAGGTTAAATCTGCTAAATCGGCATCAGGGCCATAGTGCAGAATAATAGAGTCTTCTCTTGAAGATAGACCATTGTTTGTTGAATCTCCCATAGAGTTTCTAAGTACGAATGTTAGGATGTTTGACATATTTTGTTTGTTTGATTATTACTATACTAATATAAGCAAAAAATCTGAGATAAAAAAACTTTTAGCTGTTTATTTTCAATTTATTTTCAATTTAGTCCCCAAAAAGGAATAAATTGCTTTATTCCCTTCTGATATACTATAAAATAGATTACTTTGCATCGAAATCATTTAAGATTTCTTCTCTAATCTGTTTAATATAATTTGTCTTCTCAAGTCTAGTAAGTTCATCTACATCCCATAGGTGACTTGCCTTAATCTTAAATAATTTTTTAATAGAAGAACCAAACGCAGATTGTGCTAATCTAGATTCTGCACTTAACCATCTCCAAATACTTTTAGATCTGTTATGAGAAATCATAGCTTCAATATGCTTTCCTTCAAAATCAAATGGTTCTAAGAATAAATCAACTAAAGGTAACCATGCAGAATTTGCGATGATATACACATGTGTTGCATTTTTAACTCTTAAATTAAAGTTTTTTGGCTTAGCCTCAGGACCTACTTTTCCGTTTACATAAAGATCTAATACTTCATGTTTTATTTCTAATACGTCAAATACTCTTGCAATAGTTCTTAACATTGTAGTCTGTTCGAAACTATTCATATTTGGTTGTGCAATTACGATAAGTGCTCTCATTCTTTGGTTATAATTTTGTTTAGGGTATATATCAGAGTGTCTTTAATTTTGTTCTGATTTTTTAAATTTATCTTTAACTTTTTGACCTACTGGAATAGCTTCTCCTTGTTCATCTATTCTAACAAATTTAATATTGGTTGCTAGAATAATAGCTTGTCTTCCGTCATATACATTATGTGATCTTGCTTCAATAGAAAGAGTGACTGACGTTCTTCCTATGCTCTTTACATCTCCATATATTTTTAGTAGATGTCCTTCCTTTGCTGGTTTTTTAAAAACACATTCATCTATAAGAACGGTTACCATTCGAGGAGTATCACATACTTGTGAAGCATAAGAAGCTCCAGCTGCATCTACCCATGCTAATAATTTACCTCCAAAAAGATTTCCGTGAAAACCCAGGTCTGATTTTTTTACTGGATGTGTTGATATTAATTCCATATCAGTAGTCATAATCGTCATCGTTATATTCAGTGGGTTTGTTTATTGATATACCATCATATTCGGTATTTTCAATGTCGTCGTATTCGTCTTCAGGATCTGTCATTTGTTTATTTATAATGTCCTCCTCCTAACCACAGGACGAATGACTTTCTTATTCCTTTAGTTACTGGCTTAACTGCATGGACCATATAGCTTGGAAATAGGACAACGGTTCCTTTTCCTCTCGGTGCTATTAAATTATTATTTTCAAGGCTGTTTCCACCCATCCAAAATAATAGTTCTCCTCCTTCATATTCAGTATCGTCTGACAATTGAACTGTTATAGAAACTTTTCTAACAGATAATTCATTTGGTCCAATATCTTGATGCCATCCATATTCACCCATATTAGTTCCATGATATTCTGTGTATTGTATATTTTCAGGTGCAGATATTAAATCAAAATTCCACATTTCATTATTTGCTGTTTCTGCAAACATCATTAATTTTTCATAAAGCCAATCCCACTCTTTAGTTTGTGGAATCCATTTTAATTTAGATTTTCTTGAGTCTATTTCACCAGCAGCTGTAGTTGCATTATAAAACGGGAGTTCTCCTACCATTTTAGATATTTTCTCTAATTCTGCTGAATCGAATCCATTATCAAAATAATAGAAATCAGTTGCATGATTTTCAGGTGTTTTAAAGGTATGTGCTTTCATATTCTATTTATCCTCTTCTTTAATGATATTGCCGTTTTCATCAACTAGAGGGGCGGTTATCATTGAATAGATTATTCCAACCCATGATATTACAAATGCACCTAATATTATTTTTATAACCATTATTTTATGTCATCAATGTTATTAATCTGATCTGCTGAAGATCTATTTCTATTATATTGGTCTACGAGCCATTTATCTCTTTTCTTACTGTCCTTTAATATTCTATAAGTATGTTCCCAATCTTTAACCTGAAATACTTCATGAGGTAATTTTAAAACATTAGCAAGGTCATAGTCATTTCCTCCTTTTTCAGTTTTATCTCCATAGAATCTAATAACCGTATCTTCTCCTATATTTTCTAAGATCCATTTCTTAGCTTGACTCTTGTTTGCTCCTTTAGGGTGTATGTCTATTGAGATTTGACCACCGACCGAAGCCTCTAATTCAGGGAAGTTTTCATTAATGAGTTGTGCCATATCTAATCGTTCCTTATTGAAATCATCCCATTCTGCATAGTCTTCTCTTTCTCTTTGAGAACAATCTCTTCCAATTACTGAAAAATTACAAAGTCCTATTCTGTGTTCAATGTGGTTTGATGTTCTTTTTCTATATTTAGAAATTACCAAAAATTGTTCAAGTAAAGAAATCAATCCTTCATCGGCTTTCCAAGAATTTCTAGAAACCTCTTCTCCTTTAACAAATATATGATTTCCACAAGACTGCATGCATGCAGTTGCTTCATTCCATACATCTAATCCTATTTGTTCGATTGTTTTATCTTTATCTGATCCTGTTACGAATATTACAGTTTTACCTTTCATCCATTTTAAAAAGTATTTTTTAAATTTAGGATCCATTGAAAGCCTGCTTGGGGTTAGTGTCCCATCTACGTCGAATACGTGTGCTATCATCTTATTAGTTTTGTTACTAATTATATTCATCTAAATATAAATGTTTCATATACGAATAATTATATCTTAATGAATATAATGTAAAAAGGGACAGATTTCTCTGTCCCTTTATTTAGATTATGCTAATCGCTTACGCTTCTTTCTTAAAGTTCTTCCTCTTTAGCTTCTTCTTTAGCTTCTTCTTTTCCTTGGAGTTTACCCCAAATCTTATCAGCTGAAGATAAACCCAAGGCTCCGAAAGCAAGGGCAGCAACTGCATTAACTAGTGTGTCTGAGGGCGCTATTGCTATATCAGTAAATTGGTTCATTATTAATGTAACACATAAACTAAGACCAGCTAGTACGCCAACAACTCTTTTTGATGATGGATTGCCTCTTTCGTCTCGTAAGATTTGGCTAATCCAACTTATAAGTTTTTTCATGACTTTCACTATTTTTAAGAATGAACGCGTTGTGCATTCATATAACTTATATATTCATAAGTAGCTCCATAAGAGTCATTTTACGTAAAAGAGTAGAATGATATAGTATTAAGATTTCATTTTAAGTAGAAGACCACACTTCTCATACTGTTCAAAATATTCATAATGTTCTATCATTACGTCTATTTGATCGTTATCTAGGCCTTCACCAGGTTCTATAAAGAATATAGGCGGTTCTGTTGCGTTGAGTAATATCTCTTCGAAGGTTTGAGCTCCTGTTAGTACGTTAAATGTATTTTCTATGGATAAATCCATGTATTCTGTTCCTGTCATGGTATTTATACTCCAAATTTTAAGAATGTTTAATATACCTAGTTACCGTAAACTGTTCTCCAGAGTTTGTCCATCCTTCTGGTATTATTATAGTGTATAAGAACTTGCAATATCCTTCAGGTATATGACGTGCAGTATCTGAATGGCAAAAGATAAACGCTCTATTTCTAACACCATCTGGCATTGCGTTATTTCCCCTAGACCATGTCATTCTAGTTTCACCTTTATAATAGTACACTTCTACTTCTCCTGTCCAATCGTCACTTGTAAATGTTATCTTCTTTTTTAAGACTTTAGAAATAAACCACCTTTTAAAATGATTCCATAATTTTATTATTTCCTTCTTGTACATTCTTAGATTTAATTTTTTTGGTTGCTTGATTTAAATCTAAAATCAGAAGGAGAGAAGTTGTGTTTGGTTTTTCTACCCTTAACTCTTTTTCTCCACATCTTAAATGAAGATTCTTTCATGTTAGATCTCATTATTTTTCTAACATCATTTTCTTTAATACCAAATTGAAATTCTATGGCGCTAAATGGAGTTCTGTCTTCCCATGCCATTTCTATTATTCTGTTAATTTCTTCTTTATTAAATTCTTTCATATTAAAGGGTACTCTCGACGGGACTTGAACCCGTAACCTTGACCGTATAAGGATCCTGCTCTAACCGATTGAGCTACAAGAGTATATATTCGTGATCCCTCAGGGGCTCGAACCCTGGACCCTCACATTAAAAGTGTGATGCTCTACCAACTGAGCTAAGAGATCATTGTGAACCAGGTAGGATTCGAACCTACGACCGTCGCCTTAGAAGGGCGATGCTCTATCCAGCTGAGCTACTAGTCCATTCGTTAAGTTTAATTTGATTTGTGAATTATAAAGAAAAGAAGCTACCCTTAAGCGCGAGACTCGTCAGTCTCCTTGTTAGAATTTGATACGCTGTTTCGGCCGGACCATAGTGTATATGGAGTTTACCTTTATCTCTTGCTTTTCTATGTTGTACTCGAGGCGGGACTTGAACCCGCACGAACATTACTGCTCAATGGATTTTAAGTCCATCGTGTCTACCAATTCCACCACTCGAGCATTTAGTACTTACAACCTATAATTCAAAGAACGTTCCACAAACGAGGCTTCTTTAAACCTCTAAACCAAATTGGAATAGTTTTTTCTATAATCCACATTTTCAATTTGATTTTCAATTTGTTCATGTTACTGTATTTATATCAGGGAGGGTGTGTTTGTTTCACTGTTTAGCAAAAAAAAAGTGAGAATAAATCTCACTTTCTTTAATGTTAAATAATAGCTATATTATTTGTCCTATCTTCTGAATGGATCTTCGTCGCCTGAGCCTGGTTCGCTTGGTTCACTTGGTCCTGGATTCAAACCTGGATCGTTCGGTCCTTCTCCAATACCTTCACATGAATTAATCGATGTAACTCTTCCACCTGAAACTGTTGCTATAACAATTTCTGCTTTATCGAAATCTTCAACACCTTGTATTTTAATGTGAGCAGTCCCGGTCAACGAGCCGGATTGATTTGTGTAAATATAATTTCCAACTAACGGTAATTTACCGGTTCCATTATGGAAGTAGAAGAATTTCATATCTTCTAAACATACATCAAACCATTTAACACGTGTGGAAACTTCTGAACTTCCCATAAGATTTTTAAGACTTGAGTAGGAATGGTCATAAGCAAAGAACTCAGACATAGCATGTGGCTGTGATTCATTCGGTTTACTTGGACTCTGATCATTTAGAGTTGAATGAGTTGATAAACCACCCAAACTAACGTTTGAATTAATTTGTCCCATTTCTGCGGTAATATTTGAAAGGCTAATTTGCCCACCTATTTGTAATGCCATATTAAAAATTATGATTTTTTTAAAATTGTTATAGAGTATTTATCTGTTTTACTCTTGGATAATTACCATTTATTGATTATTATCTTACTATTTTTCAATAATACTTTGAATACCTGTAAATACAGTCCCAAACCCTAAAACTGTCCAGAATTCAGGGTCTCCAATATAGGCAAAAGATGCAAAAATCCATAAAAATCCCATTAATCTGAAATATTGGTTTGACAATCCTCTTACAATGCTTTTTAAAATACTTAAAACTTTTTTCATATAAATTATTTAGAAATTATTAATTCTTCTTTCTTTGCCTTAATGTGTTTACAAGGACCTCGAAAGAAATTACTTGCGGGACAATCACAACTCCAATCTTTACCATTAAATTGAACATTGTAATATGACTTACCGTTACTAGATAATACCTTAAAGGTTTTAGTTTGTTTCACTTGATTTGTGACTAACTTTTTAACAGGTTTGTTAATAACTGGAGCGTCTTCAGGTTCTACTAAGATTATCTGCTCTCGTGTAGTTCCAGGTTCAACGGGATGCCATCCAGGGCACACATAAGTTCCACTTAAGGTTTTAACTATCGCAAAATCTCGGAATGGAGGTTGTCTTTGGATTTTATATGTTTTCATTATATAGAGTATGCTTTAATTCTGTCCATCTGCTTTTTTATATAGACACAAGATTCAGAAAATGCATCTACTTCAGGATATTTAAATCCTAACCATAGAGTTTCAATGTTTGCAGGGCCTGCACCTCCAATAATATTGTCGATCCATTCACAAAAAGAATAAAGCTCATTAGCTTCATCGCTATATAGGCTTTCTTCAATATAGTAATATCCTTCTGTAAAGGATCCTATTGTTTTTGCTCCGTTTAAAAGTAATTCTTTGTTTCTGTTTGAAAGTTCTGTGTACATGGTTTGTTTCTTTTATTAATTATTACTCTACTAATATAAGCAAAAATTCTGAGATAAAAAAACTTTTAGCTGTTTATTTTCAAAAAAAATGAAATTTATTCACACATACCGTAGTTTGATAAAAAGGTAAGAAGATCCTCTGCTCCTACTATTCCATCTCCATCAAAATCACCTTCACATTCAGTTTCTGGTTGAATACAGGAAGCGTAATTGGGGTGTTCATTCGCCAAAGGAAATACAAATCCATCCCCATTTAAAACAAAAGCGGTGCCAATATCTGCACAAAAGATTATAGTATATCCTCCAGCGGGAAGACCAAAGTAATGATTCCATCCATCACAGTCTTGATATTGGAAGTTAGTCCATTTCTCAGCTCCGACTGAGGAAAAAACATGTTGATTGCATTGTGCTACTGTGTAAAATGGTAAAAGAAATAATAAGGAAATAAGTAATGATTTCATGTTATCTAAATATTGTTATATGTCCGTGTCTTTGAAAGATTTCGGTTGAGTTTAATTTTCTTGCGTAGAACGTATATGTGTAAACGCCATCAGATGCATAGTGATTACCACCATTTACACTTCCATCCCAATAAGGATATGAATCGTAATAATCACCCATACCTGAATAGATCATGTCACCCCATCTATTAAATATTTTAAATTCTACATCGACCCAACATTCTAAATCATAAACCATTTGCCATGTATCATTTAAACCATCATTATTTGGTGTAAATGTATTTGGAAGATAAACTGAAGTCCAATCTGGGCAAGTTAATCCAGGATCATCAATACATTCTAATCCAGTTTCACAATCAATAGAAATATACTCATAAACCGTATCTGTTAAGAATTCATATACAATAACTTCAACTGTATCGACAGTTGTAATAAAAAGAGTGTCAGTAACATATTCTGTAATGTACTCAATTTCAGTAATAGTATCGGTGATAAAAACCTCAACGAAAACTTCAACATCAACGTATACCGTGTCAATGGTTTCTACATAAAGAGTATCAGTAATAAAATTGTCTACATATTCAATAATAGTATTAGTTACATAAAGGGTATCGATAGTTTCTATGTAAATCGTATCAGTAATGTATTCGATTATAGTGTCAGGTACACAAGGATCGTAGCAAACAGCTATTCTATTATCATCTATATTAATATCAGGATATGTCTGTGTCTGATTAAAACTATTGCCAACAGTCCATCCATTATCTGGAAAATCATCATAACCTGCCGTTTGTGATAAATTAATTTGCCAAATTACTACTTCCCAACAATATCCCTCAAGAGGTGTGGCTAAAATACATTCCCAAGCAAATGGTGGATTTATATTAATAGTAACAACATCGCCAGTTTCCCAACCACCCCAATTTGTAACATTAGTATATGACCAACCTGGATGAAATGTTGTAGAAGTACAATCTGTGTTTTCTCCTAAGTCTTCTCCAGTGATTTCATTTACATAATGAATACCAAAAACAAGATGAGATACATTTTCATTATTATTTACGGAACTAGACCCATTGCCATCGCAAGTATTTCCATCGTATTGAGTAAATTCATTACATCCACAATTTTCTGCATTAACAAATTCAATTACAAAAGAATGGTCATCTTCTGTTGTGGCAGGTGGTGTTTGACTTATGAGTGTTAAATCACAGGTTTGCGCATAGGCGCTAGTAACTAGGAAAAGCCCCAGAAAGGCTATCATTGAGTATTTCAGCATTTGTAAAAAAAGTGTTTAATAGATTTCTGCCCAAGAAGTTAAATGTCAGCGTTCTGACGTGGGCTTAGGTTATATATCTGATATATACTATATGAAAACACCGATTATTAAATATAGTGACAGATTTTTAAACGCAGTAAGCTGGTTTATGTCAATTGGAGGAATTACCCTTTGGCCCTTTATCGTTCTAAGAGAAAAGTATGATTCTGGTAAATGGTGGAGAGGAAGAGCGAAGAGGATTATTAATCATGAATCTATACATATAAAGCAGCAGGAAGAACTTTTAGTGATTCCTTTCTATATTCTATATGTTACTGAATGGTTTATAAAATTGTTCATCTATGGAACCGGAGCATACCGTAACATCTCATTTGAAAGAGAAGCGTATGCCAATGAAAAGAATTATAAATACTTAGAATCCAGAAAAAGATATAACTGGATTAAGCTTATATTTAAGCGTGAGGTATAAGATAGTCTAAAGTAGCCTTCCAATCTGGCCATTTTTCTGTTCCAAAATGAATATGTTCTCCTGTAAATTGACCAGCTCCGTTTGCAGTTCTATCATCGATTAAAAAGTCTCCAACATTTAAATGTTTGTTGTGAGAAAGAATTAATCTTTTATATGCATTTTTTCCTAGATGCTTTTCAACCCATAGTCTTTTGTGCATTAAAGCTTCAGGATTATCCCAAGGTGCAGTTGATAGAATATACACATCGAATAAAGAACAAAGAATGTTAAAGGCTTCAATCGCACCTTCCATTGGAGGAGGATCGAGGAAAAGAGCAGGTAATTTATCAATATCGTTTCCTAGAGATTTTACAACGTCTTCAGGATATTCTCTGAGTTTTGCATGTAAATCTACTAAGACGCCATCCATATCCACGTAAACTATCTTCTTGCTTTTTTTAGAAGAAGAACATAGTACAGAAAATAGAGTATCGATTGCTTTCTCAGTTGTACTTTGAGGAGCTGATTCTAATTTTTCTATTGATGTTTCTTGATGATTCATTACTTGTTTAATTAATTACTTATCTAATATAAGCAAAATTTCTGAGATAAAAAAACTTTTTACTGTTTATTTTCAATATCTTTTCTTTTTTTGCTTGCTAGCGATTTTTCAACGTCTTTCATTTTAGGCAATTTACCCTTCCTAGGACGATCTTCGTAAAATTCTTCGTCCCATTCGTCAATTTGATTACGCCAATTCATGTTTTTTAATTTTATGCTTATCTTTATACCACTTAATAAAACTTGATCCCATTCCTAACTCTACGATTTCATATTCATTCGGAATCAGAGGCTTTCTTGCTTTCGCATTTATTATCCTGTCCGGTGTTGCTTCGTTTTCGAATACCGTCATGTATAATTTCTTTGCCGTCTTGCTCTTCTTGTAAACTACTACTATCATCTTTTTCTACGTTAGGTTTAAATTCGTCCCAATAACAGAACACAAACTCTGGGTCATTCTTCTTTCCTTCTTGCATGTTGTGCTTCCTTTCATATTTATTTTTCTACAGCTTCAACGATTAAAGCTTTACCTCTACGAATTCTATTTTTAATAGTCTGCAGTGGAAGTTTATATTTAGTTGCTAGTTGGTCATATTTCATATGATTTACCATTCTGTCTACTAGAATATCTCTATACATTTCTTTTAGATTTTGCATAGCTTCTAGAGTTTTAATGTATTTGTCTTGAAGAGCGTCATCTTCTTCTAGATAATCTTGTTCAGTTTTTTCTTCATGATCTAAGACTAAATCTTTTAGAGTATTTGAAACTGATCCAGTGCCACTTACTTCTACACCATATTCTGATAATTTACTCAAAGACGTAGTTTGATTTCTTTTTTTAATATAACCTAAAGAGTCGTTAAATGCGATTCTATATAACCAAGTAGTAATTCCGTAACTTGGGTTATATTGTTCTATTTTGGTCCACATCTTAGTTAATGTGTTTACTGCAATGTCTTCTGCCATTTCACGATCTTTAACTATTTTGTAAATGTACGAAGTTAGACCTGGCTTTATCTTGTTGTAAAGAGCTGCGAAGTCTTGATCTGATCCTGTTTCTAGAAAGTTTTGAGTTAGTTGTTTGTAGGTAGCCATACGTTATATTTTTGGTTTTTAATTAATTACTATACTAATATAAGCAAAATATCTGAGATAAAAAAACTTTTTACTGTTTATTTTCACTTTTTTTCAAATTATTTTCCTCGAACAACCCTATCAGTGATTTTATGTTAACTGGTTTATAAGACCATTGGTCACATGATACGTTAATTATCTTTTTAGAAGGACTTGTTTTAATTTTCTTAGAAGGATGACCGCTTAATAAGTATTTACCAGGCCAAATTGAAAGAGGCCAATAAGACATACATGCGTCCATTTCTGGTAAAAAGTCTATTTGTCCTATTTCTTCCATCTTCTTATCTGCGTTAGGAAGCATAGAAACGTCAACAGTCGCTTTATCAAATTCTCCTTCTATAAAATATATATGGCCATTTAATGTATTAATACAGTTCTCTACGGTGGTCGGATCCCATCCAAAATTACCTAAAACATATACTACATCTTCGGGTGAAACTGTAAGGTTCCAGTTTTCTATTAATGTTTCATTCATTTCTTCTAGCGAAGAAAAGGGCCTATCATACTTCTTGATAGCCCCAGGTCTCCCAAACTGTTGGTTTGATGTTACGAATATTTGCATATATGGTTTGTTATACTAATGTAAACTTTACGTTAAAATTATCCCAAAGGTTGTTTAAAAAATAATGTTCTGTGATTGAAGAAGATCCTCCTTTAATTCTTTTATCATCAGTTGAATCTAAAAATACACACATTACAAAATCATACGCTGTTGAGTATATCATCGATTGTCCGATGGCTTCTCTTAAATCTGAGCCTCTATCTCCTTTAATAAATTCTATAGCAACCTTAATTCCAGCACTCTCTACGGTGAGAGTGGGCTTGTTAGTAGTTCCCATAAAATGCATGCTTCTTGCACCCGTTGTTTTACTACTATCAAATTTAATCATTGTTTTAGCTTTCTCTTTTGCAAGACCTCCGCTAAAACCTTTCTTTTCAGTAACCCATCCACTTACCTTTTCTAAAAGGCTAGGATAGGCTAATTGCTTAATCTTTTCAACAGATAGAGTCGTATCTTCGACCGTAATTCCTTCTTGAATTACGTCTAAGAGTTCTAATCTGTTTTTAGATTTACTTGCTAACTTCATCCGGTGTTACTGTTTCTACGTTATTCTCTTCTATTTCTTTTTCAACTTCAGCTAAAGAAACATGAAGAGTTTGTATTTCTTTATTTGATTCCTGCATAGTTTTCATGGCTTCACTAATATTGAAACCTACCTGTGTAAGAAGAGTTGTAAATGCTTTTGCCTGAGATACGCCTGTTCCTTCAAGTGTTGTCAGAGCACTGTATAGTGTATTAAGTGGAACTGTTTTTAGGGCTACTATTGCATCGCCACCTTCTTTTGAAATTCTAGTTTTTTCAGCCTTTAGAGCTTCGTGAAGATTAATTAAAAGAGCAGCATTCTTAACTGTCCATTTGTAATTTTTATCTAGATGAGATAATGTTTTGTTAATATTAGCGTTACTTACGAAATCAACATCATAGGTTTTATTAGTCATATCCTTTGAAGTCGCATCAATTTCTTTGATAAGTTCGTCTCTCTTTGTTTCTAGTTGTGATAAGTTCATCTTTAAATCTGCCATCTTATTATTATTTATTGTTGTTTTAAAAGTTGTGGTTAGTTATTCTACAATCATAATTGAAAAAGTTTCTAAATTGATCTTCATCAGCCTGAATTCTTCTTTCAAAATTGTCATCTGGGTCGTTTCTTTCTATGATCCTTGATCTTCTTACGTCAATTGGTATATCTATATAAGTTACAAAGCATCTGCTTCGATATTCTTCATTTAATAAATCGACTGCTTCCGCATTTAAAATCATTACGTCACATCTTTCAAATTCTTCCTTTGTGATTCCGTAATACCATCCGTTAAATTTTTGATACTCAACGAATTCATCATTATCGATCATGTTTTTAAAGCTATCTTCGTTTACAAAATAGTAGTCTACTCCTTCTTGTTCGTTTGCCTTCTTACGAGGAGGACGAGTAGTATAAGAGACTCCAAAAACGAAACCTCTATTTTCATATCTAGTTCTTAAATAATCTTTTCCAGCGGCTGCCTTTCCTACTAATACTATTTTACCTTTTTTATGCATTAATTTTTTCTTGTTTTGATGATGTTACTAAATTTACCCAATCTTGTAATTTCCAAGTTGGTTTCCAGCCTAATTTTTCTTCAGTGTCTGATGGGAAGTCTTCGCTTGTAAACCTTTCGCCTCTTCTTTCAGGAATCATTACCCAATCACCATACATTTCTGCTAATTCTATCATTGTAGTATTAACTCCGCTTCTCAGGTGCCATTCGTGATTGTCTTTTCTCTGTGCTGCTAATCCAAGAGCTGTAACTACGTCTTCAACGTGTGTGAAGTCTCTGCTTTGATTTCCAGGAGAAACTACTGAACACTTTTCACCTGCTTTAAATTGTCTTTCAAAAATACCGACAACTGTTGCATAATCACCTGATGTAATTTGGCCAGGTCCATATACATTAAAGAAATAACAGATCTCATATTGAAGATCATACCATGTATTATAGTTTTTGATTAATTCTACCATCTTAGATTTCATCCAAGCATAAGGAGAAAGATTCTCATCTTCACCGTTGTTACCGAATTTAGAACTAGATGCAGAATAAATTAACTTTGAATTCCATTTTCTACATAGTTCTAATATAACAGGTGTTCCAGATAGAATAGACCTATGAACAAAATCAATATCTTCAAACGATTGAACAATTCTACTATATTCTCCAAAGTGAAATACAGTGTCAAAGTAATTTTCTTCTGTTAATTTTTCAAAAATAGTATCTGCTTCCCAAGTATGTCCTCTATAATAGGTTACGCCAGGAACATGATTTTCTTCTTTTCCCGTGAAGTAATTATCTAATGAAGTTATTTTAATTTTTGGGTAGGTTTCCTGTAGGTGTTTAATGAGGTTGCTTCCGACAAATCCTGCACCACCTGTGACTAATACGTTTTTCATATAATATTATACTGATTTATTTATTTTTGTTTCTTTATTACCACTACACATGTCATATACTTCACCGTTTATTAAAAAACCTCTAAGAGAAATATCATTGCGTTTAGCAAAGCGAATAGAAGAAATATACGAATAAGGAGATTTAATGTTTGTAAATTCAACGGCGTAATTATCGTAAATCACCGTTACTGTAGATCCTCCCTCCTGTAAGGAAAGTGGATTAATTCTCATTTCTTTTGTGGGTCTATATACTTTCATGTTGCATAGGTAATGTTTGATGTTTTTTAAGATCTCTCTTAATATCTTTTTTAACTCTGTCTAAATATTTCTTTCTTTTTGCATCGCTCACGAAGGGAACTGACCAAAATTGTTTTGTCTTTAACCATCTTGAAATATTCCATCCAAATACAAATGTAAATACTCCCATCACTAAACGTAATTTAACTGAGTTTAAATATAGAGTTCTTACGGGTAATGAAGGAGCTCCATGGGTTATATATGTCCTTACCTTTTTATCACTTAAGAATGGCTTTGGATACGCGTATGCTCCGAAAAGGGGAACAAACTTATACGCAAAACCTGGGGTAAATACTTCGTCAAAGAATATTTCCATTCTAGGTGTTAATCTAAACCACCAAACAGGAGATACGAAGTAAATTCTATCCGCCCATGTTACAGCATCTTGATATTCCTTAATAAGATCTTTTCTTGGTTGAGAAAAATCATCTCTATATAAATCTATTACCTGTATTTCATTTAGGTAATCACTATCTAATAGAGATTCTTGGATTGTTTTAAAAATTCCGTTATAACAAAATGATTTTTTATCAGGATGTCCAACTACGATTAAGTTTTGCATGCGTTCTAGTTTCTTCATAAGAACTTTTTAAATTGTGTTACTTCTTTTTTTCGAGCTTCTTCTAATTTCTTAGCATGATATTCTCTGGCATATTGTTCCATGATACTGCTCATTTTAGTGTAATGAGAAAATGCATCACTGTCTATATTATTATCTGGCCATTCGTTTTCGTTAAGCCACTTCTTAGCTTCTATCGCCATGGAAATATTCTTTTAAATCGTCTCTACTTGTAGGAACATTGTCCCATTTAGAATCATACCAAAATGTTCTTCCATTCGAATCTTTTCTTTTCGACATAACAGGATTTCCATAACATAGCATGAATTTTTCTTGAATAGCATCTGTTCCGAATGGATTATCCCAATCTTTAATGCTTCCTCCTCCTTTTGCGTATGCTAGCATTGGAATATCTTTACATAGTTCTAGTATTTTAGGGTATTTTGCTAGTTGCATTCCAGCTGGAAGAAACGGATCTACATCTTTGGCTCTATAAATAATCTCCGCTCTTAGGTAATTTCCTATTCCATTAAAATATTTTTGGTTCATCAGGACTTCATAGAGTGGTTTCCTGAAAGCGCGTGACGTTAGATTAGTCATTATATCTTTCCAAAAAGAATCAAAGGAGGTCGTTGGATCCTCCCCTCGTGTATCATTCCACCATAAACCCTGCTTCCACTTGCCAAATCTACGCATATCTACAAATGAAAGGGTTGTTCCGTCTTTGCGATGAAATTTAAGGTGTGAATGTTTTGCTTCGTCGCCAGTATTAGTCAATTTAAAATACCCGCTCATTCCCATTGTCATTCGAATTGGAATAATTTTATCAGAATCATTATCTAAAATAAGAAGAACCATTTCCTTACCCCTAGATTCTGCTTTAATTTTAAAAAACTTAAAGGGTATATTTAGATCTTCACACTTATGTTCTGGGTTTTTTACTACGTTAACATATTTCATGCCTTCCGACATTTGGTTAACGTAATCTGCTGTAAATTTTAATTCTGCTAATTCTGGCATATTGATTATATATGAGTTTTATAAAAAGTTTAATCTCCTAATCCTTTAAAAAAAGAATAAATGAAATATAGAAGGTATAGTGGCCAAATTACCGTTAATACCAAAGATTCTTTAAGTGTCCACTTTTCTAATCCAAAGTTTTTATCATTTCTTCTATGATGATCCCATGAAAGGTGCATAATAAAAGAATAAATTACCCCAATAAATAGATAAGTTATCATATTAAAACGGTAATGGATCTTCTTCTATTGATTTAATCATTTGCTCCGTTCTAAGTTTTTGAATATCTACTTTTTTTGTATTAAAAGAAGCGAAAGGAGTTTGGTGTAATTCAGTTACATCCCATGATTGGCCGTACTTATTTTCTTGATTGTCAGCGATAAGTTCACCCTTTGAAAGAGCATGTTTATCGTTATCTGCATCAATGTATACTTCAAATGTTACTGTATATCTCATTAGTTTACCATTTTTAAAAGGTTAGAAACAAGTAGAATCATATAAAGTCCAAATGCAGTAATTAGGACGATGTCTACGCTATCAATCTGCTTAAGTGTATGTTTTAGTTTACGCATTCTTACTAAGAGTTTTTCTATAATTAACTACAGCCTTTGCAAGTCTGTCTAAACGCTCGCTTGGATCTTCGATCATAATCCTTTCAGTTGAAGGCCATGTGGTTCCATTCCATTCATGCATTGATTTCTTAGTAGGATTTAATTGATAGATCGTTCGATGAGACCATTCATATCCTTTGTAATTTTCGTAATTACGGGTATATGCTCTACGAATATATCCACTTTCATAAGAAAGATAGTCAGTATTCGTGATAGGGTCATGGTAACAAATAGTTCCATTGTCGGCTTGCGTCTGTGAAGTTACTTCAACGCATTTAAGTGATTGTAGTTTATTCATTTTTATTTTTTTAGTAGAAAAGAGACATTGCATTTCGAAGACCTTCTTCGGTAGCTTTATGAAAAGAATCAATACGTGGATTCAAAGTATTTGAATCTGAGTATTCTTTAAGAGCGGCTTTAATTGCACCGCGTTTAGTTTTGGCCCACACTGTGTTCCAACCGCCACCTTCAAAGGTGAACATATATTGTTTGTTTTTTAATTCTGCCATAATGGTTTCTTTTATTAATTATTACTCTACTAATATAAGCAAAAAATCTGAGATAAAAAAATTCTAGGCTGTTTATTTTTGATTTTTTTTTCTTTTTTTATTAAACTTAGCCCATTGCTTAGCCGCTTCCTTCTCCTCTTCGTATTTTTCAAGAACGTTAAAGAAGCCTTCATAGTCATATTCTTCTGACCTGAAAGCTTCTCTAATTCTCGATTGCTCGTCTTCACATCCTTTCATCCATCCCATTACGAATGCAAATGCTCCTAAAAAAATTGTTAAAAATAATCCTTCTATTCCCATTATTTCAATTTTTGTAAAAGATTATCAATATCTTTTTTAGAAGTCCATCCTGCAACTTCGTCTTCAGTATCTATAAATTTAGAAGTGACAAAACTTCCGTCTTTGGAGTTCTCCCATATAGCAACTTCGAATGAAGAGTATTGTGTAGAGTCTAAGCCATCCTCTCGAGGATTACTGTAAACAAACTTACCAGCCTGAATACTCACTGTAACTTCTTTGAATTTTGCAGTAGCTCCTACACCACCGTGTGTTTGTTTGTTAAATGTTAAATCTTTGAATTTCATATCTTTTATTTTAAAAATTACCGTCAGCTACTTGAAAGCAAGTGATACCATTATCTCTCCACATTTGAACTACTTTATCTCTATCGTCAAAGACACATGTAATATCGTCAGTGTTTGGAAATAAATCATCAAGCCACTTTTTCTTTAATACATCATCTTTCATAAACTTAAAACCTCCAGCAGTTGGTCGCATCTTTAAAACATCAAATGGAATATCAAGATCGTTTAACCAATCTTTCGTTGCGTCTTTAGTAGCTTTAGATCTTCCACTGAAAATTACAACACGATGTCCATCTTTTTTAAGAAGTCGTGCCATGTGAATAACTGGCCAATTCGGTTTATCTAATTGAATGTTTGCTGGATCGAAGAAAGTGTCCCAATCCATTTTACCATTATCTTTTGTGGAAATAGCTCTCCTATCGTCGATAAGAGCGAGAGTTCCATCTAAATCGAAAATTACTGTTTTCATTTTTATATTTTTAAAGGTTATCTCTTACTGAGTTTTTAATTAACATTTGAGAAGTAGGAGCGATTCCAAAACTAACCCAATTGTCAGAGTCATTAAATTGTTTTCTACAATGGTCCATGATTTCGTCTGACCAGTCTAAATGGTTTCCAAGAACGTCTGTTACTGGATGCCAAACGCTTTCCCAACCATCATTTAAGAAGGTTACCCAAGCTTTTTCTAAGTTTAAATTAAGTGACATATCTTTTGCTTTATTGATTATTACTATACTAATATAAGCAAAATATCTGAGATAAAAAAATATTTAGGCAATTATTTTCAAATTATTTTAATCCCACCATCCTCGGATGTTATGGGATATAAATTTCCATACTAATTTCTCTGCTTTAATTTGCTTTTCTTTAGACTGTTTAAATAGTTTATCAAAGGTTTCTTTAACTTTATCTTTGTTTTCCCACTTCTCGTATTCATAATTAATATATGAAGTTCCATCTCCCCTTCCAGTATCTTCAAAGTTCCAATCTAATACGTTATCGCCATAAATCTTTTTCATCTGATCTTGGTATTCCATTCCATATTCTTCATCGTAAACTTTATCAAGAAGTTCGATAGCGGTTTTAATTCTCTTAGCTCTCATATCGGAATCGATGGCATACGCTCTATCTGATTCCATAAAATTAGAAGTACGTATTAATTGATGTTTAAATAAATCAATTGCGTATCTATAATCAAAATCATAACCTTTCCAAATAATTGGCAAGTAATCTAAGACTCTTTTAATTTGTCTGTATTTTCTTTTAAACCAGTACGCCATATTTTTTAGTATATTCCTTTAGCGTAATACCTTCTTTATCCTTTTCGGAGACTAAGATGTCTGATATATTGAATTGTGTAAGTATACTCTTATCTATAGTCAGATCTATATCCTTGTCGGTCCATAGGAGACACTCCTCTGCACTCTTATCATATTCTTTAGTACATTTATATGAAAAGATTGTATCATCCTCAAGGGCAAGAAACGCATGGCCAAATCCGGCCGGAATCCAAAATTGATTTCCTACGTGCGCACTTAATAATACATAAGTCCATTCTCCATAGGATGGGGAACCAGGTCTAAGATCTACTGCGAAATCTACAACAGCTCCTTTAGAAACTCTTACTAATTTTCCTTGAGCACTATCTCCGGTTTGTAAATGTATTCCTCTAAATACTCCTTTCTTAGAAACAGATTGATTATCTTGTAGAAATTCTTCTGTAATTCCAAGTTCTTTAAGTTTTGAAGATTTGAATGTTTCTATAAACTCTCCTCTTTCATCTTCAAATTTTCCAGGTCTTAATTCTAATAATCCTGAAATGCTAAATTTTCTTGATTTCATATTTTATCTTTTTCCTCCATTATAAGGTTTTGCTAAACCTTCGTTTAATAATACTTGATTTATACTAATTGATATAGGTCTAGTTTCACCTTCATGGACATGAACTTCATGATAACCATTATATAGTTCTCCTAGCGCTCTTCCATATTTATCCACTTCTTTAGAAACCAATACGAATTCATTGTTTCCTTGTTCTAGTAATTGCACTAGTCTTTCTTTAGATTTAAGACCTGCTCTTTTTTCTACTAGATCTCTAGTCCTAGTTTCAGGAGTATCGATTCCATGTAGTCTAACGTTTACCTTTTTCCAAATATCAAATCCTAAATCTACATGTGCCCATACAGTATCTCCGTCTACTACTCTAATTAATTTTGCGTTAAAGGTGTAGTTAGGCGTTATCATGTGTCGATGTTGTAAACCAATAAGGATCTGTTCCTCGTTGTGGTTGGTAAGGTAAATAAGTTGTAGGACGAGTGTATGAATCCTCTGGTGTAAGAAGAACTACAGCTTCTGCTGTTGTTATCTTATTTTCGTCTAGTAGCTTTTGAACTATTTGCGCTCTTGTCATTTGTTTTTGTTTTTTTATTTGCTGGTATTACTATCCAAAATATAATGTATATTAATATTGCTGGAATTGTAGGTGTAAAGAATGCTAATGTGAATAAAAGTCTAAATATTAATGGATCAATTCCAAAATAATATCCTAAACCATCACATACTCCAGCAACCATTCCTCGACTACCTCTGTGTACTTTTCTCATTTTAAATTGTTTTCTATATTAGTTATACCCCCAAAAAGCACAATGTTTCATGTGCTTCTCTAAGTGGCGGTCTGGACGAGACTCGAACTCGCGACCCCATGCGTGACAGGCATGTATTCTAACCAACTGAACTACCAGACCAATTGCGGAGAAGAAGGGATTCGAACCCCTGGAACCGTGAAGTTCGCTGGTTTTCAAGACCAGTGCATTCGACCACTCTGCCACTTCTCCTATTCTTCAACAACTATGGGTTAATGTTTATTTATTTAAATTAATTAGGAATGTTTTCCTTTTCTTTGGATTTTTGAAGATTAAAACTATCAATAATTTTATCTAATCTTAAATCCATTACTTCTATTTCTTTCTCAAATTGAGAAATTGCTCTATCTACTCTAGAATCTAATCTTCTATCTAGATCATCTATGCAATTATCTAAATAGTTTTCGACTGAATCTATTCTACTTTGAATATCGCTTTCGATGTGATTAATCAACGAATCTAATTCACTGATTTTTTTAGTTGACCTGAACAATGACACTGCGCCTAAAATAATTAGAGTTAGCACCACACCCAGACCGAATGTAATAATAGTTGTTTCCATATACTTGTGTTTATTTTTAAGTATAGCTGTCAAAGAACTATTAATTATACTAAATAAGAGGGGGTTGTTTCAGTTAATATGCAGATTGCTTGATCTTGATTCCTGAAGCCACTAATGTATCTTCTAAATCTTGAATCGCTTCTATGATATCTGCATTGCTTCCGGCCTTTGGAGTCATTGCTTCTACCTTTTTGGTATTTCCAGTAACTACTTCTTTAAATTTATCAATAGCTCCAGAAACTGCATCTCCAAATCCGCCAGTAGATTTACCTTGCTTAGCAACTGCTCTATCTAGATCTGCAACAGCATCCGATAATTGTGCTACTGCGTTTAATAATTGATCAGCAAGAACTTTCATTGCATTTTCACCATTATTTTTAGCAAGATCTGCAAGTGCGTTAAACATCTTTGTAGTTGCTTCAACTTTAGTTACGTCTAAGGAATTGTTAGCTTTAGCATATTGTCCATAAGCTTTAGAAAGACCTTTCATATTTTCGCTAGCAAGAGTACCGGTATAACTTCCCAACCTGTTTACGAATTCTCCAAATGGAGCTATTCCAGCAATAAATGCCTCACTCATACCCGCTACATTAGTGTATGCCTTTGATACCATTTGTATTGCATTTCCAGTAACTACTAATTTTTCAGCATTTCTAACTAAATATTTTAATAATTGAGATGGTGTCATTTCTACATCTCCTCCTAGAAAGGATGTTATACCATCTAATATTGCTCCTCCAACTCCTGCTAGCTTAGAAAATAATCCAGATGCTGCAGAACCAGCAAGTGCCATAGAAAGACCTATCCATGCAAGTGCTATTTGGCCTATACCAGCTGCAAGTCCTCCCATGTTTTCTATTCCTATCTCATCTTTAAATCTTTTAAATAAATCTACCATTGCATTAAATGGCATAAATAAAACATCGGTTATTGTTTGAGCAGCTTCTTTAAGACCGTCAATTTTACCAATTTGTGTAAATATCCATGCAACAGCATACAATACAGCTGCACCTACTAATACGGTAAGAGCACCTAATAATATCCCTACAGGAGTTACTACTGTCGCAATTGCACCAAGGGCTAAAATTACACCACCTAATATAAATAGAGCTATTCCTACACCAACTGACCATGGAAGTGGTGGCGCTTCTCCGTAAGATATGTCTCCAGCGAGACTAAATGCAAATGCAACCAATAATATAGTTAGTGCTGCAAGAGCAACTACTAACATTGCTTTAGCTGCTGCTTTAAAATCCATATTCTTAGCAAGCTTTCCAATTATTATCATCGCTCCACCAAATATCATTAATGCGATTGATGATTTTAAAGCCCACATCAAATCAGGTGCCATCTCCGCAGAAGTAGCTGGCATCATTTGAAATACATAAGCTGCTCCGACAATAGCTAATGCTACTATAGGAACCATAAGTGCCGCTAGTAATATATCTTTAATACCTAATTTTCCTCTTTTAGATGAACCTCCAAAACCAAACATTCCTGCACCTGGACCTTTAGACTTACCTGCTAATGCGCTAAACACCTTTGCCATTGCAAATCCGTATATAAATATTGCAATACCTGTAATAAATACAAACGATAAGAATCCATCTTCTATTTTAGGAATAGATGGCATTAATTTAAATGCCATAACTGCTGCTGCCATTGATAATACTATAATTGGTAATATTACCATGGATGCTATTAAATCTTGCTTTGATAATGCTCCTGGTTTTTCTGAACTAGATCCCATTCCTGGTATAAGTCCAGTTTTTTGTGATTTTTGCTTACCCTTCATCATTTTAATTGTCATCCCTATTACAAGACCTCCTATTAATAATAATCCTCCTAATGTAAACATTAATTTCATTACACCTATCATGTCAATTTGCCTAGCGGCTTGTGCACCCGCTGCTATCATTGGCGCTCCAAATTTGAAGGCAACTGCAGTAAGGGCTAATACTCCGAGAATAACAACGGCTTGTAGACCAAATATTGCAATTCCTTTTAAATTCATTTTCTGATTTCTCTTTCTAGAATTATCTTGTTTAAGTAGAGAATTACCTCCACTTGCAGATTTATTAACTCTACCTTCTTTTGCAAAATTAATAATTGCAGTGATAACTCCTATTACAGCTATTAAAGGTGCAAGTGCCATTGTAATACTTACTAATCTAGAAATTTCCTGTTCCGATATTCCTACCTTACCAACTAGCCTCGCTGCCATCGCAACAGGAACTAGAGCTAATCCTAGCATTGCAACCGCTAAACCTGCTTTAGCAATAGTGCCTACCTTTATCTTTTCAATAGCTGGAAGTGCAAATCTCATTGCAACTAGGGCAACTGCAAGAGGTATCATTGCTGCTGATATTATTACAAAATTAAATGCATCATCCATTTTAACAGATGGCATTAAATTCATTGCAGCTGCTAAAACAACCATTTGAATAGTCATAAGGAACATGGCCCTCATAATATCATCGGTGTTATTCTTATTAAGCATAAAATTCATAATACCTGAAAATTCCCATGCCTTAATTAATTGAACGAAAGTTTGACCCATTATATAGATAACTGCACCGATTGCCAGAGCGGCCACTAATTTATCACCACTTACAGGTGCCATTGAGTTTAATGCCAATGACATAGCAACTAACATTAACATAGACATACCCATTGTTAAAACTAGTTTTTTCATTACCTTGATTTGACCAAAAACTCCACCACTACTAGGATCTGCCATTATAGCTCCTAGGATTTTTGCAATAGGGAACATTGCTGCGAATAAAGCAACACCCGAAACTATAGCCGTAGGACTTACCTTACCTGCTTCTTGAAATGCCATCGCTAGACCGAACATTCCTATTCCTGTAAGTGCGATAAACCCTCCTAGTCCTAGAAGTTTACTTATTCCTCCACCACCTCCAAATTGAGCCTTTTCAGCCTCGCTTTTTCTGGAAATGATTTCCTTTATTTCTTTAAGTATTTTGTTGTTTTCAGTAAGACTTGCGGCAATACCCTGTGTAACAGAGAAACTCGTAACCATGATACTCTCTATTCTAAATAAAGTATCTCTGGTTTGATTCTCTATAGCCTCTATTTTCTGCAGAAGCGAGTTGGAACTCATTGCGAATCCCATTAACGCCTTTTCGGAGTTGGTGTTTGCCATTTAGGTATTGCGGGCTTTTATTTTAATTTAGAAGCTTCTTTCTTTGCATCTCTTAATGCCTTTCTTAAAACTTCAGGATCAACATCTTTAAGTTCCTGTTCTAGTTCCTTATGTGTCTTTTTATCCTTTTCAAAATCTTTAATAATTTCATCATGGTTACTCATTTCACCTCGAAGATCATCTATTCTTGCTTCAATATGATCTACTTCAGACTGTGCTTCTGCAGAATCATGATCTAGACCTTGTCTTTCATATTTCTTTGCCTTAGCTTTAGCCTTAGATAACATCTTCGTAAGATCTTTAAGATCTGCATTAGATATTTTTCTCGATCTATATGCTTTCATGATTTCAGGTCCAAACGCTATACCTATTCCTGCTATAGCAAATGTTAAGGTGATAGGATCTATAATTTCAGTAATTAAAGATTCGTTTACGAAATTATTATATGATTTTACTTTTTTCATCGCAATATATGTTATTTTCTTTTAGTATATATCTAAATAAAAGGAGGTCCAATCTAGGACCTCCTTTTTCTATTACATTTTAGGCATGTTGAAACTTGGCATTTTGAAAGAAGGCATTTTCATACTTCCCATCATCTCGTTAGTTTGATCATTTTGCCCTTTGTTCGCTTCGTTTTCAGCTTTAATCATTTCAATTAACTCCTTGACAATATAATGGAATTCATAATATTCCATGTTTTCAAGTTCAGAGGGTTGTATTGAAAGATGCTTATAAAGGTAGAACTTAGTTTTAAAGAAGTTCTCCAGCGATATCCTGAACAAGGAAAATAGATTTGATTCCGTCACGAAACCCAATCGGAACGAGGACCTCGTCATCCTCATGCGTTACCAACATCTCAGGTTGAATTCCGACTTTCATTTTTTCAGCGAGTTTATATACTAAAGCATATTTTCTATTGTTCCATCCGTTTAATTCTACTTCAAAATTAAAGATTGATTTATCATCAAAGCCTCTCCAATCTGTATATAGATATGGAATTAATTGAATTAAAGACTGATCAGCCTGTAATCCCTTTTCTTGCTTTTCTTTAATATACTTAGTAACCTTTTGCATTAGACCAATTGTAGGAGGTCTCATTTCAATGTTACCAAATGATTTTGTCTCAATAATAAAGGTTCTTTTATCTTGATCGTAATATTTATCTAATTCTTCTGGAATAGAAAAGTATTGAAAATATTTCTTATCAATTGATGCATCGTGAGAAACACCTCTCTTATCTTGATACTTAACAGTTAATGCATTTTCAGGCTCAGGGAAAGTTAAATCTCTGATTGCTAAAATTAACCAAAATCTATCTTCTTCTAAAATATCCTTATATGAAAGTCTTTTTTTCTTAGAAGTTATTCTAAGACATGACTCTACTATAGCATTTAATTTTTCATCTACATCTAGAATGTTGGTTTCGTCCATGGTAGAGAAATGTCTAATCTCTGCAACCTTTGCAGATCTAATAGAAATTTCAGTATCTGGAGTATAGAACATTCCACCTGACGGTAGTGAATCTATTTTAACTGAATGATATCCTAAATGAAAATCAGCTTCCTTTGCTTCAGCTGGTTGAAATCTAGACATATCAACTTTACCTAAATTCTTAGGCTCTTCTGATTCTACTGAAGATTCGTTCTCATTAGCTTCAACAATAGCTTTGTATTGATCGTCTAAATTGATTTCTTCTTCTTTTTTGTTTTTGTCTTTGCTCATGTTTTATTATTTAGATTTGAGTTGTTTAATTCTATTTCGATCCCAACTCTTTTGAAGATCGCTTTTTTTATCTATTTCTTGTCTTATTAAGTCTCTGATAAACGCCGAAACTGAAACCGGTCTCTCTCCATTTTCAATCGCCTCGTTTAGTATAATCCTGTTTATGATAAACACTTCTTCTTCAGAGAGTAATACCTGTAATTTCTTCGTTAGTTTACTGGACATATTATTATATCATTATATTATATTTTAGTTTCATAAAAATAGGACGAACTAATTAAAGCCGTCCTACTTTTAATAAATTAAGCTAATACTTCTTTAAAGGTATCACATCTCCATGATACGTCTAAAGCAGCAGCTTCTGGAGATTCATAACTTAAGTCGTTAGTGAATGGAAGTCCAGAAGAAATCCAGCAATCTTCTAATGTTACAGTTCTGAAAATATCTCCAGCTCTGTTAAATTGAACGATTACTATTGTTCCAGTATAGTCTTTCTTTAAGCCCATTTCTCCAGTTTGTGGATTGTAAGCTAAGTTATACCATTGTCTCATTGTTTTATATAAATAAGCTTGGTTAGCGTCGTTTAAGTTCAAAGAGAAATTGATAGCCACTGTAAGTGAAGTATCATCTGGCATACCAGCATAAGATCTTTTTGAGAACTTGTATTTCTGTTCGACGGTACCTGCATCTTTGTATAATTCCAACCCGCCAATAGTGTTAACGTGTTGTAGTAATAGTGGAGCATCAGAAACGCCAGCTGGAGGTAAAATAGTTACCTCAAATAAGTTTCCTTGTACTGGTTCGAATTGTCTACCCGCCTTACTAGTTTGATCTTGTGAATAGTGTGGTAAAGCCATAAGTCTTTATTGTTTTATTTTTTATTATATATCTTCTTAACTAAAGTTTCCGGTTGAAATTTCACCAGTATTTAAAATTGTTGTTCTATGCACAACTATTTCTAAACCTTTAACTGGCTCAACAAATGTATCTATGATACCTATGTTGTTGTCAATTACCTCACCTGTGTTATTTGATTGATCCATTACGTTTTTGAAATCGTATACACCACCATCTTGTCTAACTGATTCCATTAATGAATCTGCTAGAGTTTTGATTTCTAATCTAGTTTGTGCATTGTTAAATTCGAATACGTAATCTTTAAGGATATCTGCCATTGCATCTTGAATGTAAATTAACACTTCTCTAACGTGAGCTGAAGATAGTGATGATTTAATAGACTGCTGTGCAGTTTTATTTCCTAAGATAGTTAAACCAACTCCTCTTTGGAATACAATTGGATTATAACCAAATGGCTCTAAAATGTCTCTGTCTGCTTTGTCAAAAGAGTATTCAGCACCTACAACATTAGGGCCAGCAACAACTCCTCTTCTAGGACCAGCAACAATTGACCATGGTAAAGCATCTGTGTATTTATCAATATAGTTATTAGATACATACGCAGCTGGTGGAACCATGATGTCTTTTCCATTTTCTCTTACAATAAGACCAGGACCGTAGTAGAATGCGTAATTTGCACCATCTGCGATACTTGGTAATGTGTATAAGGATGTTGGATTTAAATCTAAGTTACCTCCTTCTGGAATGTATGAAGTTTGGAATGACTGGCTAAATGCATTGATAAATGAAGGATCCGTAGATGCTTTAAAATCTTTTACCATTGGTGCATTTAATATAGCTGATGCATTTTGTCTTTCTTTTGCTAATTGAGATAATTGGATTTTATCTCTTAATTGATTATCAAAAGAACCAAATGTATCAACAATATATCTAAATTCGATTGCATCTTTATCTACTAAACCAGTTGCTAATCCTGTTCCTACTTTAATAGCTTCTAAACATGAGAAAATAGTTTCTGCTTCAATTTGAGCACCATTTAATACAAATGGAGTATATGACTCAGCTGCATCTTCTAAAGATTCAACATAAACTGAAGGAGCTACTAAAGGAGCTGCTTCTGATAATTTAACAGTCCATATAGTTACTAAATCTGTTTTTTCAACTGATACTTGTTTAACTAAAGCTAATCTTTCACCTACTCTAATATAGTTTCCTTTTGTAATTTCTGGCTTTGGATGATTAGGATCGTTAAAAGTAAATTTTGCATCTTCTCCTTCCGCGGCATATACATCAGCGTTAGGTAATGCTATTGATCTCATTTCAACATCGTAAGATAATACTACTTGATCTGATCCGTCTTCGTCAAATGTGTGACCAACTAAATCAATTGGAGTATCTCCAGATTCATCAGTTACTAAATCTTCAGCAATTGCACAGAATAAACCTGTTCTTCTTGCTTCAGCGTTAATCATTGTTTCGATATATACGTTTCTTCCTTCTAAGTCTTTAAAACCTGGAAGCATTGAACCAGAATAAGAACCTATCATTTCAACTTGTCTTAAATTTGCAAATTGTTCTATTAGCTCTTTTCTTAAACCTTTACTGTCGAAGTAAAATCCATAAACTGGATCGGTGTCCATTGCTGCAGCATCAAATTGACCTTTGAATACAAATACATCAATCATATAATCTGACATTAAATCTTTGTCATTTAAATATGCTGGAACATTTCCTTCTCCATACCATTCTCTTGCAGTAACATCAAATCCAGCCGTATCTTGCGCTTTTCTTGTGAAAACTGTGATTGGTGTTTGTTTAATATTAACAAAGTTTAAAACTTGGTTAGCATCTTCACCTAATGTTTGTAATAATTTCTCATCAGAAGGAATCATAAATTTATCAGTGTCAAAGAAACTTGAATAAGTATAGTCTCCAGTCTGATGACCTAGTGAAGGATAAGTATAAAACGTATCAGCTTCAACTTGTGCTAGAGTATACTGATCGGGAGCAATAGTCGCTGCACTGTCATAAATATCAAAACTTGTTGAACCACCACCGTGAGCTGTATTGATAGCAGCTAAAGCTGTAATTACAGTATCTGTACCATCAAACGCAGCTGTTGCTGCAATATGAGGTTCATTACCTGCATCTGAAAGTAAATAGAAAGTACCTGCTAGGCTAGATGTTAAATCTACACCTGCTAGTGTTAAAGTTAAACCGTCTACTGAAAGTGTAGCTGCTGCAGCGTCTGTAATAGCAGTTGCAACTGGAACAGATCCTGTATCTGGAATAGGATCACCTACTTCAAATGCTACATCCGTTGGAAGCGGCGCTGAATATCTATTCGATACTGGATCAGATTCATATGATCCGTTTGTTGAAATTTGTGCAGCTGAAGCTAAATCATTTACTCCAAATTGAGCAAGGTTAAGAGCTAGGATAGGTCCTCTTGAAAGAGCAGCTTTAGCTGATCTGTGGAAGAACATTCCTTTTTTCTCTAACGATTTGTCAATGTTTCCATATACTTGAATGAATGCTTCAACGTTTTCGATTAATACTGGTGTATTATAAGGTCCCTTTCTTGAGTGACCAACAACCAGCCTAAGAGTAGAAACGTCAATATTAGCAGTTTGAGATTTATCAAATTCCAATCTGTAAACGCCTGAACTCTTGAATTGTAATAATTGAGGACTTAGTGCCATAGTTATTTAATTTTATTTTTTTATTTGTTAATCTATATATCCGTGTAAATCTGGAGTTTAGTCTATATAAGATCATAAATATCATACTGCATATCTCCGGCTGAATCGTTTTGTTGATATAGAGTAGTTTCCATTAATTTATACTTTTCAGGATCTATAAAATCTAGCAATTCTTCGATGTAATCTGCATAATCTGTAGTGTTAAAAAATTCAGTGGCAGTGATTCCTGTCATAATGATATCATCATTACCCATTTGAGCACCATAGCTTCCATTTTTAAGACTACCGAAAAGACTTGCTTCATTTACAGTTTCTGTGTCATTTATTTTTATTCTATTATTTTCAATTAATTTTTTAAAATTTTGGCAAAACACTGATTTGTTATCTGCTTTTAATTTTATACCTGGTTTTAAGGCTCTTGAATCATGTCTATGTTTAAACCTTAATACCATCTCGTCTTCAAATTCATTTCTTGAAGGATAAACTGTTTGTAAATATTTCAATAAGATAGAACCGTATGTATTGAATTCTATAATCATCTTAACATTTTCAGGATTAAATATCTCAACAGCTAATGTATATAGAACCTTTGCAAAATCTTCAATAACATGTTCATTAGATCTAAAGACTGCCACTTGATTCAATCTAAAAAAGTCATACATTGCACCGGGTGTCACTGCATCAATAATGTCCTTATCTTCCATTGGTTCTACTTCGAAAACATTAATTACAGAGTAATCACCTCCGTTGCCTTCTGCGATGTCTACTGAAAACAAATAAAATCTATTAGATTCTTTTGCTCCTTCAGGATCGAAGTCTTTATGAAATCCTAAAACTCCCTTTGTATCTATTTGTATATTTTCGAAATCTTCTAAATCATGCCATATAAATTCATGTGAATTCTTTCTCATGGTTTTCATAACCATTGGGCTTAATAATAGATTAGAAGAACTTACGAATTCATTTCCATATTGTCTATTAAAGGCTTCTTCAGAACCTAAGTTTCCAAGTTCTCTTTCATACCATGCATCATCTCTATCCGGATGCTGCCACCAATCAACTCTCGTTGGTGTATATTCATTTTCTCCTTTTTCAGCACCTGCATAAATTTCATAGAATTTATTAAATCCATTCGGTGTTGAAGTAATATTAATTCTAGATACCTTAGAAGCTGATAATGTAGGATATACATTTTCATAGAATGAATCAACTATAGTTGGATGAATGTGTGCGAACTCATCAAGATATAAGTTATGAATAGTAAAACCAATACCTGATTTTGCGGTAGTTGATTGACCTACTAATCTACATCCATTATCTGAACGTACATTCATAACGTCATACTTAATAATACCTGGTTTCATAAAGAAAGGAAGGTTTTCAATAACTACCTTTGCTTTATCTATAATTTCTTTTGTTGAATCTGATTTATTAGCTAAAAGAAGAGTAGTTTTATCATAGTTAAATGTAACATACCATGCATTAAAAATAGAAGCCGTTACAGTTTTACCCATTTGTCTGGCCGCTAATACAATATTAAATCTTTCGTTTTGAAAGTTATGTAATAATTCTTTTTGATATTCTCTAAGTTTCACCTGTTGAATACCTTCATCTGTCATTACTACTGCATACTTTTCTGCAAAATAAACAATATCATTTGCGCATTTAGCCAGCTCTGCAATTTCCTCTTCAGTATATTCAAATACAATATTACCCTTACGTAAAAACTGCTTACCCTCATAAAAGGGCATAGAAACTTGTGGGCGATATCCTTTATCTAGTGCTACTAAAAGATCATCAACATTCTTAGTCGACCATACCAGCTTTTGACCAGGATCGCTTTTGTCTCCTTTCGGAATCCACATATTATCTCCTACGTAATCGCTCATTGTTATTCTTCGTTAGGTTCTACATCTTCGATATCTTGAGTTTCTGAATCGATTCCAGAACGAATCATTCTCATAAGATCTTTAGTTCCTCTTTGAACCGCAGAATCACCAGTGGAACCTCCTGATTCTTCTATTTCCCTAACATCATCTCTTTTCTTGTAAATTTCTATATCTCTAGAAATTCGTTTAGCACTTTCTTCAGTTGCCATTAAATACATTGTTTGGGATTTAATAATATCTAGCATTGATTTCTGTAAAGTTGCAAGAACTTCAAACATTCTTGGAGCTAATTCGCCATCTTCGATAGTTTCTAATAGTGTTGTAAGAGCTCTTTCACCTGCTTGTAATTGATAAACTAAAGAAGACATTGTCATCTCATCCATCTTTTTCTTAGCAGCGATATATTCATCCTTTTCAATTATATCTTCTGCAAGATAAAATTTCATAAGGGCTGTTATAGTTTTCTTAGCTGTTTTAGTAGATCTTGTTTTAAGTTCTCCAAATGATGGAAGAACTTCCTTTGGTTGAAGTGGAAGAAACGCTGGATCAGTATCCGTAGCCTCTGTTATATCTACACTTTCACCAATAAGTTCATCAAGCTCTTTTCTAATATCTTCTGCTTGGTCTTTTATTGACTTCTTTTCTTCTGACATAAGTTATTGTTTTATAGGATTATATATCCTAATTACCTAGTGTGTCTAAATTTCTGAAACCCAATACTAGGTATTGCATTGTCTATTAATTTAGCAAGTTGATTATCTCTAACTATATATTGATTTAATATATTAGATCTTTGTTCTTCTTCTATCATTTGATCGAATACTCTAATGTTGGTCATATACATACTATTTCCTCTTATTTGGAAATTAGAATTAGAGTTCCAAACTAAGCCCGAAGGTTTAACTTCATTAAACACTTCAGTTAATTGAGAGGTTGCGCTTTGAGGTAATCCAGATTCATTTAAGTTATAAATACTTAAACTAGTTGTGGAAAATTCATTACTTATATTTAAAGTAAATCCATACCATCTTTTTTCTAAAGAAAGGCCGTGGTTAAATGTAACTGTATTTCCATTAACCATTATTTTAAATTCTGAATCGTTTAAATAAGTTTTAAATCCTGTAAGCGCGGTTGGATCTCCTATTATGAAATGATCTCCACTTCCAATTTCAAACTGTGGATTAAACCATCCGGAAATTGCCATGTTTTTGCCTGTTTCTAGACTAGATGGTGCATCATATTCGATACATAAATCTCCTTCCGCTACTCCAGATAAGTCATAATAATTTTTACTAACAATTGTCCATCTGTTTTTTAATTCAAAATCTATTATTTGTAAATCTTTATTATAGAAATTTCTAATACCATCCTTGTGTGTAGAAATAACTGTTTGAAATTGCTGCGGATTCGAAACCTTTTCCTGCTCTTCCCTTTGTCTTTCTCCAAAAACTTCTTCGATTCCAGTGGTTAACGTGTCAGTTGCGGCGTTGAATGTATTTTTATTAACTGAAGTTCTTTCTTGATATTTCTTCAGCATTACTCTCCAGTATGAATTGGTCTTATTAAACTCGTCAGCTAAAGCTATGGTATGAACTTCATACATTCTATTAATAATAGGAATATACATGTAATCCTTAGATCTAGGATATCTGCTTTTTATTAAATTTCCTTGAGAATCTCTTTCACCAAACGCTCTATCAAATTCTTCTTGAGTAATGTGAATTTCAAAGTCTGCAAAATCCATTCCGAATATATCGAAAGTTATACTTTCTTCAGGAAATTCATTTCCCGGGACTAATATCTTTATGTTTTTATTATCTACTACATCATGTAAACTATATTCCATAAGAGTAACATCTTCTGTTCTCATATCTGGTTCAGTTCTAAAATAGTTTACTTCATGGCCAAATATATTGCTTACTAATCCTGTGATTTGTTTTACAAATTTAGTAGATTTACTTAAATTATATGGATTAAATAAATTATCATTACATTCTTCTACGATAATGTTTGCACATCCGTCCATTGAAAAGGGATCTAAACACTCAACACAAAAGTTAGGACATGCTTCAACAATACCGTCTTCAGTCTGTGTAGTATATGTGATTGAAATAAGAGATAAAGAGTTACCTCCGGATAATGAAGATACTTCTGCTTTTAGGTCAATGTAAAGTGGAAGTGTATTATTAAAATCTAAACTGAATAAATCTCCGATGTTTGAAGTTTTATTTAATTCTGAAAATTCTGAAAAAGATCCACCAGTCTGTGACCATCTAAATTCATAATCAAATTTATTTAATTCATTAGGAACTAAGAAAAATTCTATTCCAGATGGTTGTGTTGAAAACTGGGGTGACGTTGTTAATTCCAGGGTGTATGCGTCTGGTACGGAACTAATTTGAAATATCTTATTTCCTAATACAATTTCATCACCATTGGCTAGAAATGTAAAATCTGTTCCCATTCCTATTACTGTTGGAGATCCTGCATTCAATATAACTACACCCTTTGTCTGTGGTGTTGTTAAACCTGCTATAATTTCCCAATCCGTAATCTTTATTACGTTCTGAAAAGGATCTTGTAGGGATGCTATGAGTTGATCTCCGTTTGCGTTTGCAGTATATCCTGTTACCATTTAATATCTAGTTCTTTTGTCTATATATTCGTTAAAGAAAGCTAGTAATCAGTGATTAACATTATTTTGGGATTATCATCTTGGATCTTAGCTTCTATGCAGTCCATTAGATCTAATGCAGTATCAAATTCTTTTCCATCTGAACCTTCTCTCGATCTTACAAAAGAATCTAAGGCATTAAATATATGAGAAGCATTGTGCCTTGCGTAAGGAACATTCTTTTTCATAAGACCTAGTGAAATTAAAATAGAGTTTATTTCTTGTAAATCTTTTTCTTGTTGAAATATATCATATAGCCTTAATGTTCCTGCCAATACTTTAAAATTAAATCTAAGAGTCTTAATTCCATCTATGTCAGATAATCTACTATAAGATTTATTCTTATTGATAGTCAGTTTAACATATTCTAGATTTGTAAAATCATTTAAAATCTTATGTAGAAAATAGATAGTAGTTGCTTCTTTATGAAATTGTTCAAAACCAGTTGCATTAATTCTATTAATATCGGATTGAAAGTTTTCTTTTAAAAACAAAGATAATTGCTCTTTACTTACTAGAAGAGATCCATCATTAACGACCCTATAGTCTAATTGATTCTTTACTAGTGTAAGAATCTTATTGTCGATGTAATTATATTTGAATAGGGTGGCGTCAACAACCGTAGCCACATCATTAAAGTCGTAGTAACTAATCATTTAATATACCTGCATTGTGTTTTCTAATTCCAATAGATTATTATTTAATTCAACCGGGTTGAATTTCTTAAGATCATTGAACTCTCTCATTCCAATTTCATTTCTTTGTAAAAAGAATTTAATTGTTTCTTCTTTAGGTATATATTCTTTTTTTGATTTTTTAGGTTTTGGAGCTGCCTTCTTAGTTTTAGTATAGATCCACCCTGGAACTGAACGAAATCTTGAAGATACCATGTGCCAACTATCTATAACTGCATTGCCATTAATTCCATTCACATTAAATAACTGTGCATTTGATGGATATTTAATAGCAAAAAATCTGTTAATCATGAAGTGGTGTCTCTTCTTATTAAAGTTCTTTACGTTCTTGTATTGATTAGGTTTTGTAAACATGATCTTTACAAAATCAAATAATTTTGTTTCGTCTAGCATATAAATTATACTGTAAACTTGCTATAAGTTTATTAAAAAAGTTCGTTCAATTTCTTAGTAGAAGGTCTTTCCTTGCTACTATCTTCTTTTAATCCTGCGAAGGCATCATACTTTTTAGGAGCACCCTGTGATTTCTTTGCCATCCAATCTGTTCCTTCTAAGATCTTTTCCATCTGAGTGATATTAGAGAACTCTGGTAAAACATTTCTATCTGCTTCAATATTATTATAAATACCTTTTTGAATTGCAAGGGGAATAGTATTATAGTGAAGAAGAACTAGATCTAAGTTTTGATTAAATCTAATTCTGATTTCCTTAGGATCAGATTTACCAACAACTCTATAAATAATATCTACTAGCTTATTTACTTGACCTCTATTGAAAAAGTGTTCTATTGTAAATTCGCTTTCTTCTTTCTTATATTGTTCTAAGATCTTTACACAATGTTTTTCTGTAAGTGAATAGTTTCTGATCTTGCCATTAGATGCAGCTTTAGTCCATGTAATAACTGAAGGAATATTATCTGATTTGTCACCTTGTAGGATTTTACCGAATACAAAGTCGTCACAGTTAATTTCTTGAACTTCTACTCTGTTCTTATCCATCCATGCCTGGAAGTCTTCCTTTAGCTTGTCGTACGTTGCTTCTTCTGAGGCAATGTTGAATAACAATTCGTCATTGGTCATTGTAGATGTTTTTCTAGATGCCATTACATCTTCGAAACCTTCAAAGGCAATAAGCTTTTTCTTAGAATTATAATACCATAGTGTATATGCATCTGTCGCTTGATTGTAGTTTACGAGTTGAATTAAATCTCTATCACCTGTCCATGCAATGCAATTTTTACCTTCGCTATTTAATTGAGTAGACCAGCCGTACATTACATCATCTGCTTCTGCACCTTGAACCTGGTGGATAATAATACCCTTTTGTTCTAGTATTTTTTGCCATTCAGCATAAACACCGAAGACTGCTTTCCAATTAATAGAATCGTCATGTGTTCTAGTTCCTTTATATTGTGCATCAGGAAAAAGATCTTTACGCCATGATTTAGCATCAACTGCAACAACAATCTGGTCTACAAAAGGAGCCATTTTACGAACTTCTGAGGCGAAGTCAATACATAGCTTTCTCATAAGTTGAGATTGTGATTCTTTATCGCCTAATAATTGTTTACCTTTAGGCCTAGGTAGAACGAATAGTCTACTGTGTAAAAAATAGTTACCGTCAATTAACAATGTATGTTTTCCTAGTTTCATGTGTTTTGTTTTATATTACTAATATAAGCAAAATTTCTGAGATAAAAAAATATTTCAGCAATTAATTTCTAATTATTTCTTGTAGCTTATATATACAACTTAGCATGGTTATCGCTGGGTCAATTACGTGAACCCTTTGTGCCTGATGTTCTGCTACAGTTACTGCAATTTGAGGAATATGCTTTGCGCTATTTCCTTTCTCTGATTGAATATAGTCTATGAACTCTTCTCCTAATGTTTGAAGTATTTCATCTGTTCTATTTGAATATTCACCTACTAAATACTTATAGTTTTTAACAGGGTCTGTTTCATTAAAGATTAATTCAAAAACATCTTTATAGACTGAGTTAAACTTTTTAACATCATTTAATGTAATCTTACTCGTTCCTTCTGACTTATATCCTTGTAATTTATTAAGTGTCGAGCGAAGATCTGGGAAGTTTCTACGGACAAATTCAACCAATGCTGGTTTTTCTATTGTCATTTCTTCTTTTCCACATATATCATATACTCGTCTAATATATTTCTTTGTCAATTCGCTCTCTTCTTCTTTATCAAAGTCGAAATTAATTACTTCGAACCTTGAAAGAATTGGATCTGGAATTTTATTTACATAATTACAGGTTGCAATAAACCTTGAATTAGATGCAAATTGTTCCATAGTAGCACGAAGAGCTTTAAAGAATTGATCAGATACACCATCTACCTCATCGAGGATAACTATTTTCATCTTACCTTGATCATCTAAGATAGACATAGTAGAACAGAAATCCATAATCCTGGTTCTAATAACATCTACTGAAGTATCAGTTGATGCATTGATGTAAATATAAGGAAGTTCGAATTGCTTAACAATCGCCTTCGCAGTAGATGTCTTACCAGTACCAGGGCTTCCAGCCAAAAGTACATTTTGAGTTAGACCATCTTTAAATTTTGACATTACTCTTTCTGGTAAAATCAACTCGTCTAAGTTATTTGGACGATATTTTTCTGTGAACAGTGTGTGAACCATGTAAATTTGTTTAATAATTATACATAATATAGCTGTTTTGTTTCACGAATAAATACTATATGGCATATAATAAAAAATATCCCAAATTGGAAAGGGTTTCCCCTCATTCTCCTTATTCTAATAGATTTGGAATTAAGTTATCAAATCTTGCAAGACAGCAGAAGAGACTATTAATAGAAAATCCTATTTTAGGTGAAAGGTGTGAAAGCGATCAGTTCGTTCATATCATATTCAATATATGTCAACATAGATATACTTCCTCTAAAAATAAGTATTATTATGATTGGTCTACTGATTCGTTTGTGAAGATGGAAGATCTTAAAGAAAACTATAACACAATAGATTGGGTCTGTGCACTATCTGGTAAACCTATCAGATCTAAGACTGATAACTTTAGCTTGGAAAACTTTGTTCATCCAGAGTATCATGATGCATTACTGGCTCCTATGGTAGATGCTAGAATACTTAAGTCATCGATAGAGTTCCGTAAGCACATAAAAAAACTCCTATTGAATCAACAACAGGAGTTTCTAAATTTAGCTCGTAAAAATTCTAAAAAGAATTTAGATTAGTTTAGAGAAACGATCTTTAACTGAAATAGACTCTTGTATTAAAGATTCCATTTCCATTTTTCTAAGATCGGATTCAAATATTAACCCTAATTTAGTATTATTTAATTGCCAAGATTCTTTTGCAAGAATTTTAGCTTTAAGTTCTTTTGCTTTTTTAAGCTTTGCTTCATCTCCACTCTCTTCTGCCTTTGCAATAACAGCATCAACTCTTTTGGTCATTCCTTCCTTTGAGTTATCTGTCTTATCGACTTCTTCCGTTTCTTCTTCAGGAGATTCTTCATCGTCTCCATCCGTTCCAAATGCATCGAAATCATCTTCTTTTTCTGGAGTTTCTTCCGGAGTCTCCGTTGGAGTTTCTTCTGGAGTTTCTTCTGGAGTTTCCTCTGGAGCTTCTTCTTTTTCTTTTCCTTTTTCTTTTTCAGCCTTTATTTGCTCTAGCTCAGCTTTAACCTTTTCGTCATTTTTAGCTGCATCATCTAACTTCTTAGCATTTTTCTCTTGCTCAGCTGTTATTTTATCCATTCTCTCCTTTTGAGCCTGTTTAGATTTTGTAATTCTTTCTTTTAAATCTTTCTTAGTCTCGGCACTCATCTTATCTCCCCATGCATCTAGCTTATATTCTGAAACTTCTGTCGTGATTTGATCTCTCATATCAGCGATTAACGTTTTAACTTTTCCAGATCCAAATCCACTTACCTTTGAGTATTTAACTTCTAATGAAGATCCATATTCTGTAGCAGCTGAATTAATTCCATCTTTTTTCTGCCTCATAGATTCTATTTGATTATCTAACTTGGCTTTCATTTTTTGAAGTGCTTTTTTCTTATTTGCTGCGCTTGCCTTCGCCTTTACATCATCTCCAGCTTCTTCGATTGATTCAGTAGTTGAAAGTTCTCTTCTTTTATCCTCTAAAGATAATACTGCAACTTCCATTTTAACGGTTTGCATTTTTAATTTCTTTAATTTAGAATAATCTTTTTCTGCTTCTTTAATGGTCTTTTTATTTTTAGCACCATCTTTTATAGCCTTTGCACCTAAACCAACTGCACCAATAACTGCCGTTAATCCTAGAACTGCTCCCATAATAATAGGATCTTCCATAAGCACCTGTCCCATAGGATTTGCTTCATTTAATGGTTGATCTTCTGATTCCGTAAGTTGATCAGAAAGTGTTTTTAGAGAATTGATAATATCATCACAATCTTGCATCATTTTAGAATAACCCTCTTCTCCCGTTGCTTCCGGAGAGGCTATGGCAGTAGTTGTGTCTGATTCTATTGAAGTTGATGATTTAGCTACAGGTATATTATCTTCAGAAGCTTCATCTATTGAATCAGCCTTTTTTGTAGAATTATACCATTGTTCGAATGTTTTCATCTTTTATATTGATTTATTTATAAACTTATAGTCTATATATCTGTTTAAGTTTCAACGAAACAAAAAAAGGTCCTCTAAAATAGAGGACCTTTAATATTAAAATCTAAAAGTTAGTTCTAATTAAAGAGCTAATCCTTTAACTTCGTATGTAACATATTGAGTTTCTGGGTGGAAACCTGCTTCAACTAATGCGAATCTAGATTTAACAGCTACTTTAGGAGCCATAGTTCCTTCAGCGATTGTTTGTACTGATTCAGCCATTAAGTAAGGCATGAATACTAATCCAGGACCATTACCGTCACCTTTTCTACCAACTACTACTTCGTAATTAGAATCATTAGCTCCCCATGCTTGTCTTGGGTCAGTGTATACATTTACACCAGCTACAGAACCTACTGGGTAGATTGCACCTGCTGCTTGTGATAATGTGTTAGCCATTGGGTTAGCAACGAAACCAGCAACTGATTGTAAAGCTGTAGCCACTTTAGGACCTACAACACAAAAGTTACCAGCACCTCTTCTACCTCTGTTTGCGATAAAGTTCGCAGCAGCAAGGATTGAAGTTAAGATTCTTCTATGGTTAGAAGCGATAGTCTCACCACCGAAATCAGCATTTAATGCTAAATTACAGTCTAAATTTACACCAGCAGCTGTAACGTTATCTTTACCTAAAGAATTAAGTTTAGCTAAGATTAAGTTGTTGATTGACTGAGTTAATTCGTTAGTTAATACTGACTCAACTTGAGCAACAGCATCTACACCGAATTGTTTAAGATCTTGTACTTGTTCTCTAGTAACTGCAGCAGCAACTTGGAAAGTTTCAGCAGCAACACTTTTTGAGAATAAAGAAAGACCCATAACTTTGTCAGGAGTTTGTTCACCTGCACCTCTTGAGAATGGGTTACCATCTTCGTCAGCAGCAGCGAATCCTTTAATATGATCTTCTAAACCTTTTACTAATTCTACTGATTTAACAATAGCGATAGTAGCATCATCTGCATCAACTTCAGTATCTAATGCGTTGATTGCATCAGCAACAGAACCTGAAGTAGAAGCTGCTTCAGCAACTTTATAGATATCCATGTTGTCAATTCTAGAAGAACCGATCCAAGTGAAAGTAAATCCACCTGATTCGTTACCATCTACCTCAGCTTTAGCAGCGTCAGTTTTGATGTAAGTTGGAGCAACATCTCCAGCTAATTTACCACCTTCGTAAACGAAGTCTAAGTAAGATAAAAGACCCATTGGTCCAGCCATTGGTACAACTGGTACTAAGTCTAAACCTATAGTTTGTGCAGCAACTTGCATTGCTAATGGTAATAATGTAGGAGCTTTATCACCTGAACCGTCTGCAGTTGCAGAAGGTAAAGATACATTACCCATACCGTAGATGTTACCAGCAGTCCCTAAAGACATGATGTGTGCATCTTCGTAAAGTTTGTGGTTATGACAGTATTCTGACATCCACGCTAGTTTTTCTGCTTCGTTGATACCTGTAGCTGATTCGATGATCGGAGCCCAAGTTTCTCTAACTTCTGCAGAGTTAATTAAATTTGCCATTTTATTATTTGTTTTTTTTTAATGGTTGTTTAAATTTGATCGATTGAACGATCTTCTCGATGTTTGTCAGATTTTTTCTTCTTATCTGATTATCGATATACTATATATTGTTATTATATTTACGTTTTTTACGTTTTTCCTAAAATATTAAGATATTACTTGTTGAATCTCTTGTTAATAGACTTCTTAACATTAGTTAAATCATATAAAGGTTTTTTGTCTTCAATAACAGGAGCAGCTTCATTTACTGATTCTACTTTTTCCATAACAACTTTGACATCTCTAAGATCTCTAGTTTGCCAGAAGTTTCTTACTTGGTAAGCAGTTTCTAGTTTATGGTATTTAGATTGAGCTATAAGAGCTGTTTTCTTGTTATCTGACATGTTAGACCATGCTTCTTTATATTCTTCTGGCATCATTTCAATAACATTAGGTTCGTTAGTTTTAACGCTATTTATTAATGAAGAGTTCCATAATGTAAGAATTTGTCCTTCAGTTAAGAATCCTTTTCCTTCGATTGATTTTAATACTTTAGATTGATCTTCAGTATTTAATTCGTTATATTCTGCTTTCTTAGCTTCAGAAATAAATCTAAAGAAATGAGGGTTAGTATTTTCTTTAACAGTTGCTTTTTCGATTAAAGCAGATAATTTAGAACTAATTTCAGATTTGTAAGCATCTAATGTATCTACTGTTTCAGTTTCTTCTACTGCTTCAGTTTCTTCTTCTTCAGTTTCTTCTACTGCTTCAGTTTCTTCTTCTTCAGTTTCTTCTACTGCTTCAGTTTCTTCTACGAATTCTTCTGCATTTTCTTTATCTTCAGCATCAACGTCTTCAACTTTATAAGTTTCTCCGTCTACTGTAAATTCTTTTTCTCCGTCTGCGATTGCTTTTGCTCTTGCAGCACCAAATGCATTTCCTTCTTCAACGTCTTCTTCTTCAGTTTCTTCAACTGCTTCAACGTCTTCTTCTTCAGAAATTTCTTCGTCACCTGCATCGTCAACTGTGTCTTCTAATTCGTCTTCTAACTCGTCAGATTTGTCTTCAACTTCTGCACCATGATCTAATTCATTATCTTCAGCATCAACTGTAGGTTCAGTAACATCCGTAGAATCGTCTTCTGCTTCAATTTCTTCAACTTCTTTACCAGCTTCATCTTCTAGTAATAAGTTAGAATTAACTGTTTCTGCAACGTATTCTGCGTATTCAGTAACTTTTTCTAAATTTTCTTTTAAGTATTCAATATACTTTAATAAGCCTTCATGAGTTGTTGCACCTTCATTATAAGATTCTGCTAAATAATTAGTATAGTCTTTAATTGATTCAACACCTTCAGCAACATGCTCAGTATATGCAACGCTATTATCTAATTTCTCAGATATTTCGTTATTTGTAGTTATTGTATTATCTAAGTTTTCAGCAAGGTATGCAGAATACTCGATAGTCTTTTCTAATTTCTCAGCAAGATAGTTTGAATATTCTTTAACGCTTTCAACTTCAGACTTTACAGATTCATCACTATTTAAAGATTCCATTCCCTCTTTAATAGTTTTTATTTCGCTTGATAAATACTGTGAATATTTATTAAAATCATCAGTACTTACGAATTTTGATTCAGCCATTTTGTTTTCAGTTTTATTTTCGGTTGTTAAAAGTTCTTTTGTATTTCCAATTTCATAAATTTGAATGCTAGAATCGTTATCAAATCCGAAAGATTCGTTAACTCTTTTTAATTCAGCATTTTCAAAGCCAGGATCTGCAACTAAATCATAAGTGAATAATTGCTTAATTTTAACAGTCCCGTTAGATTCAACTGTACCAGCTGCTCTAGATGAAATTTGTAAAGGAACACCAGCATCAACCAAAGCTTTAGCCTGACGACCAGCTTCAGTATCAAGTAATCTGATTTTACCTTTTACTTGTTTTGTTTCGCTATCATAGGATAATTCTTCAATAACGTGAGATACGTTTTTTAAAGATACATCAAATGTTTGTGGGTGATCTAATTCTCCTAAAAGTTTAGAAGAACCTATTTTAGATTGAAGAGCTTCAATTTGTGGAACATATTCTGACTCAGTATAGATTCTATTATTTCTATTCTTTTTGTCAATTTCTCCAAATATACCTTCAAGGACATAAGCCCCATCACCATCTTGTTTGAATTCTAATTCACTAGAAGATCTTTCTAGGATTAATAGATTGTTTTTTGTATTCATATATTTTAATACTATGTTTGTTGTTTATATATCTTTTGAAGAATAATGATTTTTCATTTTTTCTATATTTCTAAATCTCCTAGCTCATCTTCTAAGCCTCCAGCACCTTCTTCGCCACCTTCTTCCTTCTTAGCAGCTTCTTCCTCCTCAGTTTCCTTAGCCTTTACTTCTGTTTCAACTTCTAAATAATAAGTGACTAGAGTTTGCATATCTTCTTCGGTAAATGCGTTATTACCGTATTCTTTATAAAAATATTCTTTGAATTCTTTCTCTGTTTTACTTGTATTTATTACTCCTATAATTTCAGCAGATTTAATCTTTTCACCTGAATCTAAAAGAATATCATCTACTATTACATCTGAATCGTCTCCGACTTCTAGTGCATCTTCTGTTAAATTAGAGTAGTTTTTAAATGTTTTTAAGTGTTTCATTGCTAATTATATATTCTTTTTTCTAGAATCCCATGTCCATAGGGTCCACCTCAGGTTCTTCTGCTTCTTCAGAAGCTTGTCTTTGTTTATAAGCTTCGTTTGCAGCTTTATCGTCAGGGGATAATTTTAAATATCTGTCTACTAAGAATTCCATATCAAAGTAAGGCATTTCTTCCATAGTAACTGGATCTGTTTTCATTAGAGAATCTTGCATTGTAGATATAAAGTCTAATCGTTTCTCCATGATTTCCATTTGTTTTAATTCAGCAAACATATTCTCTTCATTAAATTGAATAGCTATTTGAGTTCTAAAACCTGCATCATCTTTAAATTCAGGAAATTTAAGACACATTTGTAACCATAGGGGTTTTACTAAAATTTCTTGGAAAGAAGAACGTAATCTTTTGATAAATTTAGAAAACTTAATTTCATCTCTAATCATACCATCAGCTGCAAGGTTAAAGTCACCTCCACCGTCTTCGTACATGAATCTATTGAATGGTATTTTAGAAACCATTTTTAATTTATCATTAAAATATTTAAGTGCTTCTGTATCTGATAATTCGGGACCGTCTCCTCCTAAAGTTTCAATCTCTGGAGATTCTCCTTCTTTAGATGGTAACCAATATTCTTTGTTAAATTGGAGCATTGGTTTTCCATTAGTTGCTAATGTAGCTGAATCCCAATCAAAATCTACAACTTCTTTATAATTACCCATTAATTGAGCAAGAGATTGTTTAGCTCTTGTTTTAGATTTACCACCAACTGGAATAATAAACTTCATTCTATATGATGAGTTTGTAACCGCCCAGATAACTCTAGTATGTTCCATTATTCTCATCAGGTTAAATGATCTTATAAGTCTTTCTAAGTAACTTACTCTCGAGGCAGTGGTTATTGAAGAATAAGAAAGATAGATAATCTGTGAATCATACAGGACTCTCTCCTTAACAGGATCGTCCTTAAATTGAACCCATACTTTTTTACCATCATCTTTATTATAACCTGGCATTAGTGTAATAGGATCTATTTCCTTAAATCCTATAATCTGATCTTGATCTGGGCTGTAAATAATTTCAAAAGAAAGATATCCGTCAATTAAGAATTTTCTAAAGAAGTACCATGCCGATTGATCTGAATTAAATCCAAAATATTGATATAAATCTCTGTATGATTTATTTAAGTACTTTGTAACTTCTTCTGAAACATCCATTCCTATAAGTTCTGGATTTCCAATAAAGTTCTTATTGTCATACACGATAGATTCATCACATAAGATATCTAATATATCTTCTATTTCATCATGTGTAGAAAATCTTCTTAATTCTTCTCTTTTACCTTCATAACCTTGGTCAAAGAAAGGAATATTTTTTCTCATATTGGTATCTGCCATCGATAATGCAGCAAATGCCCCATACATGTTATCGTCATCTAGACCCATCTGATTCATTTGGCCGTAACCAAATTCATCTTCTACAGGGCCTATTGCCTGAGATTGTCTTAAGACTAAATCATCGTAATACATTCCGAAAGACGAGAGTCTTTTTAATGTATCACTTAGTGTGAATGATCTTTTACCAGTACTTAATGGTCCGTTTCTTTCTATAAATCCTGCCATGTGTTAAAATTACAATTGTATTATACTTCTCTTTATATATTCTTTTTTCTACGATGATCTTCAAATAATCTAATAAGCTGCTGTTTATCAATTCCCTGAAGAGAATCGAAGTCACATATTGCCATCTTACACCAATCTTTATAAGCTACTACAGCTTGATTAGTTTTTTTAGAAGGCTTATATCTTCTTATTGCAAAATCATATCCAAATGATTCAAGATATCTTTTTGCACCTTTATATGAAAATCTGGGTAAACCTTTTTGTTTTTTAGCGTCTTCCTTTTTAGAAGCGGATTTTATAGATGATTCGTATCTACCATATATCTCGTCTAAGAATTCTTCTCTAAATTTAGGAGGAAGCATTGTTATATTAATTCCTATGTCGTCTCCTTCATAAGGATCTAAGGCTAGAACAACAGGATTATCATCATACCATTTAATATCCTCTGTTATTGGGGTATATTCAAATACATACATTTTTCCTGGAACAAATCTAGATCTAATAGAACCCACTGCCTTTTCCTTTTTATCCTTTAAACTTTTTTGAAACCACTGTTCAGCCTCGTTGGCCGCCTTGGCCCTACCCTTGCCCTTTATTAATTTTTTTATTTCCTCTTTAATGTAGCCCATTTATTATAGTTTCTTCTGTTAGAACTATGAAGTTCCAATTTCTTTGAGAGCAGAATTCTTTAGCTGCATTATATTTATCCATATTTTTAACATATTGCTCTGCTAAAAATTTATATGACTTAAGAGCCTTCTTAGAATTTACTCTAGGAGGCTCTGGTTTTATTATCTGTTGCTTTGGTTTGATTTCTACTAGATATTCTTTAGTAGTTTTATCGGGCTGAATTGCCTTAAAATAAAAATCAGGGTAATATTTCCTTTTGGTAGAATCTTGTCTAGACCAATATGGTATTTCAACTGGTTCGCTTGACCACATACTTACCTTTTCATTTTTGTCACACCACATCATAAACTTACGTTCCCAGGAACTTCTATATATGATAGGAGTAGGTCCTGCATATTTAGAAGGATTATTAGGTTTATAATAACCTTGATTAAATCCTGAATTTTTAGTTGGTTTGACATTCTTTATTGACATTAGATGCTATAAATTCCTGTTTGATTTTCAGAGTTGCCTGATCCTTTGTCTATAGATAGAGTTCCTTTGTATTTTTGAGGGTGAATCTTATTCCATCCTTTGGCGTATCCTCTCTTTGCTATCTCTGTGAAATAAGCAAATGCATTTGGATATTTAGGATTGAAGTTTCTCCAATATTTTAAAAGGTCTAATATAGCGAATTGTAGACAATCGTTCCTATCATCTTCACTAACATACCTCATCCTATTGATCGCCTTTTCTGCCAAGAGAATTAGCATTTTTTCAGCATCTCTTGTTAATTTATCCTGTTCTTTTGAAAGGACCATTTGATCAAAGAGGTCTCTGTTATTTAAATAGTTTTTTGATTTTCTTCTTTTAGCCACAATGTTGTTGGTTTATTTATAGAGATTATACTCAAAAATGTTAAAAAGTTTATTAACCTAAAAAAGGGACCAATGGTCCCTTCTCTATTTTACGATGATACGTCTTATGCGTTTAAAGCTTCGATCTTATCTTCCCATACTTTAATCTCTGAATTAATTAAAGCATCAGCAGCTTTAATTTCTTCAATTGATTTATCAGCTTCAGCTAATAAACCTCTTTGATCTTTTAAGAAAGAAATCATTTCTTCAAACTTTGAAATTTCTTCAGATTTCTTAGCAAGTTCTAAAGTTTCTCCTTCTAGCATTTCAATTACTACAGCTGAAGCGTCTTCTGAAGTTTCTGCTTTAATATAAGATACTGCTTCGTTAGCGGTAGCTGAAAAGAATTTATTTAATTTGGTGTCTTTGTTGAATCTTGAAATAAATAGATTTTCATCTAATTTAAATAAATCAACAGTGACACCTCCCTTCTTATACGTGGTAGCGAAGTCTAAATACATGAAATTTTCTACAATAGTAGAAAGGCTTTCAAATAATTCAGCTTTATTTTTGTTGTCATATCTAACTAGTCCGCTGGCTAATACGTATGTTGAGAATGATTCAGTAATTTCAGATGTTCCATTGTAGAACTTTCCTTCTTCAATGTTGTAAATAAATTTTGAACCTTTGTTATACCATTTGATATCGTTTCCTACTATATCGAAGTTTTCAAAAGCAGAAATTGCGTTTAAAAATTCTTTATTAGTTGGTCTTTCGATAATTTCAATGTTGTTTTCTTTTATTTCGTAAGCTCTATTATTTAAATAGAATTGAACGTTTTCTTCAATTTTTACGAAAGGTGCTAACATGTTTGTCATTTTATTATTCGTTTAATTTTATTGTTTAACTATATATCTGTATCGTTTTCATCAATTATGTTAGGATTGTCAGGTTGTGCCTGTGATTGCTCATCCTTTGCCTCTCCTTTATTAGATGTAATTGATTTTTGTTTTATTTCAAACATCCTATTTCCAGCGTGAAATTCAGAAGATCCACCTGAACCATATCTATATGCTCTAGATTCTCCAGATTCTCCAGATGATCCAGAACCTGGATTTCCGTCTGGCGTGTTTGAGAAAGAAGGTATAAATGAATTTACTTCTATTGGAAATGTTATTTTATATTTGTCTTTATCGTCGAATCCAAAATCTATTGGAGCCTCCACTGTATAATCATCCGGTAAAGAATAATACGAAGGTAATCTGTACGTTCCTTCTTCTAGATGTCCTACTTCTATGTTAAAGTAATTAGATTTATATAATTTCTTTACTATCATTTCAGTAATCTTTAAAGAATCTAACATTGAAGATACTAAAACTTCTATGTCAAAATTTATTAAAATTGGAATCATTTCAAATTCAGAAGAATATGCTTGTAGAGCTCCTTCTTCATCAAGTCTAGAATAATTTCCCATTATTCTTTTATTGACTAGTTTAGAAGATTCTATAGATATTGAAGAAATTCTAGCGACTCCTCTTGGAATTACATCGTAATTTCCATCTGCAAACCCAGGATCAGGGTAGCAGTCATCGCCACTTGCTGTTGTAAATAGAAAATTATCTCTTAAAAATTGATCGTCTCCTGTGATCGAATAATAAAAAGGAACGTCTATATCCTTTCTCTCATTAGCGCTTACTTGTCTTTGAAACCAAACTTTATTATTTAAGTCTGCCAATAGACCGATAATTATATGCCTAATTACAGAATCGTCCGTGTTATATTTAAGATTATATGTAGCCATTTATTATAGGTATCTTGTCGCTGCTCTTTGCCAGTTTGGTAAACCTGACATTTTTAAACCAGCTGCTTTAACGAATGTTCTCATAGAAATATCGTTTGCGTTTTTCATAAATTCGTAGATTTCTTCCTTTTCTTTAAGTGGCATCTCGGTAGGTTCTAAATGGGGTAATAACCTTTCCATTCTTTCCATTAAGGTTGCATCATCAGGATTTACATCTACTAAAATAGATCTAGATCTAATAGCTCCATCTGGATCTGCCTTTTCTTTTGCTAAATTCGAAATAAAAATTACTCTTCCTGCGAATTCAAATGAGTTAGGAACAATTCCATTTTCTTCTAATGTGAATGCTTCTTCAGGACTCACATCTTTAGGATCATATACTGCTTTAGTCTTTTTTAAATAAGAGATTTTTCTTACTTTCTTTGTATCTAATGCCGCTTTCATTAAGTTTCTACCGTTTTCATCTCTAAATACTGCATCACAGTCATCAAAGATTAATGTCTTATTTCTATATTGATAGAATTTCTTATACATCATAATAACAGATGCTGCACCTGAAACCATAACGTAATCTTCTTCGTCAACAAGACCTTCATCTTTCATTGCTCTTTCTACATTATATGTTTTACCAGTACCTGCTCTACCTGAAATAAATAAAGAGTTAAATGCACCTGCAGCGACTCTTCTTGATATTTCGTAAATATCTTCCATTGTTTCTTCAAGATATTTAACCTTATCATTAAGTGTCATATCATTTTGTGTTTCAGCTGCGGTAGGTTTTACTACAACCTGCTGTCCTTTCTTAATATTCATGATTGAAGAATAAGGAACTTCTAATTCGTCTGCTATTTTATTAACGGCCATTCCAGCTGCTAATTTAGCCTCGATCATTTTAATTTCTTCTTTAGAGAATGCTCTTTTAGTTCTTCTTTCTAATAACATTGACTCTTGTATAGATGCAACGTATTTTTTATCCATTAATCTAACGAATTCTCCAACTAATTTAACAATTGGGAATGTTTCAGATGAAATAGAAAAATCAGATTTAGCGTCTGCTGCATCTGAGAAATAGATTATAGAACCTACAATACCAGGGTTTTTTGCAGCAGCGGGAGTTACCATAAATGCCTCTGTACCTTTACTTGAGTAAAACATTACTCCAGAACCCATATCAGTTATCATTTCAAATGGAAACTTTTTAAAGTCCTTCTTTGTTTTCTTATTTACAAATCTTGCGATTATCGTAGCTGCTTTATTTAGAGAAGGATTTACAAGTTCTATTGAACCCGTTTTCATAGCTTCATTTAAATACTGATCGTATTTTAAGATTTTATTATTCATGTTTAAGTGAAATCTTTTTATTTGATTTATATATCTTTATTCTATAACCTCTATCTCGAGTTTAGAGAATCCATTTTCTCTATATATTTGTATCTTTTTATCAAATAATTCATGGGGAAGAACAGTGTGATTAATTACGAAAGTATTAATCTTACTATCTTTAATAACCTGTGATAGAATTTTAAGAATATTGTGGACTCCATCTGCATCTACTGAAGATAATAACTCGTCTAAGAATAAAAGATTTAATTGTGGAAATCTTAACTTAAGTATTTTAATGATAGCAATAATTATAATAAAGTCTGCCTTCTTTCTTTCACCTGTAGATAATGTAAGTGGATTGATCTCTTCTCCTAAATGATTAATAAGACAATTAAACTTTTCATCGAATCTTATATGGAAAGGTAAGTGCATTGTCTGACCCATTGCGGCAATATTAGCATTAAGACCTGGTAAAATAGTTTGAATTGCAAGGTTCTTAACGCCATCTTCACCTAGAACCTCTTCTATTATTTCTAAGAAATTATAGTTACCAGAAGTTTCATCCTTTAAATTTGACTTTGATGATTCTTGTATTTCGAATTCTTCAATGATTTGCTTTAAGTGTGAAAAATCATTATTAGAATTTAAAGAATCTTTTATCTTTACTAATTCATTCTTTAAATTTCTAATGTTAGTATTAATAGTAGACACTTTATCGTTAATTGCCTTGTCCTTAATTCTTAAATCTGAAATATTAGATTTAATATCATTCACCTTTGTTTCTGCCTTTGAGATATCAGAAGGAAGAGATTCTGCCTTAGACTCTATTTCTTTTTTTCTTTCTTGGTGAAAAGAAGAGGTTAGTTCGCCTTCACATGTTGGACATTTATCAGTTTCATATAACGCTAGCTTTTTCTTTAATTCTACTAACTCATATTTAAGTGAAGTATATTTAGATTGTTTTTCCTGTAAGTCAGAAGAATTAGAAGTAATCATTTTAGATACTTTGGTGCTTGCCTCTTCTAATTTAATTCTATTAGAATCATATTTTTTAAGACTAGTTTTCAAAGATTCTATTTCTTCTTTGTTTTTAGTGTCAGCTTCTGCTAGTAATTGATTTAATTTCATATTAACTGAAACTATATTTTCACTAAGCTGGCTTAATTCTTTTTCATAAGAATCTAATTCTATTTTAAGATCTCTTCTTTCATCTTTAATCTGCTTTTGCATATCATTAAGGATGGAGAATCCAAACATTTTATCGATGATTTGTCTTTTATCATGATTTGTCATTGTTAAGAACGACTTAAAATCATTTACAGATAAAATTATAATGTTTTTAAATACATGATATGGGATTCCGAATATCTCTTCTTCTAAATAATCCTGAACTGATTTCTTACCTGCTTTATCAAATTCAATTCCATTTAAAAGAACTTTAAATCTATTAGGCATCAAACCTCTCTCGATTTCTACTATAGTTCCTTTACATTGAAGTTCTATTCTTACCCATAATTCCTTATTAATTCTATTAGGAAGGTCCGCCATCTTAACACCTTCAACTTTACCGTATAGCGCATATACTATTGCATTGGCGATGGTAGTTTTACCATGACCATTTTTACCAAGAGTTAATAACAACTCCGCTTTATCATCTTCGAATTCTATCCTTTGAATTGAATTTCCGTATGATGCAAAGTTTTTAAATTCTATTGATTTGATTTTCATGCTTCGTTATCGTAATTATATGCACATTTATCATGCAAGTTTTTTAAACTAGTCTTAACTCTTTCTCTAGTTTCGTCATCATGTGGAAGACCATCAACGAACGTATTACATAGGTGTAGAATGTTATAGTTCTTATAGAGATCTTCTATTTCATCCATATCATATAAGTCCTTATCTAAGAAAGAATCTAATTCATATATGTTTGGTTCTATTCTTCTACCTATTTTTTGTATTTTGTTTATTAATCTTGACAGTGCACTTGTTGTTGCAATATTAGAAGGAACATATAAATCTACATAATTATTTCTAATCTTATCTTTAAATTCACCAAGAGAAACATTGTAAAGACCTGTAAGATAAAACTTTACGAACTTAGGTGATATAGTATTTTCGTAAAAGGTTTCTTCCATGGTTCCTAGATCAACCATATCAAAGCCCTTAGTGTTACCCGAATCAGATCTTGTTAATTCGTAAGGAGTTCCTACTAATCTTAACTTTCCTTTAGTTTGTCTATAATGAATATGTCCTGAATAAACTGCATCATAGTTTTTATAAGAAATAGTATCTGTTCCATGGTGGTTTTTAACTTTAGAATTTAAAGAAACTCCTGAAACTTCAGAATGGCAAAATACAATATCTGAATTTGGAAATTGTGCAAGTGTTTCTGCTTCATGTGTGGAATCTCTTCTCCATGGCATTAAGAGAACTTTCTTTCCTCCCCATTTAAATTCCCTAGGTTCCTTATATACTGCAACGTTAGGAATCCACTTTAAAGAATCTATTGAACTTACATCATTGGATTTTTTAGCCCATATATCATGGTTACCGCATATAACATGAACTGGCAAAATTTCACCTAATCTTTCAAAAAGATCTACTGCATAGTGCAGAACTCTTAAGTTTATACTTTGTCTATTATCGAATGCGTCTCCAACCTGAACTAAAATGTCGCCTTCTTTGACATCTCTTTTTAGTGTTGGAATAAATTGGTTTTCGTAAAAATCTTTCTGTGTCTGTAACCATTCCAGAGAATTAGAACGAACTCCAAGGTGCATATCTCCGAGAATCCAGATTCTATTTACTGGTTTCTCTAATACCTTTGGCTCTATCATTTTTAGAAAAGTTTATTTATGTTCTTTCTTTTTAAGACGTTTGTTTTCTTGTCAAGTTCTTGAATAAGGGCTTCCTTATATTTGTTACTTAGTGAAGAATAAAATTTAGTTGGATTGATATTAAAGTAATCGCATAGTTCTGAAAATAAATCTATTATAGAAAACTTTGTGCTTAGTTCGTCATACATAAACCCATACACTTCATTTATGTCTAATTTTCTTAATTTAGTTATCTGCTGAAATTCATCTACCTCATTAAACTTCTTAAATCTTGAAGCCTCTATTAATTCATGAATCTTATTTCTGATTTGTTCACTTTCTATTTTATCTTCTTCGTCTCTGTTATCCGTGTATTGTGGATTAAGGTTAAATGAAATAGTTCCATTTAGTTCAAAGTCTCCGCCGTCTTCGAAAGTGTTGTCAAATATTTTATCTCTTTTTGTTCTCATAATTATAAGCTGTGTATGTTAGAATTAGTAACTTCATCGGTCTCTGTAAGTCTCATGTAATTATAGTTAATTCCTAATTTACATTTAGATCCTCTACCTTCACCGTCTCGTATTTTCAATATTTTAAGCCAGTATTCATAACTAGCTCTCATCATATCGTCTTGTATAATACCAAGCATAATATCTGCAGTATGTGATAGACCTGCTGATTCTGCAACATCTGTCATTGTGATATCGCTTGAATTATAACCGTTTCTTGTAATCTGTGTTGCTGTTACAATTAGCCATCCGTTTCTTACACCCATTGCTCTAAGATCTTCTGCAATCTGCTTGATCTTAAGATATGTGTTTTCAGAATTAGGATTTCTAAAATTAGAAAGAATATTAATATAGTCAATAACTACTGCACCTAGTTTTATTTTTCTTTCTTCTTCAATTTGCTTTAAGTATGCTTCAATATCTGGAACAGTCGCCTGTGATGTTGGAAATTGTTTTACAAATAATTGACCAGGGGGAGTAAAGCCGTCTCCTACTGTTTCTAATTTTCTTTTGATCAAATCAGAATTTTTAGATTTTTCTTCGTAGTCTGAAATATTTATGCTTAGTAAATTAGAACCGATTCTTTTCATAAATTTAATAGCTGACATTTCTGCAGTGATTACCGCAGTGTTTGTTCCCATCTTTACAAAATTAGCGGCATCGTTAGCAAGGTAAATTGATTTACCGATATTCTGTTCACCTACATAAACAACTAAAGAACCATCTTTATCATAACCACCATTTAAGGCTCGATCTAAAAAGTTATATCCTGTAGATACTTTAACGGCATCTTCGAAAGAGTGATCCTCTGGTTTAAAGAAGTCTAATCCTAGGTCAGAGTTAAATACGATAGAGTTTCTATCATTAATTAAAGTTTTAACCTTAGAGATGATCGAGTCTGCATTATCCGGTGTTACTTCAGTTGTTTTAATATACTCGATAGTATCTATAAGAGTATTATCAAAGTTACGCCATTTAATCCATGCTTCGGCTGTAGAAGTTAACCATTCTTCGTCATATTGGTCAAGGTCTACATTATATACAATATCTATAATAGACTCTTCAACCTTTCCTGAAATCTTATCATTCTTAATAAGCAGTTTCATTTGCTCGTTAGAAGGAGTTTCATGAAACTTATCATAGAACTTAGTAGCAAGGAAGTGTATTAAGTCAATATCTTCTGAGGTGTAGAATCCTCGTTTAATATTTCCTAGATACTTGGGTTTCTGTAAAGATAATTTAAAGAATATTTTTTCAAAATCAGGTCCAAATTTCATATTATAGTTTTTATACTTGTTCTACCACTAAATCACCATTTGTTTTTGCAAAAGGTACATCTGACCATAAATTAATTGCAATTGCCTTTCTAGTTCCCTTAGTAACCGTATCGACTGCATGGACATCATCACCTGCTCTAAATATAATTAATCTATTAGGTCGGGTTTGAATTACATCAGGCGCTTTATCCTTTCCTGCAGTATGAACTATTAATTCTCCTCCTTCAAACTCAGGCTGTGGCGGATAATATACAGTGCCTATTACAGGTCTTACTATTTCTTCTCCGTTGGTTTTCTTGAACCAAGATTCATCTTTATCAAAATGAAATCCTAAATTGTCCTTATGTCCTAATGTAGGATTAGCAGACTGAATACCTGTCCAATATTCAAATCCTGCTATATCCCATACTTCAGATATTGGGCAATCATTTGCCCAAATAGCTGATATAAGCCTTTGTTTTACTGTAGGTTCATGGCCTGGTTCTTCGTTGAACCATCCTTTCCACCAGTAATAAACACCTGGATCTGCAAAAAATGTGTTATCATTTGCAATATCTCTGAGGAGTTTTTCATCTTTAATAAAGTTGTCTCTAATTGTTATCATAGGAATGGGTTAATTAATATTTTATAAGCTTCTTTACCTTCGTTCGAATTGGTTTGTTCTATTAGTCCCATACCAATTGCTTCATTTAATCCGGATTCTACATTTTCATTTTTCCCCTTTGCGAAATATTTATTGAGAGCATGTTTGGTGAAAGACGCCTTTTGTCTGTCAGGCTGTCTCACTGCTCTAGTTATAAATATATGCATAATGTCAAATGCATCGGGAAAAGATTCTAATTCTTCTTGTATTCCCAGAATATATTTAATTGGAAGCTTATCTTCGTTTATCTTGTTTATGTTCAACTTCATTATGCTTCACTATCTTCTAACATTTCTTCTACGTCAATTTCAGAAATTTCAGTGTTGTAATTAAACAAAGGTTGAATGTGCGATTCGATTTGCTCTAGTACGGTTTGTGTAAATACCATTTCAGAAAAGAAATCTTTATTCGCAACAGTATGATCTAGGTGTTTACATATCCATGTTCTTGCTGTTGCCTTTGGAATCTTTTCTCCTTTTACAATATTTCCTCTAGTAATTCCACAAATATCCCATGTAGCATATTGTTCTAATCCAACATAAGGATTCATACCTTCTGTAAAGTTTAAGTGAAACTTAATAGGATGTGGCTTTGCAAATCTATTTTTATCAGGTTTAGCCGTAACTATAATACCTACTTTTTCAGCTCCGTCCTTTAATTGAGCCTTGTTTAACATCAGTACAATTGATGCTGCATACTGTGGTCCTGTTCCACCACCTGCGATTTGCATTGGAATAAAGGATTGAGATTGGTATGTATGGTTTGTAAATAAGAAAGGTATTTTAAGATCTGCTAATGGAGTCATTATAATTCTAAAGATAGATTTTAAAACCTTAGATCTAGTCATATCTGATTTGTCAGAACCACTTGCTGCATCTGCTATTTCTTTCGCAGTCGCTAAGTTACCGGCTGAATCTAAAATAATCATTACTTTAGGAACTTCACCACCTGCTCTTTTAGCATCTTGCATTTTCTTAGTAATTGTAGTTACAGAAGTTCTAAAATCTTGAACTGTATTTGTAGGTTGGTAATTTACTTTGGAAGTATCAATTCCAAACTTTTCCATTTGTTCCTTATCAACGGCTGCTTCAGAATCATAATAAATTACACTATATCCTTTATCAATAGCTTCTCTAACTGTGTTTAACATTAAGAATGTTTTACCTGTTCCTGAAGGACCAGCGATAGATGATGATCTATTGTTTGGCCATCCTTTAAATAATGAACCTGATACACATGCGTTCAAATGATAATTTCCTGTGTGAATCCAATCTGTTACCTTTGAAAAGTTTGAAGTTTCCATGATAGATCCTAATGGATTTAAATCAGCTAATTGCTTATTTAAATCGTCGAATGTAAAGTCTTTATTTTTTGCCATTTTTAAATATGTTTTTTTCTTGTTTTCTTAGTGTTTCGAGTTCTTTAATAAGAACATCGGATTCCTTTTTCATAGAATCCATTTTTTCTTGAAGAGAAACTAGCCTATTATAGAGTGTTTTGTATTTTGCAACAAATACATTCTGTTCTTCCGTAAGATTATTTGGATCAAGCATTGTTTTTTCTTTCTTCTATTTCGTCAAAGATACTAATTTGTTTAGGATCATTTGAAATTGTTTTTTCTTTAAAAATTAAAGGCCAAATCATTTTTCTTACCTTATCTCCTAATTCATAATTATTAGGGGTTTGTTCAACCAATTCTATTATTTTACTTTTAAAATCCATTTTGTTTATTTTTAGAATAATGAAGATGAATATATTAGATTTCTGTTTAGTCTCTGAAGACCTACTGAAGATAATACTCTATTGATAGGATCTATTACAGATTTTTCAAATTGTGTTTCATAATCTACCTGTGGTGCAATTTCATAAGGATGGGCACCTGGTTGATATGCATACATTTCACATACATTATGTTTACAATGATATAATTTTAGCTTTTCGCCATTACCAATCATTTTATACTTGTTTTTATATTTTGGATTCTGATTCATTAAGAAGTTATAGAATCCTGCTGCCTTGACGTTCGGAGGACATTTTAAACCATATTGAAATTCTATCGTATCATCTACAATGTATTTTTCAATATTATTAGTTCTTTTATTGAAAGCTATTTCATCAACATTAGACATCTTAAACTCTTTCTTTGCCGTTTTCAAAAAAGAAACTAATCTACTTAACATCTCTGCAGTTGGCTTTTCAGATAAAATCAATTTAAGAGCTTCAGTCAAATGCTTTCTTGCTAATGTAGGAGTAGAAGATTGAATAGTATCAAATCCAATCGTCTTAATCTTCTTAAGAGAAGGGTATCTATCGTCTACTTCGAGCTTATCTTCCCATGCAATGTCTTGTAAATATTTCTTTTTAGCTAACCATATTCCTGAATATGCAATTGTTTCTAAATCGAAATATAAAAAGTTGTCTGTGTTCGTAACTTCGGCATACTTTGCCATACATTTCGTGATATAGTCTTTGATTCTGAACGTATATAATTCCATAATAAACTTATCAATTGGTAGTTTATTATCTCCTAGCCATTCAATAGATTCATACATTTCTTCAAACTGAACGTAACATGAATCTGTATCAATATAAACCACGGAAGGTCTTACTAATTTATTCTTAATAGAAATATTGAAATGTTCATGGACCACAGTATCTTTAGGCCAAAACTCTTGAAAATATTTATTAAGAATCTTTTCAGAATATAGAATTGCATTCTGTCCTTGTAGTGTAATAGATTCTGCAATGTCTATATTAAAAAAGTGAAACCACTTATTACCAAATGCACCATAGATCGAGTTAAGAGTTACTTTAACGGCCTGTTCGTATGCAGTAAACTTGGCGGACATTGTTTGATAGTGATCCGCCAAGGTTTGCATTTCATCCCGTGTAAGGTCGTCTTCGGGCTTGTTAATTAGTGTGTTTATATCCATAAATTACTCTGCTGTTTGGCAAGTTGCAATCGTTAGCAAAGTTTCTGAATCATTAGATCTAAGAACTACTCTATTGTCTAATACATGGGCAGTGTAATCTTCTTTATCTAAAAGGTTAAGATATTTTTTGAATAATGTAACGTTAGTTCCTGATTCACCGTCATAATCTGGTGTTACTAACATGTTGTAGGTTTTTCCTAAAAGCTTTACACCATTTCCGTTTGCATTTATTGAGAACGTTTCTTCTTTATCTAAAGAGAATAGGTTTCTTACCTTTGCAAGTGAAGTGTAATCTAAATCGAATTTAAAAGTAGAAGCTTCGGTGTTAAAGATACCTTGAATCTGTGCATCAGTTAGATCTTTATAACCTAAAGATGGCTCTGAACATGCAAGTGTAATTTCTAATTCATCATTAAATATTTTGAATGTAGTTGCAACACAATCTTCTTCGTTTTCAACGAATTCGATTTCAGCTGAAATAGCATCATAGTCAAATTGTTTGAATGCATCTGTTATTTTAGAAGCGTCAAAGAATGCAATCTTTAATTCTTTGTCTGTAGAGATTTCACCATCTTCGATTTGAAAAACTTGAGAAATCGGCATTCTGTGATGCTTAACAGCATCTCTTTGTGGTAAATAAGCGGATGCCTGTACGACACCATCTTTTAATTTAAAATAGACAAAAGAATCAATTACTTTAAGTCTATTAACGAAGCCGATGAAGTTGTTTGAATCGACCTTACTGATTGAAATTTTCATGAATGTATAATTTTTATTTGTTTATTATTCTACACAAAAATCACAAATAGTTTCAGTAAAAAAAGTGAGGCCAGGAAGTAGCGAACTCCTGGCCTCGATCCGAGAACTATCTCGGTCCTAAGAAGTGGACTTAACCACAACTAATCTTATCCATCACATGCTAAACAATCTTCCATTGCTCGCTGTGCGATGTCTCCTCTTAATACAGATTCTGTTCTCATATAATAAAGAGTTTTTATTCCCTGCTTATAAGCTTCTAAATGAACTTGATTAATATATTTAGGTTCAGCCTGTGTAGGAAAAGCTAAATTTAATGAAACTGCTTGATCAATATATTGTTGTCTTACACCAGCTTGTTTAACTAATTCCATTTGATTAATTTCTTTAAAGGTTCTAAATACATCTTTAACAGAAATATAAAGATCCTTTTCGTGATCTGTTAATTTGTCATAAGTGGCTTGCTTAATCGGGGCATCACTACTTCCTTCCTTTACCCAATATTCTCCTAATACATCAACGCCTTGAACTGAACCACCGTCTTCTAGTATTTTGTCCCATACTGTTTTCTTATTTTGCTTGATCTTAGTTAACATATTTTCAAGTGCAGGGTTCTTTCTAATAAAAGTTCCTTTTGCAGTTTGTTCAGTAAATACATTTGCTGCCCATGGTTCAATGCCTGGTGAAACATTTCCTGCTAATTTAGAATTAGAAACAGTAGGAGCAATTGCTCTTAAGTGTGTGTTTCTCATTCCAGTTCCTACACACCAAAGAGGTTCTCCAAATTCTGTAGCTAAATCTCTACTTGCTCTTTCACTTTCTACTTTGATTTGAGAAAATATCTTTCTAGTTTCAAATTGAGCTGTCAAAGAATCGAATGGAATATTTCTATCTTGTAAATAAGTATGCCATCCGAGAACTCCTAAACCTAATGCTCTACCTTTTTCAGCGGATCTTACTGCATTTTCAAAGCCTCTCATATATTTCGCTCTATGAATAAACTCCTGAAGAACTCCATCTAAAAAGTAAGTTGCAGTATAGATTAAATCAGTATCTTTCCATTCTTCATATCTTTTAAGATTCACAGAAGATAAACAACATACAAATGAATGATTTTCATCGGTGTGTAAAGTAATCTCAGAACAGATGTTAGTCATATAAACCTTTAAACCATTTTGCTTATACGCATCCGGATTCATTCTATTGATATTACCCTTAAACATTATATAAGGTTCTCCTGTTGCTCTTCTTTTTCTAATCACAGCGGCCCATCTTTTACGAGCTTCTTTATCTCCAGCCTCGATCTTTTGCATAAACCCGTCAGATACTACGATACATTGATGTACGTTTAAACATTGTCTATTTACATCACCCTTAGGTTCTCTAACCTCTAACCATTCCCAAAAATCATCATGTTCTATATCTATATTGACTGACGCTGCACCTCTTCTTACTGAACCTTGATTAGTTGCTAAAATAGTAGAATCATAAATTTTTATAAATGGAACTACTCCGTCTGAAGTTCCGTTTCCTGTAATGGTTGCTCCTGCCGGTCTTATCTGATTTACTCCGATACCAACACCGCCTCCATGTTTAGCAAGTAACATTAATTCTAAATTCTTTGAACCTATATCGTGAATTGAATCTGCTACATCTATACCGAAACATGAAATTGGAAGACCTCTTTCTGAACCCGTGTTTGAAAAAACTGGAGTTGCAAGATTTAACCATCCTTTCCACATATAATCAAAGAATTTACTTGCTAATTCTGGCTTTCTTAATCTTTGTGCAACTGTTGTCGATACTCTCCAGTATGCATCCTTTGGAGTTTCTCCTTCTAGTAAATATCCCTTAGAAACAGTTTTTACATAAACTTCAGTATTAGCCCATACTGGGAAGTCTACTCCTAATTTCCATCCTTCAGATTCTCCGAAGTTTCTTTCTTTTCCCTTTTCATTGTATTCGGGGTTTGGTGCGTCGTTGTAATTTCTTATCATCATATATTTTATATTAGAATTATTGATTTGTTATGAAAACAAATCGTCTTCATCCCAGTTTTCATCTTCGCCTGCTTTAGAATAATCAGTAGGTCTTACTGCAAAGAAATCCGTATGTGTATGTCCACCTGTTAAGTGATAGAACCAATCTAATTCTGAAGCACTTTCTTCATTGTATTCAAAGATAGATTGATATCCTATTTCTGCTAATTTTTCATTAGCTCTTTTCTTAATAAATTCTTTAAGATCTTCTTTCTTAAGATTTTCTAAATCTCCCATTTCAAACATCTTATCAATAAACTTCATTTCCATTTCAACCATTAACTTAGCTGCTTCTTCTACTTGAGATTGAACTGAATCTCTAAGATCAGTATATTCTTCGCACATGTGGTTAAATAATTGACAACCCATTTTTGAATGAAGAGATTCATCCCTAACTGACCACTTCATTTGTTGTCCGATTCCCTTAAGTTTATTTCTCATTTGAAAAGAATAAAGAACGGCGAATGAAGAGTATAATGCAACTCCTTCTCCAAATGCACTGAATATTGCTAAAGATCTAGCAACATCCTTCCTAGCTGTTGGATTTTTCAAAAGGTCTTCATGAGTATATTCTGCTTCTGTATTCATTAAATAATCGAATCTTTCTGCTGTTGTTGGTTCATGTAAGAATGCTTCAAAATCTTCAAGGCCTAATGTTTCATTTAAATAAGAGTAAGCGGTTGCATGAATAGTTTCTTGAGAACCAAACAACATTGCCATGTGTTTGATTTCCCATTTAGGAAACCAATCAGTAACCATCCCTGTCCAATAATCTGAAACTGCACATTCAGTTTGTGCAAACCCCAAAAGAATATTTCCAACTAAATTCTTTTCAGAATCTGTAAGTGTTTCATTCCAATCCTTGACATCGCCTTGCATTGAAATTTCGGTATGTAACCAAAACGCCTGTGCTTGTTTTAACCATCCTTCAGTATAATATACTGGATATTCAAACGGTTTGTATTCTATTCTTTCTTTAAATATTGATGGTTTCATAAATTATGTTTTCTTAAATTTTTTAACTAGTTCCTAAAGTCTACAAAAGACCAACTGGTAACAGATTGGTCTCGTTAGTAGTCTATATATTCATGTAGAATAATGGACTGCCTCTCGAGACAAAAAGATTATCTTAATCTTTTTTTAAGTCTGTCGGCTTTAGTGAAATATTCGTATGAGGTTTGTTTATAATCTTTACGCTGATCATATAAATCTCCTAGAATTTTCTTTAACATTGAAGTCTCTTGTTTATAGACTACTCCGTTTTCACAAACGATTACTTCTTTATCCTTTCTTCGCTCAGCGACTTCATGCTTTGCTACCTTTTCAACAAAGGCGTCAGGTGAAATATTAAATTGTCTCATTATAGAAGGATATAGTGATGCAAAGTCAAATGCACTTACACCTGCATAATATCCAGTAATGGGTTCTTTTACATAAGCACCGGCATATTGTGCATTCTTTTCACTGTCTTCCTTCTTTTCAGATCCAATTCGTTTACCTTCTTCTGATAATTTTCGTGCAATCAGAGATTCTGTAACTGCCACTGGCGATGCTGCTTTATATAGAGGCATCTTTGTGATGTTTGCCAAGGTTAAAAGAACTTCCATCGATTTCAACTTTTGATCTATATAATAAACCAATACGGAATCGACTACATTGTAGTAAATGTATTTTACAAAATCATCCCTATATAAATCCTGTAGAGATCCTGTAAATTTAATCTTGTTAACATTAAGAACTTGACCTGAGACATAATCAAGTGCATTAGATTCTTTTACCTTTACACTTCTATCATACTTATCATATAATTGCATGTAATCTAAGATTCCAATATGTAAGGGTCTGCTGTCATTTCTATCCAAAGATTGTGTCATAGAAACTTCAGCAATATCAATTTGTAATCTTTTACATCTGTTTACAATATATTGCCAATCATAATTAATAAAGTTCCAGCCTGTCATCATTGGAAACTTAGGTAGGAACTTCATTAAGAACGTATAGACCATGTCATATTCTGACTCGAATTTCTGATATTTGAATTCCCAATCCTGATCAAAGTCTTTGAAATACTTATTAGTATCGTCTTCAATTTTTTGGATGCTTTTAGAATCCATATCTTCCAATCCTAATACAATAGCTTTATGTTCTGGTGTAATTATGGAAAATGATAGGATTCTACTTTTAGCTTCTTCAGCTTTTGGAAAGCCATCTACGATTTCAGTTTCAATATCGACGAAGTATGTTTTAGGCATATTGTATGCAAAGATTTCTTCTTTATCCTTTGCGGGTAATGAATCTAAGAAATAAGTTAAAGAAAACTTATTATATCTTCTTGCACTTCCTAGTTTGACTGATCTGCCATCCCAGTTTTTATGATCTAGACTTCTGCCTTTATCATTATCATTACATACATACCAGTTCTGATACTGTGAAATTGGATATTGTTTAAATGCTACTTTACCTTCGGTGTCGTAGTAAGAGATGATAACATCCCTGTCTCTCTGTTCAATATCTAATATCATTAATAGTTATTTTTCTGACGGTTAACATTCTCTTCTGCTTTTGCGAAGTAGTAGTTGTATGCTGTTTTAGCATCTAGCCCAATTGAAGCGGCGTAATTAATAAAGAAGTGTAGAATGTCTACCCATTCCATATACAATTCTTTTTTGTCGCCTTCGGACATGTCAGAAATTTTTAACTTATCATACTTAGTGAAGTCTTTTTTCCAGTATTTCCATACTGCATTACCACTTCCGTCTTTAATACCGCCTAGAGCATCTGTCATTTCATGAATTTCGTCAACTACTGCATGTGTGTTACAGTGCCAGAAATCCATAATTTCTCGGATTGTCATATTATCAAAGTTAAAACCATAAGTCTGCTCTTGCATCTTCTTTTGGTTTTCCATGATATCTGCTAAGTGTGTTGTTGATTGGTCGTAAAAATCTTTTACTTCTAGATCTTTACATTCGTTGTCAATGTTTGCCATTTTTTCGCTACTTTTTAATGTTACTTATTATTCTACTTAAAATAATGAATCTGTTTTTAATTCTACTGGTTTTTCTACTGATCTTTTATTAACATTGTTAATAGCTTCAAAGAGATCATTGTTAACAACTTCTGGCGCGTTGTGTAATTTAGCTAATCTTAAAGAGTTTTTTCTAAACTCTTCTCTTCTTTCGTTATTGTTTGCTAATTCTAAAATCTGTGGAATAGAAGCTGCAATATCTTCTTTGTCTACGAAGATTGCAAAATCTTCAAGTTCTATGAAAGGAACTCCTTCTGTTCTGTGAATAACGTGAGTTCCCCAGTGTTTGTCAAATAGTGGTATAGTTCCCGCTGCAATAACCTCACACATTGCATATTCAATCATTGAACCATAGAGTCTTTCTGGTAAGTTAAAGAATTCTGCACCGAACATTGATTTTCCAAGTTCTGCCATTCCTTCTGCTAAATTATAAGGCCCATACATATACATTCTGTCTTCGACTTGTGGATATGTAACAGGGTTTTTGATTTCATGAACTTCAAAGATATCTTCTCTTAGAGTTTTTCTATCTTCTTGTAAAAACATAGGAAGAGCTCCAATAGATCTTTCAACTCCTCTACATTCTGTTACGAAATTATTACCTTTCAATAGTTCCATAATATCGAACATTCTAAAAGGATCTTTAAATCCAGCAAATCTTCCAAAGTATGTAGTTCTTCTTTCTTGTTCTTCAACTGGAACCACAATATTAGACCATGCATCATAGTCATAAGGATTAAGATTCATTTCGATTAATGGAGTATCAGGTGCATGTTCTCTTAATTTATTTGCAAAATTAGATCTTGCAGAATAGTTGAACATAGCGTCCATTGATTTCATGATTTCCCAATACTTATAATTCTTTGCTAAGTTTGCAGTGTTATGATCTAAGCAGTTTCCTATTTTAATAGGATTTTCTAAACCATAAATACAGTGCTCAATAAAATCTTCGTTGAATTCATCTCCTACTGATTTATGCGGATACGATGTGTAATATACTACATCACTTTTTTCAAGTTCTTTAGCGATATTAGGAATATCCTTTCTTTTAAATTCAGTGCAAACAATATCTGTAGTTTTATGGCGAGGCCATTTCTTTTCTACCGCTGCATAAATCGTGGCATCATGGCCTTCTTTTATAAGCCAATTATAAAATTCGATTGTGTGTCTTGTGAGTCCACAACCTTCAACTCCTTTTGCTAATACTAATGCTATTTTCATATTTGTGATCCGTGTTTTATGTTAAATCCTCCATGTTTTCTGTATGATTGGTCTTCTTCTCCTATTTGTATTTCTCCTTCATATCCTTTTTCAGATGAATCAGAATATACGTCCATTTCGGAATAGACTAAATCTCCTAATGCGTTATGTGTTTCTTCGTCATTTACCCCGATATCAGTTCCTACTAATTCGTCCATTCCTTCCAGCTCCCAATAGTTTTCTGCTAAGTATTGAACGAATTCTTCTTCGGTTGCTCCTTTATAATTAGGGAATTTTTCAGTGTCTAATGTTACGATAGGAGTTGCTTCGGCAATATATCGATACTCGGTTCTTCTTACCTGTACTTTCATTTATTTTCCGTTTTCGTAATTATCTAAACCTTGAATGTATGCTACTGCATCTAAGAGATTATCTCTTTTATGATTGTAACTTTCTCTTGAAAACTTAAGAGCAACTAATGCTTTAAACATATCAGCGCCACTTACATCATGGCCTGTCATACCTTTAAATATTAGGGCAGCTCTGTCCATGCCTTCTGAAAAAGGACCGTAATTACGATCCGCTTCTTCACTCCTGTTGTTTACAATTTCGTTTGCTTCTTCTAAGATACTTTTCATAAGAATGTGTTTAATTATTATACTCTATATATGCGTTTTGTTTACGGCTAATTTTTCTAATTTTGATTCTACTAGAATTATTAGATCTTCAATTCCTTCGTTATACGCGAATTGTGTTTCGTGGTCCATGTTTGCATACTTAATTTCATCTGCTGCATTGGTTAGTAGATTAACCAATACCTTTACGTCTTCTTTGCTCATCTTTGTTTTATTTTAGTAAGTTTTCTATTCCTAATTCTTCGGCGAAAGCAACTGTGATATCCTTTAGCAGCTTTACATTTTCTTCTGAGAAATCAGTGTTATCAAATTTAAATGAAATTGTTTTATCATTTGCACCTGTGCTTTCTTTTACGAATTCAAAACCTGGAACTTTAGATTTTATACTATCAATTATCTTTCCTGTTTCATCTATGATTCTAGTAAGTCCATGATCTTTAACTAAATATCCTGATATTTTAATTCCAAGGTCATGGTTCTTTTGATTAATAACCCATTCTATACCCAATCTAGAACCAGTATAAGCCTTTCCAATATAAAGGTATCTACTGCGGTGTGGTAATTCTTTTCTATTTTTGAATCCCATTTCAGATGAAGCGACTTTCATCCATTTTAAACCAAGCTCTTCAAGCGAAGCGAGTTTAACTGAAACCTTTTCCTTCTTTTCTTCTATTCCATATACATCTGCAAAATAACCTTGATCATTGAACCTTAGATGTATAGCATAAGAATCTTCCATCTTAGAAAATTCATTAAGATAGGGTGCATCGAATTCTTTAAACGCAATTGCAAATGAATATACTTGTTCGTAATCCTGTTTAAGTCTATTGGATTTAAGATAGAACTGTTCATGGTGATCATTGTCCCATTTACCCTTTTGAGATTGACTCATCACTTCAAAATAATACATCTGTCCTTCGTCTTCAAACGTAAGATCAGCTCTTTTGGTTGCCATTCCAATTGTGATAGGTGTTTCTAATTTTCTGTCTATATCTTCAATGCTGGATAAACCACATGCTTCGATTACAGTGTTCATTTCTTCTTTGCCAAAAAAGGCTTCTACGAATTGAGTTTCTCTATTACATTCATAGGCTGAAAATACATCTGTTAATGTGTGGTCGTTGGTTTTAATTCCTTTCGAATATCTTTTCATTTATTGCTTTGTTTATTAATTACTATACTAATATAACAAAAAAACCCGAGATAAAAAAATCTCGGGCTGCTTTTTTTCAAAAAAAGTGCAATGTTTTACAAATCTTCTGGAAAATACTTGTCAAGTGCTTCTAACTTATCATCAGCGTCAACTAACATTGATAAAGCTTCTTCTGCATTTTTATAGAAATCACCAGTTGAGTGATCTCCAATACCAGATCCTTTATTTCCTAAAAGATCTAAAGATAAAAGTGCTTTTGATTTTTCAGCTAAGGCACTAGCTCTTAGCATTTCGATTAATTTCTTATTCATAATTGAGTTTCTAGTAGTTTAAATGTTTCTTCTTTTAAAAATTCTTCAAAGGATAAAGGGATCATTTCTCCTAAAATAGCATTTACCTTTGAGCTATTAAGTGCGTATCTTCTATCATGTCCTAGACGGTCTGCTACAAATTCAAATTCAGGAGTTTTGCCCATGATGTTTCCTATCATTTCAATAACTTCTAAATTAGTGTATCTTTCCTCTGAACCAATATTAAATACTTCGTTAATTCGGTCTGACATCATTAAGTTATAAATAACTAAAGTGTTGTCTGTTACGTCCATCCATTCTCTAACTTGCTTTCCATCTCCATAAACAGGAATTTTCTTTCCTTCTTTAATAGAGCGCATGATAGTTGGGATAAATTTTTCTTTATGTTGATGAGCACCATAATTGTTACATGTTCTGGTAATAATATATGGAAGATCAAATGTTCTGTTAGCTGAAAGGACTAGCATGTCTGATGATGCTTTAGTCGCCGAATAATAAGAAGAAGCTACTAGCGGAAATTCTTCATCCGCTACTACGTCCTTACTAATGTCGTCCATGTCGCCGTAAACTTCATCTGTAGAAATATGAATAAATTTTCTAAGATTAGGGTTTTGTCTAGCACACTCTAAAAGATTGAACGTTCCTTCAACGTTTGTTCTAACGAAAGGTCTTCCGTCTTTAATAGAATTATCTACATGACTCTCAGCTGCGAAGTGAACAAGGAAATCATATTCTCCTAGATCTTCTACTGTTACTTCGCAAATATCTTTCTGAATTAATGTTACTTTAGTTTTAATGTTATTTGGATTTGCAGCATAAGTCATTTTATCAACTACTACAATTTCTGCTGTTGGGTTTTTTCTACCAATCGTGTTTACAAATTCAGATCCTATAAATCCAAATCCACCAGTTACTATTATTCTCATTTGTTATTAATTATTTTAGCCGCTTCATCAGCTGTTAATGACTTTACGTTTTCTTCTATAATAGAAGGATTCTGTAAGATGGTTTGCTTAGTTATTAAATCTTTAATTCTTGTCGTAGACCAATTATGTGATCTAGTTGTATAAATAACCTCAATTGGCATGTGATCTCCTGTGAATCTTTTACCAATGTAATCATCTCCTAAAATTCTAACATCTGGTTTATAAAATTCCATTAAGTTAATAAGATCTTCTTCTGTTTGATATGTAACTACTTCGTCTACGTATTTAATAGCCATTAAAGTTTTATATCTTTCGTATAATGGAATTACTGGCTTGTATTTAGTAAATCTAGTTTCCGAAGGATCTCTTTGCAGAAATACCATAAAGTAATCACAGTGTTCTTTTGCTGTTTCGAATGTGTAAATATATCCAGGGTGAAGAAGATCGAAGTTCCCTGCTGTAAATCCTATTTTACCTTTATTTTGATCCATTTATTTTATTTTCTTGTAACTTAATTCTGAGCCACAACTGGTGAATAATTATTTCAATAGATTTTTCATCATCTTCTTCAAGTGCAGTGATGATAGTAAAGTTATCAACTAATTTTCTAGCTCCATCTAGATGGGAAAGACTAGAACATGAATCAATCACAGTTTCGATTTTCTCTATCGCTTGAATTGACCATGTGTTAAAGTTTTCGGGTCTGAAGATAATGTTATCCATATTGTATTATACTTAAAAAAACTAAATTGTTTATATTTTATATTTAGATCTATACCACTTGATAAGAATACTTGCAGTGCTGTAGTTGGTAGCCAAGGGGATGTCATGGACATCGCAAAGTCTCATTAGCATTGATATATCTACATCATGTGGATGTTTATCTAGAGGGTCTCTCATGAATATTACGCCTGTGATTTCTCCTCTAACTACCATTGCCGCTATTTCAGCATCTCCACCTAGAGGACCACTTTGAACAGTAGAAACTCTATCAATTCCAGCATGCTCTACCTTTTTCCCCGTAGTTCCTGTGGTAACTATGTCTACTGCATCACTGTTAAAGAAATCTAATCTCTTAGATACAAATGCTACCATGTCTGCTTTTTTGTTATCGTGCGCAATTAATGCGAATCTCATCTTGTCCATACTCTATTAATAAAAAATGCTCTGTAGTTATACAGAGCATTCTTAAATTGTTTAAATATTTTAAAGATTACCAGCTAGCAGCCCATACAAATTCAAAGTTATGTTTCTTACAAAACTTTTCAATCATATCTGAAACCTTAGCTTGAGCAGCTTCGTACTTAGCGTAATCTCTTCCATCTATAATATTATAAGCGCTTTCTCCATATTCATCAGGATGTCTTAATTCTCTTGGCTCGTCAGTCTTATAATAAACTTTCTTTTCAGCCGTTCTAATATAAGGCATTCTTAATTCTATTCTTCTATGTGCTTTTCTTCCGCTTGCCTTTGCGATGTCATATTGCTTTTCGATTCTTGGCTTTAATCTAGTCCATTCGGCTAATATTTTATCATTAGCTTTAAAACCTGCTAGGATAGTTTTCATGTCAAATTCTACTCCGTTTACTCTTTTGTAATCTTTGAAAACTCCAACTACATCATCCATAAATTTATCAAAGCTAGAAATAGATTGATAAGAACCATGTACAGTTCCCATACCCCAATCATCTTCTACCTTTCCAGTTGATACTTTTTTGGTTCCATTGAATAATTTTGCAAATGAATAATTAGGTTTACGCGTTGAGTTGTTAGACTGAAACTTAAATACTTCATGTTTCCATGATTTTCCTCGAAGCTCAATGCTCAAACATAAGTTACCTCCATAATTCCATTCTGATCTATAAACTCTACATTTGAATTGAATTTTTGGAAATTCCTTTTTTAAACGTTCAGCCATTTGTAAACCATTACCGAAGTTAGATTCTCTTTTGTATGCTTCTTTACATTCTTTAGATTTTCTAGCAATAGCTAAAACCTTACTTATTGTATAGTATGTTTCTGAATCGAATATTTCATCATCTGTTTCTTTATCTAAAATAACATCTTCATTAATAGATTTTAAATGAGTCAGTTTAGTGGATGTTGATTCTGCAAATGCTTCAATATCCCATTGGATTCTTTGCATTGGATCATCACCTCTAAAGTTTTTCTCAACCCAATCAATAAGACCTGGTTCGAATTGGGCGTTTTGTGCCATATCATAGGCATTCTTCCAACCGTCGTTTGATGCAACGTCTTCTAACCATTGGTCATATTTCCTTTGAGTCCATCTTACTTTCTTAACAGCTTTCTTATGAGGACCAGCTCCTAATGTTGACTTTACAGTATTATAATGGTCTGGACCAGCAAATACGCCTTCTGCCCATTCTTGATCTCTTTTATTACCGTCCCAATATTTAATTTCTTTTCTGAATCTTCTTAGTGAATAATTACCACCTTCAATTTGTTTACGCTTTGTTACTTCTCCTTGTCTGTAACCTATTTCAATCTTCTTTTCTTCGGCAGTTTTAGGATCCATTTCAAAATGTAAAGATTTTACTAAATCTGCAATACCGTCAAACTTACCTTCATTAACCGATTCTAAAATAATAGAATTTAGCTTTACTTCTTTATTAAATCTAGCGCTGCGTACATCGTCAGTTACTTCTAACTTAACACCATACATTGCAGTTAATTTTACCTTTACTTTTTTACCATTATGTTCTGCTTCAAATTCTTTAAATGCATTTGCCTGTCGGCCATAATCCGTAATTTCATAGTTTCCATCTTCTGTATCAAATATAGTACCGATGCTAATTTTATTAAGAACTCTTGCACCCATCATAGATATTTTAGAAGAAGATATTGTTTTACCTTCATCAAGTGATCCGAAAGATTCAAATGATATAATGTTTTTCATTTCGCGTTGTTTCTTTTTATTTCTCTTCTTCTTATACTCTTCTTCGGCATCTCCTTTTCCGGCTGGAATATCCCCTGATCCAACTGATGTTTCAGATGGTAAAGAGACTTCTCCCATTCCGGCCATATCGCCAAGTGATAAGTTTTCGTTTTCGTTTAATTCCATATCTTAATATTCAAATGGTGGAGTTCCATAATCATCTTGTTCGATGCCATACCATACTCCTGATACTTGTAAATACCACCATCCATATTTAGTGTCGTCTACTACTTTAAATTTCTTAGGTAATTTAACAGATTTTTTTGGAGCTCTAGCAATATACTTTAAAACTGGAACACCATCGTCCCATGTTTTTTTAGTAGATCTTGCTTGAACTGATTGTCCATCTGAAAACGCATCAAATGCTTTTGCATCTTCTATTTCATCTGCTAATAAATCGATAGCTGATTCATTAATGTATTGTTCAAATAATTTTACTTTTTTCATTTTACCAAACTATGTTTTTATTATCCCATTTAGCCATTCTTTGCTTAAGCTCTAGTGCTTTACGCTTAGCATCTCTCATATACCAAGAACTTGATGAACCGAATTTTTCTTCTTCAGTTTTCATATTAACGTATGCTGAAACATATCCTTGATAATCTGACAATATATTTGCAATATAATTGGTTAAATCTCTAGGTCTAATTTCTCTTCCTTTAGGGTCTTTTCCTATTGTTAATTCGTTATAGTTTCCTAATTCTTTTTTAGCTAAACCAGCCATTAAGAATTGGTGTGCATCTTCGATAATTTCTTTAACTTTCTTGTCTATTTTATCTGGGTTATCAGCTTTCTTCGCAAGAATATCGTTATACCTTGTTAAGTTATCCTCTTTGATTTTCTTAGGGTTTGTAAGTGCAGTAGCTCCAGATTTTGCCTCTGCTCTTGCAGATGTCTTATCATCGGTAGATAAAGAAGCTCTTAATGTGTCTAAATTAATAATGTAACATTCGTCAGACATTTCCGCAATTCTTTTAATGTTACCTAATCCCGTTCCACTATATTGGTTGTGTGATTTGTTAACACCGACAGTATCTTTAGATCCAGGGTATTTACCCATGTTCTTAAGTCTTCTTGTGTTTTTCTTACCACCTATTGTGTCGCTGTTTCTATTCCATATTGAATCGTTCTGAAACATTTCATTTTTTCCATTAGAAACAGCTAATAAACAATTTCCAGGAATCATTTCAACATATCTTCCGGAAGAAGGAGCATATTCATTTTCTTTTTCATTTCTAGAAATCCAAAATACAATTACGTTTCCGAATGTTTTTGCTTTCTTATAAACTTCAACTGGGTTGCTATTAGAAATTATCATATCATCGGTAACTTTATCTAGTGCTACTTTAGCAAGACCGTATATACCTTTAATTAATTCCTTACCACCTTTTTTGATGTCTATTAATCCTCTTAACTTGGAAGAAGCTAGAGCTTCATTAAGTTCTAAAGATTCAGTTGCTCTGTATTTTGCAAATTTACCCTTTTTAATTGTTTTAACTAATTCAGCTTCGCTATCGTCCATGTGACCATATACATCATTATGTGTTGCTGCGTTTACTATTTCACCAGCATCACCAATAAAATAAGTTCCTCCTGCATATTCGTCTCCATCCATATCTAGATCAAAACCACCGGAATCTAATGAATTTTTAGAAATTGTGAATTCTTTTCCGTCTGCTTTTGAAAGAGCAGCTGCTAATTTTTTTGCTATTTTAGCAGTATCTTTCTGCTTCATAACCTTTGCTTCATTGATAAAATTATCGAAGTTAGTATATAGTTTCATTTTATATTGTTTTGTTTATAATAGTATATATCTTTTAATGTAAGGAATCATGTGCTAATTCATTAGCTAAGTCTGGATTATCATCTGTGAAATCTGATAATTCTTCGTCAGTCATTTCTTTTCCATTAGAATATTCACCATAACTAAAGAATGCATCTGTGAAATCTGGATAATCTTTCATATCAACATCTTCCATTTCTAATGAACTAATATCTACTTTCTTTCCTTTAAATTTAATATAATTAGCTTCGTTAATAAAAGATTCTAATGTTAAACTAACAACTGGTTTAATTCCAGTTAATATTCTTTTTCCAAATTTAGAAAGACCAATTCCATTTTCACTTACTGTAAAGTATTTAGAATTTCTTCTCATCCATCTTTTATTATCGATTGATTTTTCTTTTAGAATATTATTGAATTCTTCTTCTGTTAATACACCATCCGCTAATGCCTCGATCATTGCGTTTCTGACTTTAGCAGTTCTACCTGAAGTTTGTGCAGGATGATTATCGGTATATCTTCTTTTTATTTGAATTTTAGATTCTCTAAGACCCGGTTTCATTACGTTTAATTCCCACCACTGTTCTAATTGGTGATAAATATTTGCACCCATGTTTGAAATCATGAAGTCAATTACATCATCATAATTGTCTTTTTCATCTTGATAAAAACCAGGAGTATCGATATATTCTTTACCCATTATCTTTCTAACTGCTCTTTCTGGCATAGCATCGATTTCTTTTAAAAATTCTTCGAAATCTTCATCGTTTTTAAAACCCTTAGCTTCAATAACCATTGATTCCATTAGGCCAATAGCAATCTCTCCAACTTCTCTATCGCCGCCGTCAACATATCTTTTGTTAAGTATTGCAAATTTAAAACCATCTGCTTTTATCGTATACATTGGCATCATACTATCACTATAGTCGTATTTGTATTTACCTGCTTTTAATTCTTTACCGATTGCAAAGAAATCTTTAGCTTTACCTACTAAATCTGCAAGATTATCTAAGTGGTCACCGGCGTCGTCCTTTTCATTAACTAATGATTCATAAACTCCTTTTTCAATGTTCTTGATTAAGAGTTTAGCACCCTTCTTGTCAAGTTCATTTTGAATAAAGTCCATCATTTCGTTGGGATCTTCAGCATCTATACCAAATTCAGATGCTAAGTTTTGATATGCATCAAATTCCATATTAGAAATAGTGTCTTCTAAGTCTGCATACACATCTTCATTAACTGCTGATTCTACCATTACTAGCCCTATATCCTTATATGCTATTTCATGCTCTCCACCGTCTTGATCTAGTGCAAATACTGATTTATCATGCCACATTGCAGCATTGTCATCGTTATTAGAATCAGGATTATAAATGATATATTCTTTTCCGTTTCCGGTTTGAATCATTGCATCATCTGCATCTCCTAATTTTTTTAATAATGACTTTTTAGTATACCTTTCTTCAACAGCTTCACCTGACGTATATTCAAAATCATTATATAGTGCCTTTAACCATTCTAAAAACTCTGGAGTTTTCTTCATTACTTTCTTATGTCCGTATTCTTTAAAGAATTCTTTCTGAAAAGTATCAAATGATTTGTGATTACCTATCATTTGGTGAATGTCAGACATAACACCCTCACTGATAACTAATTTTACATCTTTGTTTTTACCAGCTACTGCATCATCTAGTTCATTTGTAAGAGCTTTCTTTTTTGCTGTTAAATCTATTAGCTGCTGTCTAGTTGCTGCTTTCTCATCACTTCCATCTTCCGCAGCGATGTATATCTTTACAATATCTTTCATCTTATTAACTGTTTCTCCAAATTCCTTTGAAATCTTGTTAATAGATCTAGCTTCTAATATATTAGATTCTTCAATGTATTCTCCTAATTCAGGATCGTCCCATCCATTAGGATCGGCTAATACTGATTGTAAATCTTCTCTTGAACCTGTCATTTCAACTTCTGGCCAATTGCCACCAGGGCCGTTCATTGTTAAAACTTTCATTTTAACATTATATTTCTTTAAAAGCTTTTTGAGTGTTTTTGATTTAGGATCTATTGCATCCATTACTACAGTAGCTTCATTTAAATTTTCGTCTAGCTTATCAAAGAATCCACCATGTTCACTTTGTAAATCTTCACCATACTTGTCGTCCCATATTTTAGCTAATTCATCTTTAGTAATTTTACCTTTATATTTTCCCATGATTTCAACATAGACACTACCATATTCATATTCAAAATCTTCACCATAAGAAAAATCCCATGCCTTTTCAACATCTTTAATTGTAAGCTTTTTGGCTTCAGTAACCTTTGATTCATACCATCCGTTTTCGTAATCGTCATCATCTTCATAATCATCATACTCAGGTTCTTGATACCATGATTGATTTGGATCAGATTCTGCTTCTTCAGTAAAGTCATGTCTTTTCCAATTAAATCTTGGATCTTCAACTAATGCAGGGAATAATGTCTTTTTCTTTTTATCTTTGGTCTTTATTTTACCGAATGCTAAATCAATACCAAGTTGTCTTAATTCTTTAAATGAACCTTTCATTGTTTTAACATCTTCTTCAGTATATCCATTCATTGTAGCAACAAGATCATAATAATCCATTCCACCAAATTCACCATATCCTTCATAATCCTTTTCCGTCCACTTGTTACCCATATTATCATACATAAATACTGTAATCATGTTCTGTCTTTCAGAACCTATTTGTGTGTTTGTATCGGATGTAAGCCATGAAAATTGACCTTCAACTATCATCTGTTCATGTAACAATTGAGCACCAGTCGTTACAATGTTTAAATAGCTTTCAGGAATTCCATTTACAAAGTTATGTAATTCTGGTTCGAAATCTGGCATACCACATGCATATCTTGGATATGTTGCTCCTTCTGTATTTACAAGAATACTCATTCCATAATACTCTCCAAGCTCACCTGATTCAGTGTTACAATATAATACAAATACCTGTGGCACTTGAACTTTAAAGTTAGATTGTAATGGATATTCGTTATGACATCCTAATTCTTTAGTAGTGTATACGTCTAAGGAATGTAATTCTTTATCATATTTAGTTAATTCTCTATATGGAATAGAAGCTCTTTGGTTAAATAGATCTCCCCAATAAGAAGGCTTTCTCAAGGAATATTTCCCAGAAACCTTTTTGTATACTTTATATAAATCAACGTTTTCGTTCATTGAATTTACAAAGCTTTCGAATGTTTTTTTAGTGCTCATTTTTATTTGTATTTGTTTATTTAAACTCGGTTAGGCTTTATTTTATATTTAAATTTACCTTGTGTAATAGAATATATTTGTAATTCGCTAGTTTTTCCAGGTAATTTCTTGTAATAGTGAAAAGCTACTATTTCATGATCTTTAGACTCTATAAAAAGGAATGGAGTAGGTATATCTCCTACTGCTGAAATTACATCGTCTTGTATTTCAGTAAATGTTCTAACGGAAGGCTCAGTCTCTATTATACTTTTAATTTTTTCTGCAGTTTTAGAGTCACTTAGCTTTCCTAATTCTACGTCATTAAATTTAATTACTAATGCGCCGTTATCTTTATCTCCAGGACCTATTTTAAAATCTCTTTCACTAGAAGAAAGGGCCTGAATATCTGTCTTAGTTAAATTTTGAATATGCTTAAATCTTTTTCCACCTACAGTTCCCCATTCATTTATCCAACCTCCACCGGCAGCCATATCTTTACCATCTCCGTCCGGGTTGATTTCTTCAATATTATATTTTACTGCGTCATATAATGCCGTTAACTTCGGTACATAAGTACTATTAATTCCCTGGTGTTTTGCACCTGTTCTCCAATTTTGTAACATGCCCTTTGACATTTGAGCTTCTTTTAACTCACATTTACCAAGGGGTGGTTTAATTGGTGACCACCTTTCATTATATAATTCTAAGTCAGTATCGGCCGCACCTCCACCTATTTTTATATTTTCTACAATATACGCTAGCATTATTTCTCCAGCACCAATTCCATTATCGTCTCTTCCAATATTAAACAATTCGTTTGCTTCGCTTTTATTTAACATTAAATATTGAAAAACTACTCCGAATGTATCGTCATCCATTTTAGAAAGCCATAACCTGCCATCAGGTTGTTGTTTAACATCCTGTGTTGAAGTAAACTTAACACCTTGCCATGGACACTTATTCTTTTTAAATGTTCTATTAATTGAATTAAATAAATTCTGTTGGGCAGATTTACTTCCGGTCGTTGCAACTCCAATATAGGATTCTATAATTAACGCTTCATTTTCAGCGTTGGTTTTTGCAGCACTATGTAGTGCTCTTTCAAAATCGTACCTATCCATTGTTTTCTAAAAATTGTTTAAATGTTAATAATGATTCAGCAACTTCATTTGATTCTGAAGTACCTACTGAATCTTCTAATTTTTTCTTAAGTTCGCCATACATTTTATGTAATGCTTTGGGTGTTGTTGACTTAAATAATCCTTCATCTCCGTCTAGCATTGCGTTTCTAACCTGAGTCGCTGAAATATTATTGTCTGTTCTTGGAATTTCAAATAATCCAAAATCACTCCTAACTCCAAGATCTTCTCTATAAGAATCTTTATTTACTTGGAATCCGTAAGTTTTCATTCTATCGCTTCCTGTTCCCCATAATACGGGTTCATAAGTTGGTCTCATTGCATTGAACATTGTATCAATACCTCCGGTTGGAATTACAAAGATTTCTTTTAAGAATGGATATTGTTTTTGAACCGCCTTAAACATATCTAATTGTGTCTTCTCATCATAAGGTCTTTTAAATGCATCTTCCTTTTTCTTATTCTTTGCTTTTACTAATAAAACAACCACAGGATATCCATTTTCTTTGTGTATAGTTTCTAATACTTTAGCATGTCCAAGTGTAAATGGTTGGAATCTACCAACAAACATATTTACTAATTCTCCTCCTTGTTCAGGATGATCTACTTTAAGTGCTTCATTTAAATTAACACTTGTCTTTACTTTATTATGTAATATGAAATTATTAAAGTCGTATATGGAATTTTCATCGGTATTCTCTACAAATACTTTCTTATCTATAGTTTCTACTATTTGATTTAAATGCTCTAACATTTCTGCATTTATGATATCGCTTTCCTTGCTTCTCTTTTTTCTAAAAGAACCTAAAGTTATTTTAAATAATTCTGCAAGTATTTCGTTTTCAACATAAGAAAGAGTGGTCTCGTTCTTAATGTATTTAGTATTTAGTTTAAAGGAATCTGAATCTGCAAAATCAGCTGATTCAAAGTTAACACCAATAAACTTAGCAGAGTGTTCTTTAACATACGTATTAAACATCACTGACATTAATTCAATATATCTCCAGTCTGCTGTTTCTTCATTTAGTTGAATGTCTTTCATTTCAAATGTAGAAATAAATTCAATAAGACCAGCAATAGTAATTTGATACATGTGGCTTGATCTCTTATTTTCACTAACAGTTCTTGTAAAATCTTCTAATTTAAAAGATCTAGATTTTTTCTCATCAATAAAAGAAACTATTAATCCGTCAATTTCTACTTCAAAGTCTTCATTTAACGTAGGAGAAACTGCATTTGGATTAAATGTCTTAATCATCTTTTGAGTGAAAGGTAATCTTGCATCTGTATTTGGATCATAATCAAATGCTTCAGAAAACTCCTTATCTGACATAGATAAAACACTTATTAATTCTTCTTTTTGCATTTGAGATAGCATACCATCAAACACAATGCTAGGTCCTTGAACCTCTAATATCTTTGCCCATTTATTTAATATAATTGGATCGCTAATTGTTTTTCTAATCTTACCTGACTCATTCATAGTTTGAATGTGCGTAAGTATTAAATTGTTTTTAGGTAGTTTAGTATATTTATATTCTGACACGTTTAATTCAGGTAAATATTCAAAACCAAATTTCCAATCATGTGGCATTTGTTCCTTTATACTAGGATCTAAACTTTGGATGTGCTTGACACCTGTTTCATATAAACCTACTATTGTTCTGTCTATCATGTTCATTCTAGAATCTCCAGATTTGTAATATTCAAATTTAGTCTGGTTTCTTCTAACGTGAAATGAAGCTCCTTGTATTTTTTCAGTTACTAGAACCCTGCTATTCAACATATCTTGAAATGCATTGATATTAGTTTCCTGAAATACTTGTCTTAGTTTTTTAAGTGCCATATTATATTATTTATCTTCCGTACTTTATGATTCCCATCAGCTGATTGATAGCAGCAAAAGTACCTGTTAGTTTCATAGTCTTTCCTTTATATACAAAAACTATTCCTTCAGTTGGTATGATAGATTCTACTCCTCCAATTCTATCTAATCTCTCTAGTTCTTTCATTACCTTTTCGATCTGAGTAACGCTTCCATCTTTTTTGATCTTTTCAGATTCTGATCTAATTTGATTATGTAGTCTTTGCATCTCTTTGTCTGGATTTGCAGCTACAAAATTAGAAGCATTCATAAGAATTATAGACCCTAGTTCTAAAAATAAATCTTCAAACGGTCTAATGTTTTCTTTATATTTCTTTTTAACATCTTCTTTGTCAAATTTCTTAACAGAAGCAGCTTCATCTTTTCCTATCTCCTTTGCAAGTGATCTCATATTTAAAGACTTTTTATCTCCATAAGCCCATCTTAATAATAAACCTTCCTTATAGTCTTGTTGTAAATCTGGGAAATTTGCATCTATTGTTTCTCTCCACCACATTTCATGATATCTAGAAACTTCGTCACCGTCTGTTAAGTTATAACGATCTCTTAATTTTTCAATCTGCTTTATAAATTTAGCTTGATTTTTATCAAAATTAATATCTTTACCTAGTTTTAAAATCTGAGGAGGAATTATTGTAAATGTCTTTTGAACATCGGCATCTACTTCCTTTAAAGCTTTGACTAATTCTCCTGCTATTTTTCTAGATCCTGTAATATTACCATTCCCATCAGTTTCTTGAATATCGTGAAATTGAAGAACATCTCTTTCGTAATAGATTACATTTGGGTTTTTAGAATAGATTAATTCTATATTTATAAAATCTTTACCGTCATTAAATATGGACTGATCTTTAATTTTTGGAAGAGCTTCATTTAGATCTTTAGCTGCAAACACGTATGTTTCTCGCACTAAAGGTACCTCATGCTTTTCAAACATTTCTATAATACCGTCTAAATCAACGGGACTAATTAATTGACCTTTATTTCTAGAAAACATCGTAACTCCGTTTTTTACGGTTGCTAATAGATTTTGACCGTCTGTTTTTTCAGTGGCTACCTCTTCAAAGTTTAATTCTCCTTGAAGACCGGACGTTACGATCTTTTTAAAATCTGCGAATGTTAAATCTTTTTCATCGAAAGGATGAGACATGTGACCAGCTGCACCGCCTTCTAAGATTAATTCTTCTTTAAGTGTATTGTATTTTTCAACGATATATTCGTCAAATGATAAAACTTTACTCTTATTTTCACTCATATAATGTGCAACATATTCCTCTCTGGTCATGCCTTGTGCATCTGCGTGATGTTGAATAAAATCTACAAAGTTGTTATTTAGTTCCATGTATATAGCTAATATAATTAAAAAACTTGACCCGGAAAAATCCAGGTCAGTTTATTTTTATTTTTTATTATAAATATCTATCGATAAATTCTTCTTTGCTACCAACAAATGATCTAGTCTTTGGGCCGAAAAGAACAATCTCAGCACCTTCTGATTTAAGCCAATCTGCAACTTTTTGAGCTTTTTTCTTATCAGCTGATAACCATACTGTGTCAAATTCAGGACCATGAGACCTTTGCATTACAATACCTCCTTTTTCATTTGTAAATTTAAACTTATCTCCAAGAGCAACACTTACTTTAATATTTTTATCAAAATTCTTTTTATGATTCTTAAAAGAATATGCTAAAGCACCTGAGTAACTTTTAGTGTCAGTTGTAAATTCATCTAAAGATGTAGTAGTACCTTCATAAATATTTGATTCAAATGCTGGAACTAATCCAGTTTCTCCGTAGATATCTGCCATCATCCATTTTTTAGAACCTTCATCCCATAAATAAACGAATTCTGCACCACCTTCGTAATTTGCATCTTTAATATATTTGTTAATATTCTTAACATTACCTTTCATCAGATTAACATCTCCGCCATAGAAATTAATTTTCTTAACGTCTTTATCTAAACCTGAATTATCTCCATTTTTAAGAACAAAATCTACATTTTTACCACTTTTAAAGGTTGATTTAATAATAGGCAACATGTTTTCAGGATATGAATCATAGTGAGTATATACTGAAGTAATATTTCCTTTCTTGTCTATTTTACCAAATTGACCTCTAGTTCCTTCATTAATTACATAATTGATTACTTCGTTAAATTTAGATTCTTTTAAAGAAATTTCTTCTTCAGTTAATTGAAACTTAACTGATTCTTCTACTGCGTTAAATCCTGCTAATAATTTTTCAGCAAGTTTAGATTCACCAATAGATTCTAAATATAGAGCAGTGCCTTCAGCAACTCCAATACCTGACCATCCGGCAGCATTTGAAATTCTAGAATAATACTCATCTAATATCTGTGATATTTTCTTTGCTCCTACTATAATAGCTTGTTTACCAAGAGTTAAAGGATTAACAGTAACACTTCCTAATCTTCCTTTGATAATTTTTTCAGTAGCTGTTCTTTCTCTATGGAAATTAGCATCAGTTAATGCTTCAGCGTAAATATATTTAATAGCTCCTAAGTGAGAAATTTTATCAGCTGTTAAGCTTCCTAGTTCTGCAAATATTTTATTGTATTGAGTTAATACTTTCTTTGCATCTCTTTTATATTTAATATCTAAGGCCTCATTCATTAATGATTCTCCTAATCCCCAGTAATTTGCGTGATCGTATTCAACTGGGAATATACCTAAATCACCTTCATCACCTTCTTCACTTTTAACAATTTTAGCAAGATAGTAATCTCCCTTTGCAGTATCTTCATATCCGTATGAATCTGCATCTGATCCCATTTCTTTTTTAAATTGCTTTGATATCTTTCTCCAATTATCGATAGCGATTATTTCAACTTCGCTTCCAATTGAATTTTCAGTAGTATCTCCTACTTTAAATTTAGCTTTTTCAGTAACTAAAGATTCTGAAAATTCTTCAATATGTTCCATATCGATTTCATCTTCTCCCTTTAATTCTTTTTGTACTTCTTTAGACTTTACTAATTTTGAAAGATCTTTCATAGTGATTTCTCCATCAATGAAGTCAGCTAGTATATAGTATTGATTAGAAGAATATCCTTCACTGTCTCTAAAATCACCAATTTCTTCAATTGCTGCTTTAGTAACGGTCTTAGCTTCAGTAACTAAAGATTCGCTTAATGAATTTCTTAGACCACAGTGTACGCATTCTACCGTTCCGTCCTTGTCAATTTGCTTATATAAATGTCCTTTTTTATTAGTACACTTTGGTTCGTCTGATTCAGTAACTTCTTCTGATGCAGTAACATCTTCTACCTCTACTTCTATTTCAGCTATTTCTTCTTCTGAAACATCTCCAAATATTTTTGAGATAATTGATTCTTTCTGATCTTCTTCTAAACCTTCGAAAGAAGTTAATCCTAATTCATCTAGAATAGCAGCTATTTTACCAACTGATTCTTGTCTTTTTAAATTGTTTTCTTCTCTAAGTTTACTAACAGATTCCTGTTTTCTAATCTCTGTAAACGATTTAAATGAAGAAATTTTATTAACTTGTGCCATTTTTTAATGTTTATTTAATTTAGTTTCGTTATTCTATATATCTCCGTCAAATTTGACTTTCTTAATACTATACTCAAATTTCTCTTGTTTATAAATTTTCTGCCTCGCCTTACTATGTTTATATAAATAGTTATCCCATTCGTCAGTTCTAATGTCATCCACAAAATCGACAATTAATACAGCTTCTTTAGACTCATGCTGCCTTAGACCTCTACCAATTGACTGCCTGATGATCACCTCGGACTTAAATGACTCTGTAAAGAATATATTGTGTATTTTCTTAATGGAAATTCCAGTAGAAAATGTACCATAACTCGCTACAATAACTACTTCATCTCCTGCTTCCATTTTCTTTTTATATTCTTCTCTAATATCTTTATCTGTTCCTCCATCTACATAAAAAACTCTTTTATCTGAGTTTTGGCGGAGCTGTTCGTATATTTTTTTACCATGTTCTATTCTATGAAACAGAACTAGAGAGTTCCTAGGGACCTTGCCAACAACATTACATATAAAATTAAGTCTACCAAAAGAATTAATAATATAATTTTGTTCCAGTTGAAAAACATCCTTCCTATCATACTTATTAAATGCTAATTCTTCAAATGCTTTTTTGGCGGAATCAGGTGCGTAATTCATTTCAATTACTTTTACTTTACATTTAGCGATGTGACCCTGACTCTGTAAAAATGCAGCCTTAACTTCGCTAATTACAGGACCCGTTTGACTCATTAGTGTTAACTTGTCTAAAGATCCATCTTTAGGAATTGTACCCGATAAACCATATTTATATTGTGCACTTGTACATTTTTGTAATATAGTCTTAATAGAATTAGATTTCGCTTTATGAGTTTCATCTACAATAACAGCATCGAACTGTTGAAAATATTCTTTAGGCTTTTTAACTAAGGACTGATATGTACCTATCACTACATTCCTGTCTGACTTTATTTTCTGGCCGGCATATATCTGTTGTATCTTTAGTTTTATTCTATTCTTATTATTGTATTCGTGGAAATCTTCATGGGCCTGAACAACTAGAGAAACATTAGGAACTATAAATAATATCTTTTCGGCCTTTTCTTTTTCTAACATATACGCCACTGTTAAAAAACTAATAAGTGTTTTCCCAGCGGAAGTTGCTAATTCAGCTAAACATCTCCTAAACTTTAGGATATTAAATGCTGTTTCTATTTGATAATCCCTTGGAACAAATTTACTACCCTCAAAAAATTCTAAAGCCCATGCTTCAAATGATTCTGCACCTATGTTTCTATCAAATAGTCTTTGAATTCCATTAAGTTTAAGATCAAACTTATATTCCTTGCAAATGAGCATAACGTATCTCCAAAGACCGGCGGGAATCCACTTATCGTCTTTGATGTATGAAACATATCCGTCCCATATTCCTTTCTTGACTAAAGGATTAAATCTCCAACTATCAATTCTTTTAGTTAAAGATATTTTAATCTGCTCTAGTTCAAGTTCCTCTGCTTCATCAATTCGTAAGAATTGATTATCATCTGTTAGAGTTAAAATCAATTTTCATTTAACTTTTTTTACAGTCTCGAAATATCAAGGCGATTCTTTATTGCAAAGCCCATATTGTCGAGAGTTTTTACTGAGCCTTCAATAAAGGCCTTTTGGCTTTCAAGTAAATCCAAAATCTGTTTATCATCTGAAAGATCTGCGTCGATAAAACGTTCTCTTTGTTTATCCGTTATCTTATAATCAAACTTATAATATTCAATCCATTTCTGTTTATATAACTTGTCTACTGTTCCCTTCTGTGTTCTAATTTTACCAGCGATAGTTGCTAAATTTTCAACTAATATTTGCCTATAACTTAATGTATATGCACTAACATCTTCTAGGTTAATACCTTCTTTTAAGTTTGCAGTAAGTTCTTTAATCTTTAAAGTCCATTCTGATCTTTGGTTTGCTAAATATTCGTCTAATTGTACAATCTTAGATTTGTTAGTTGATTGTTCTGTCATGTGGTGTTTTTTAGAATAATGAGTTATTATTAGTATTCTTCTTAATATAAACTTGACTCTTAAATTTCTTTTTGTATTTAGGAGTTATTTTAATTTCTTTTTCAGCGTGTGATAAATCGGCTGCTGCAAACCCAATAATCATTTTTAGATTTTTGTGTCTTTTTCCATCTTCTTCGAATTGATCTAATTCGTCATTTACCATTTGTACGTAATCGTCTATCATAAGTAATAAGCATCTAGTCGTGAATTACTAAAATACTTATCCATTGTGGATAAACATTTATTTTTTGTTTTCCAAGCAGCGATAACTAGATCGTTTAGATCTTTAATCTTGCTAGGATATTTATCCATCTTTGATTCAGACATAAATTTGTCCCATGTAAATACTTCTTTACCTCTTTTTAATTTTTGCATCATCTTTGATTTTCCTGCTTCGTCATTATCAAACATATATCGTATTGTTGGAATTTCATCTAACTCTTCGGTTGATCTGGTTACAGACGCCAATGCTATAGAGTTAGGCATAAATAAGGCATCTAAAGGTCCTTCGAATACCGTACAGGGCATTTGGAAGTTTGCAGTCATGATACCAAACAAAGTTGATAACTTCTTAGAGGATATAAGCTGTTCATCCTGGAGAGGTATTTCTTTATTCATTTCCTGATATATCTTTTCTATATCGTATGTTAGATATCTTGTGTTTTTACTTTTCCTTAAAGATCTACTTTGAAATCCTATAACCTTACCTTCAGGTGCTAAGTTTAAAACTAAGATTCTTTTATCTCTGGGAGAATACAAGAAGTGATTAAGCTTCTTATGTAAAAACCTGTTCTTTAAATAGAAAAAAGCAGGATCTCCTGGTTCTATCTCTACTAGTTTAAAAACTTCTTTAAGTTCCTTTCTCGTAGGTGATAAATCATATAAGGTTTTAAATACACCATGTTGTAGAGTGTCTACTTCATTAACAGATACTTTGTGTTCTTTAATGTATTCTATAATTGTAATAGAATCTTGAGTATCTTTGAATTTTAGGTGATGATCTTTTAAAAAACCATATAGATCTGAGTGTTGTCCACAATTAAAGCAGTGGAATTGTAACGTTGCCCAATATAGATTACCTCTTTTCTTATGAGTTTCACCATGCGAGTCACCACAATAAGGGCATGCCAGGTTTAAACGACCTGGCATTTCCTTAATCATGTGTTTGTTAGGGTCAGTATGTTCTTTTACACAAACTTGTTTAACTAAACTTCTGACCTTCTGCTTTAAATCTTCTGTGATTTTTTTAGATTCCGATTTCATCTAAGAAAGAATCTAGATCATCGCTATCTGCTGATGCAGTTGAAGATTTTGTTTCTGCTGCCGTTGGAGTCGCTGTCATTGTGTCAGGGAATTCAAAGTTAGCATCATTTCCTGTTACCGGAGCTGCTTCTTTTACTGCTGCTTTTTTAGCAGCTGGCTTCGGTGTAGAAATTACAGAATCCATTGAAGAACCAGGGTTAAGATATTGTCTTAAAATACCATTGACAAAGTCAAGAGTTTCAGCATCCCATTTCTTATATCCATAAGGATCTAAAGATGGCGCTGTATCTAATTCACCTTTAATAGATGTCATAGCTTCTTGGTTTCTTTCAGCTGGTTTTCCATCAATTGCAATAGCTGATCTAGTTGCAGAGAATTTAGACTTATCATAGTTATTATATTCACCTTGGCGAGTAATAATAAGTTCAAAGTTCTTTCCTTCGAATAAATCATAAATCTGAGTTGGTTCACCAAATGCAGGTTTAGTTTCTTCTTCGATCTTCTCTTTAATTTTGTAACCGAATTTAAATACTTTATAAGTACCTTCTAATTCAGGGTTCTGAGGATCTTTCACTACTTTGATAAGTGAGTAATACTGTTCTCTACGCTTAAGCTTGTCGCTCATCTTACGGTCTACTGCTGAATCACTCTTACGAAGTTTGAAGAATGCATCTGCAATTGGACACTTATCTCCTACCGTTGAAGGTGAATCAATAAGTCTTCCATCGCCGTTAGCGTCAGTTAGCCAGTGTACATACTTTTTAACTAATGAATTTCTTGGGTTTGTTGGGTTTGGAACAAAACGAATAAGTGCTTTGTAAGTTCCGTCTTTACCATCATCTGCGGATGGTTTGTAGATCTCATTTGTAGAGCTTGAGCTCTTTGTTTCATGAGTTTCAACGTCTGATACGCTGAGGTTAAAAATGTCAAAATCTGCCATGTCTTTAATTGCTTTAATTTACGTTAATGTCTTTAATCTTTAAAAAACTTTCAATAGTTATACATGCAATTCCTAAAAGGTTTCACAATAATAACTATTCTATATATCCGTATTGCAGGGGGCAGGGGGAAGAATTATAACTCTGAATAGGTTGATCCAGATTCGTCAATCCACTTTGAAGAAGAGTTTGGAAGACGAGCTAAACCAGCCTTTCTTAACATATCTATCATTTCATTTTCTGTTATTCTATGTTGAGTTACCATATCACTTAAAATCTCTTTAAGCTTTAATAGGTGTGCCGGTATTATTTCTCTATCTGTTTGCATATTTTATATATCTTTTTATTTTATGAAACTTTATGGGGAAAAGACAGTATAACTTAAGACTTTAAGCCTCAGTGGTAAATCTATTCCTCAGTGGCCGACATCTTTGCTCTAACGAAGTGAGTTAAAAAGTAAGCGTCAACTAAATCGTCAAAGGGTTTTGGTATTTTTTTAGAAGGTCCAATTTCTTTCACACAAAAATCTAAAAGAGGATGTTCTGCTAAAATTTGATCTCCTAATACATTACTTAAAAAGGCATCCCATAATTGAGACTTATTCATGTTTCCTTTTCCAGCGTGTTTCTTAATTGTAGTGGGAGCAATGGTTTGAATATCTAAGATTTCAAGTTGACTTAGCATTCTTTCTTTAAGTATCGCAGCTCCTGCAGCCATATCTATAATATTATTAGTTCCCATTTTAGAACCGAAAGAAGTTCCTTCAAAAGAAATAATATATTGCTTCTTTGTTTTTGTAATATCCGTTATTAAATTAATAATGTCATCTGCGGTTTTAGCGTATCTCTTTATCTTTGCTAATTCAACGCTTGAATAATCTTCACCATGTTTTCCCCAGTCAGGTTGATTAATAAGAGTAACTCCCTTTAAATGAGATATGTCTTCTTGCCAAGCTCTTTCTTTCTTGGTTCCTTGACCTTCTTTAATATAAGATATGAAATGATATTCGTTAGTTTCTTCTTGGTATATAAAAATACCTGGAGAATTTAATGAAAAGTCTACTGATACGTAATTCAAATTAGAATGATTTTCCGATAGCCGCACCTAATCCAGCGCCAACTAATCTTGAGGTTAATAAATCGTAAAAAATACCTTTCTGAATTCCTAGAACTTTAGCAACTGTTTTACCAATTGTTTTACCTAGAGCAAATCCTGTAAGGCCACCAAATATAGAACCTAAGAAACCTTCATTTGTTAATTCCTCATTAAATCTTTCAAAATCAAACGTTCCATCTTCATTTGCATACTGTCTAGTAAATTCTTCTAAAGCAGCATCTACTTTTTGCTCTAATTCATCAGTCCATTCTGACTGCAGAGATTCTTCTAAAAGGGTAATTTCCTCTTTAGTTATATTCTCTTCGCTTAAGTATTCAAAAAATGTTTTCATTATATTGGTCTATATTGTTATGGATTATATATCTCGTTTATTTACCGTCTATCTCTGAGATAATATTAAACTTATTATAATAGAAGTTAAGTGTAAATGTAGAAAAATCAGCAACATTACTTGACATGTTTAACTCTAATTCAGAAATAGAATTAAGAATAGGCTTTTCAAAAACTGCACTCATTAAATGTATACCTTCTGCATCCATTATTTGAAGTTTTAGATCGTTAATAAAAGGGTCTCTAACTTGTTTTGAATAATAATATAATAAAGTATCTTGCATTATCCAATAATTAATATACCCGTCTAATAGCTGTAACTCTATAGAGAATTGTCTTTCAACTGTATTTTGAATAGGAATAGACCCTCTATGGTATGTGATAGTTCCGTCGTTAGGCGATTGCTGTATTGGATCAAAATTAATTCCAGGTAAACTTAAACCCTGTATTGAATAATTGACAAAATCAATAGGTTCTTCTATTATGTTGCCTGGCATTTTACCCAAATAAGATCTATATTTGTCAGCTACTTCCTTCGGAATAAATGTCCTAGGAAATTTAAAGTTAAATAAGTTATTTCTACTATTTAATATCATTATACTATTTCTACTTTTCCATGATACAATAAGGACTCTGTTTCTCCATTCTTTATATTAATATAGAATTTGTCTTCGAACTTATTTGCATCTGTTTTATCAAATCTTACAGCTGTGCCTTTAGGTATTTTAAAGAATACTTCTCCTAATCCTAAATCTATATTAGGAAATGAAGGATCATGTACTATTCTCTGTTCTATAGATCCGCTTTTAATAATTAAAATTATATTTTCAGCGCTTACTAATGAAACCGCTTTTTTATCGTCACCATCGGGCTGAGCAATATTAAATTTCACGAAGTTATCAGATACTTTAGATAATTTAATGCTAGCTTTACCTTCTTCAAAAAACTTAATGTTATCTAATTCTTCAGATTCTGTTAAATCTGTTGTAACGTTTGTAGCAGATGCTAATATACCATAAGTATCTAACGCAACTGGAACATATTTAGTTTCTCCAACGCTCGGTCTAATTGAATTAACAAATTGATTTAATTCTCTATTTACTGTAGTGTTAGGTAGTTTATTATAGATAATAGTAGGATCTACGTTTCTTAGATTAATCTTTTCCATACGAGTACCGTATTTCTTAGGATTATATGATGTCATAGTAGCAACCTTAATAATCTGTGTATTATCGGTTTCATTATACATTCTCATAGTATGTCTAATATAAAATGAACTTGCAATATCAGAATTAAATATGATAGGTCTAAATGGTATCGGAGCTTCATAATTTGCGGTTTGAGTAAATGTCATAGAAGATGTGTCTAAGAAATCTAAACCTATTTGTTCACTAACTTCTATGTCATGGAATATTATGATATCATCACTTGATGTTTGTATTCTTCCATTTATATAGTTTTCAAAACCTTGCCTAGATCCGTCCTTGGTCCCATATATTTGAAAATAATCCATATCTTCTACTTCCTCGACGTTTGCTGCAATATCTACATATTCGTCTTCCATTGCGACTGTAACATCAATAGTGTCTTCTACATTGATGTATTCTACATCTCCTTCTTCAGTTAAAGTGTTTATTAATTTTAAACTTATTTCATAGTTAGTAGAATCTAATATTGCATCTTCGTTTTCTCCAAAGAATGCATCGTGAAAATCTTTATTCTTAGTTGAAACATCAAAATAAATTAAAGAAGGTACTTTAATTTGTATGTATTTAGAATATGAAGTATCTCCTAATACAAATGAATTAGGATTACTAATTTCAAAATTAGAATGATTTAAATACACAATAGATGTGAAATAATTATAGACTCCTGATTCTCTTTTTGCTTTTACCTGAAACATAAAACCTTCTTTACCTCTAGCTGCAAATGAAAATCCTGTCTTTAAGTGTAATCTTATAGTGTCATACCATACATCACTTACTATACTATCATCTACGTTTGCAAGAGAAGAGTCTGTTCCATTCCATGATGAACTATCTAAATATGCTAAATCATTTTTTAGTAAAGCCCATTTGCCATCATATTCTGAAGGAACTCCATAATATCTTCCAACTTCACCTGTTGCAGTTTTAATACTATTTCCAGTTTCTTGTTCTGGTTCTGCAAATAAAGGATTAGCTCTATTTCCTACGTTTATTTCTCCACCTCTAGCACTATCTCCAGCCATATTTTCATATGAATATTCAAATCTTCCATTAGTTCCTGGAGTATATATGTATGTGTTACCAATTAATTGGGTAGTTGAACCATCTATTGTGAATCCAGCTATATTGTCTATCGTAGAATCAGATAGGTTAAATTTATAAGTTTTGCCGTTTTTAAGAACTAATTGCCTAGACGCAAAATCATTAATAAAAACATAACCATCTTGTATCTTTACACTGAAGTTAACAACATCTGCTCCTAATTCATGAATTAAGAATCTAGAGGCTGAATCGTTAGATGCCTCTGTGTTTAAAAATTTAAATTGACTTCCGTTGTCGTCGTTTTCTATCTTAGCATCATCTACATAATCAACATTTTGATCATGATACATGAACTCCATTAGAATGTCGTCATCTAGTCTTAAGAATTTGGATGATTGTGCCATTGTTTATTTATTATTTTAAAATCTAAGAAATTTAGGGGACCAGTATACTCCTATACCAATTGATGGACCAGTACTTATAACTTGATTGTTATTCAAGTTAAGTCCATATTGAAATCCAACACCAATAGACCACCCTGCTTTTTTCTCATATTTATTATTTAATCTATCGTTAACTAAGTTTATATTTTCTATATTAGTGAACGTTACTCCTTTATATGGAGTTGTAATTTTAAGTCTGTCAAATCCTTCTTCATTAATGATGGCAGCACTTAAACCTATTCCCTGTATAATATCAAATCTAGAAGAGAATAAATTATAATTAGTGCTATCCTTTAAAAGAGATATACTTCCTTGAAATCTTCTCCAGTTATATTTATCAAACTCCCACTTATCGTTTACGTCAACTGTTATCGTATCTATATTATTTATAGAATCCGTATCAACGGTTACAACTCCATTTGCGTTTATTATAGAATCTTTTACGTTTAAAGTTGTTGAAAGTAAACTATTAACATTCTCTAATTCGTTATTAATATTTAATTGATTAGCATATTTAGAAACTAGTTTCTTATTACTTTCAGTTAGGGTGTTTACATCATACTCAAAGGATCTTATACTAGAAACTAATTCTTTATTTTTATTCTTTTCAATTATAATAGTATCTTGCGTGGCTTTATAGTTATTAAGGTTTCTATCAGATACCTTCTGAACTTGTATAATTTCTCTTTTTAAGTTTTGGTTAGAGTTACATTGTTGTAAAAGACAAAACAACAAAATCGCAAGTCCTCCGAAAAGAATTACGTTTTTGTAAAGTTTATATGTGTTTATTATATTCATATCTTTATTTTAATCACATCTCAGCATTCCTCCTAGGGAAACCGATGCACCGGAACTTGGAGTTGTTATTATTACACTACCGATCGCTGCACAGAATGTTTGTGAAGGTCCATTTACCAGGATCGTATCAAACTGTATAACACCGTTACAATCTTCATAAGAGTAAAGTGATGAGGAATTAGTCCCGGCTGTCACCACATGTGACTCACATAGACTAGGGCATGTAGCTGTTGTTAAAGAACCAGTATACGTAATTTGCGTAGAATTACCCGCTGAATGCTGTATTACAAGATCGTTAGTGGTATATCCCATGCCTAATTGCGAACATGCTGTCACTGATTGGATATCAATTGTTCCTATTCCAGTATTAATGTTAGGTGGATTTACGGTTGCAGTATACCTAGTTCCATTTCCAGTGTTTTGGGAAGTACCTGAAATTACAATAGGAGTTTGAGTAGCATCGTTTGTTATATACTGTACCTGGTCGCTACCGTTTCCCGCTCCAAAGGAATAATCATCCAAATTAAAGGTAGACCCTCCTTGTATTTGAAGTGCTGAAGTAGGTGGATTATAGTTCTGTACGCACACTGATGGATCGTATCCCATTCCAGCCGGCTGTCTATTCCATGCTGAAGAACTGTAATCCGGACTTCCACCGCCATTATATATACCGTTGTCAGTGTCAGGATCTAAATAATCTTCGGTTCCATCTTGTATCTTATCACTCCACCATGCAGTTCTAAATTTAATAGTAGAACCAGGATTATTATCTAAATAAGAATATATGTCGTTTGAAACTGAAGGTGATACTAGGATTTTAAATTCAACCCTCTGATATCTTCTAAATTCAGTATCATTCTGTCCAGTATACCAATAATCCCAATCTTCTCCAGATAATACACCTGTCCCTGGGTTTTCCCATCCTCCGCTATACATCTTTTCTATGGTACCACCGGGACCGCTTATTGTCGGACCAACTTGTGTACCTATTGTTGCAGCCGTATTCCAGTGATTAGTACCCTCTGTATAGTTATATGGCATTGAATATTGTGGAAAGTCAGTTGTCGGGTCTATTGTTAAACTATCATAGAGGTCTTCTATTATACCTTTGTTCCATCTTGTAATTATAGGAACTTGAACCATCGCAACAGTTTGACCTATATCATTATAAATGTCTAAAAAGACCTCTGCTGGCCATGTCCATCTTCCCTGTTGATCATATAATTCTCCGCTTGTTAATGCGTTTGCTGTGGTAGAATTAGCCTGCTCATAAAGTGAAGGCCATACGGGCTCAAATTGACCAGGGCTTCCCGATATTGGACGTACTATTGCGCCGTCTGATGTATTAGTAGCCCAATCGCCATATCCTCCTCTACCTCCTGTTAGTGTTAAACTAAATCTGTTGTTCGGCGGAGGAGCAGAATTAGAAGGACTGTTTGATTGATTCATAGGACTATAGTGCCAACTCTCTTCTTCAGGATCTTCTACTTTAGGCAATCTATAAAAATAACGAGGAGTACCATACCAGCTATTTCCTCCTTTTTCCCATGAGCTTCCAGTTGCAACTATATGTGCAGATGGATCTGTTATATTTAAAGCCACCGGATCTATTCCCATACTGGACTGTCCGGGAGAAACTGTATAAAAGTTGTTTTGATAACTAAAAATCTGACCTTCGTAATATGAACTAGTTGAACTTGGATTAAATTCTCCTACGTAATTCCATGCAGATGTAGTAGATGTATTTCCATTCCATCTTTCTGACCAGTCAGTAAACCATGAATAAGATTCTGCTTCTCTTTCAGTATTGCAATTAGGTGGTGATTCTGGAGAAGGATTTGATGACCATGAGGTATCTTTACCTCTAGCTGTTAATCTTAAGTCAAATATATTAACTTGGCCGTATTCGAGTTGAACATCTGACGTACTTCCTGCTGACCATGTTCCTGTTGTAGTATTTTTAATTTCTCTACCTGCTGATTGAAGTGGCTGTCCAACGATAATCGAATTACCTTGATATCCATTAGCATCTACTAAATTTATTTCTCTCCATCTATCTGCTCCTGCTTCATCTGGTGAATTAGGAAATACTGCATCGTTATATGTTGTGCTATTGTTATCTAATAATTTAGAATACATGGCAGGGAATGTAAGAGGAGCAGGGCCTGTAACATTATAATATAAATCAGATGCTCCTAAATATATTAATTGAGGAGTTTTAACAACCGCATACTCAGTTGTTGCATAATTAGAATTAGTTGAAGTCTCACTTACCCATGCCTCTGTAGAATCAACAGTTATATCATATTCAATTGAATTCGCGTCTTGAGAGAAAGTAAATAGACCTCCTCCTATAAAATTAGGTCTTGATGCACCACTTAGTGATGTTATTTGGCCTACGTTTGTTGTAAAATTAAATGAAAAGGAATTTAAATTAGGAACAGTGTAGTTTATATTACTATTTTTCCAAGTTTGACCATTACATAAATACCATCCCTCATATTGCGTACCTGCAACTCCTCTTCCAACTACAATATCTATCGTACTTGGATCACTATTTAAATTTATTGTTTGATTCTGTGTAAAGTTACTAACATCAATATATGTGTCATAATGAAAAGATATTATTGTTCCTATGGGAACACTTGCACCTATTTCAGATGCTTCCTTAAAACCTATCGTTCCAGTATTGTCTAATGCCACCGCAATCTTATCTACATCTGGGTTAGTGTTAGTTGTTCCACCTACGTAAGAGTTATTAATTTTAAAAATACTACCTGTAAATATTGCATCGTTAGTAGAAAGAAATGATCCTGTAAATTTTACACCGTTAATAGCGTCCATTGACATCATCTCATTATCATTGACATCGTTGATTATGTACGTATCTGCATTCCATCTATATTCTCCTGCCGCTACACTAGATGCAAATTTAAATTCTAGAACAGACTGTTCGCCAATTGAACTTAAAGCAGGATAATTAGTCAATGCTATGTCTAAATACTTATCTGTTCCTTTTTCAGATATTAATCTAATGTTAGAATCATGATAATTTGAATTCTTATTAATTAATAAAACGCTATTTAGATACCCCGATATTAAATTTAAATCATTATACTCATCATCATTACTTGCATAACCTAATAATACGTTAGTTGGAGGGAAATTCACCTGTGTTGCTGGACCTGCCAGCTCATGTTCAGGTACTATAGTTTTAATATTAAGAGCTCCATTGTACCATATTGCTCCGTCTTTCCATTTTGAATTATTAGAAGCGTCAGCAGGTCCTTGAAAACCCTGAGGACCGTCAATACCCTGAGGACCATCGTCACCAGTTGCACCCTGAAATCCCGTTTCACCAATAGAACCAGTGGCTCCCATTGGTCCACCGCCATTAGCAACTAACTGATCAAAGTTATAATTAACTTTATCCAGTTTTTCCTGTTGTGTATCAGATTGTAGAATCTGCTTTAAATTAATAGGTATTGGCATTACTTAAATCTTTATTTATTTAGTATATATCTTTAATTTCTAGAACTAATTATTACTGGACCTTTTCCTCTAGCTCTTCAACATTATGGCATAAAATACCGTCTGCAATATAAACATCTTCATTTTCAACATCAATAGAATATGTGTTAACCGTTTTGTGAATAGTTTCATTAGAGTTAACTCTTGTCCATTTTTCATTAACATATATCATGTCGGTCGTATCAATATAAAGAGCCTGTTTAAAGAATATTTCTCCATCTGGTCTTTTTATTAATATAGGGTGTTCGTTTGTTATTTTAGTTAATCCGTTATTAATATCTTGATAGTTCTTATAAGTTCCTTTTATTATTCTGACTATTTTAGCAGATGACTTAGGAGCCCTGAATTCCATCGCATTAGTTTTAAAATTTCTCCATTCACCACTATCGCTTAATCCTTTTATATCAAACGAATCTAATACATCTCCTACTTTTAAGTTTTCAACTAATTTAGTAGTTCCATTTGCCATACTAATTACAGTACCTTCAACGTGACATGGATCAATGGAAATTCCTATAGTAGTATCGCTAGCGAGTTCATTCAATGTACCACTATAATCAAAATCTAAGTCCAATATTTCACTAGGCTCTTCTATTGGCGTCATGATACTTAGTGATACATAATTGTCACCTGGGTTGAAACTTACACTAGCCCAATTCATGCTGTTGCTAGGATCCTCTATAGTAAAATTAGAAGAACTAAGCTGGGATGGAGATATGCCACTAAGCGTAAAATAAACATTTCCATTACCTCCTCCACCGAAATAATTAAGTGTATTATTGGTATTTCCGTCATCCCAGTCAAATATAACACCGGATGGACTTCCTCCCGAGCATTCTGTCGGATTAGTGGCAGTTGCTTGACTATTTGAATCAATAGCTTTATAATGTTCACCTGTATATCCTGATGTACCAGAGTCTCCAGTCCAGTCGGCTATTTTTATCGAGATGTTTGTTCCTGGAATAAAGGTATCTGATTTTAATAATGTAAGTGGATATTTTCCAAGATTAGCGATTGAACTATAAAGAACTGTGTTAGAACTCTGGTCTTGTCTTACGTATATTTGGTTTGACAACCATGACGAAACTCTACCTTCATTCTCGGCATTTGAATTAGATGCACCTAAATTCGTTACGCGCCATGATCCAGGGTTTTCTCCTAATTCAAACATATCAGAAGAATAAAATATATCATTACCTGAAGTTGCATCACATGCCGTAGTAGCACCTATTCCAAGAGAAAGGTCTCCACTCGACCATTGTACAAATCTAGATTTTATAACATCTCCTTTAAATTCATTATCATTTGCTGACCAATATTTTCTCCATGCCATATATAATCCAGAATCTATTGTTAACATACCACCGAAGCCAAAATTAACCAGATACGTATCCGTATTTGGTACACTCCTATACCAACCATCAGTTAATTGATCTATGGTATTATTTCCATCATTACGTTTCCATATATGTGAAGTATTTTCATAATCTTTAAAATCACTAGAAGATCCCACGACATCTGGATGATTGTCTATTTTATTAGAAATAAATACTTTTTCCAAAGAAGTGCCGGCTGGCCATCCAGTAAACCCGGTTACATCTGCCTCTGTCATTGTTACAGGAGGGAGCAGTCCGTTATTAGAAATACCAATGCTAGAATACGTACCGTCAACTCCATTTACACTTTCAGAATACATCATCCAGCATTCTTTAGGCTCTGTTTCTAAAGCGTCATCTGAAGATATCCCAACACCATTAATATATTTTCTTGCATAGCCCCATCCATTCTGTCCACCAGATTCTCTAGCTAACCATCCGTCTGCTAATTCCTGTCCGTTTGAATAGCATCTTACATTACCATTTGCAAAATTATTATCGTTATTCCAATAAGCATCTAATTGAGCTCCATCACTTGGAGCACCGTCTGCCGTCCATTGTATTGTTTCTGGGTTTAATGTAGTTGCATATTGCATTGCAATATCTATGTTAGTGCTGTACGTGCCTGGTGCGATAGTATTTGAATCCATAGATCCTGTCATCGCGTGATATTGTAATTGTATATTAGAAGAGCTGGTAGAGGCGGCGGCCGTACTCCACTTATAATCATATTCTTTCAAATAAATTATACTAATTTGTTCTCCCATTATGATATGCTCAGAAGGCGCAAACTGTATATTTTCATTGTCATATATTCTTACATCTTCTGTACTATTATCAAAAGAATGTGATATGACATTAGGGTTTAATCCAGAACCATCGAGACCCAATGCACTAACTCCTCCTGAAAAAAGTATATTACCATTATATGTGGCTAAGCTACCTCCACTTGTACTGCCTGATAAATCTCCCGTTAAACCTGCTATATTAGTAATAGCCCAGTCAAACCCGTTTAAGTTAGGTGTATCGTATGCTACGATTCCTCCATCACCCCATGTTTCTCCATTACATAAGTACCATCCTGCATAAAGCCCGGTTGGTTTACCTGATCCGAAGTTTGTTTTAATTACTTCATCTCCGTCTACAATTAACATAGGCCCTGTCTCGGCATCCGATAGATTAAAGTTCTCTTCACCAAAGAAGGTATCACTGGGTATTCTTATTATAGATCCCACGGGGAATACTTGAAACATGTTAAAAACATCTTCCCATTCAACTCTTCCCTGTGTGTCGTGTGATTTTAGTAATTTATTTAAACTTGGAGAGTGATTAGAATACTTTATCTCCCCTACTTTAAATTCTATTACACTACCCGGCGAGGTTGCATCTACATTAAGTTCATACGGAATTACGGATTCGGCACCTAATACGTTTTGAATGGTTCCATTAAAATAAAACCTATTGTCTCTATCAAATTTTATAGCAAATTTATTATTTACGTGATCAGCATTGATATCCGGAGTAAATGTTAAAACAGGAAATTCAATATTATTACTATCTTCTTCTATTTTTAATCCAATATTATATGACTTATCGAGATGTTTATCTTCTGCAAATATGATAGAATTCTGAGGAGATGGAGTGGGGTTATTGGGGCTTGAACCGGTTGAAGCTTCTGTTATAATATTTAATGTTCCGCTCTTCGAAGCACTGACAGGCTCTGTTGATAATTCACCATAATAAGGACTTATTAATTCCCCATTGCTATCTAAATGAGCCGATGCACCAATTGCTAATGTAACCGTTCCACTCTGATTAACAGCAACGGAAGGATATATTACCCTTTGTGTTGGATTATTATCATCTGTTATCTCTTGTGATTTCCAAGTTCCACTTGACTCTGGTCCTATCATACCCTGTGTTCCACGTGGTCCCTCAGTTCCTTGTAGACCGTCTTCACCCTTATCACCATCTTCACCATTTGGTCCTTCAATTCCTACAGGGCCACTTGGCCCTCCGTTTTTCATTAGTCTAAAATTAAAATTAATTTTATCAATTTTATCCTTTGACCACCATTCACTACTGTTAGGATCTAGATCACTCTTAAAAAGTTCTTTGATTCTTATGTTCATTTTTATGCAATTATTTTAGAATGGACCCTCAAATTATATCGATACCCTGGTTTTTTATTATATATTAATCTGAAATTTAAAGGCTTTTCAGCGAAACTTCTGATTTCAAAATTAGTAAGTTCAAAAAACCCATCAGATGTAATATCTTCTATATTAGTTACGCTTTCCAATTCACTATATTTAGATTGATTTATATCATCACTTGGAAGATACCCTGCTATTTCAGTTCCATATACCTTTATTTGATCTATTATAAATCTAGGTATAATGTTTTCTTCAATGTATATTGTTGAATCATCTTCCAATGTTGTTTTATCTCCATACGAATATTCAGAAGTAGCGTACCTTGAATAATACGCAGTTATATTTTCTTCTTTTAATTTTCTTACAATAGAATTAGCGATGTAGAAGTCAATGTGAATTTTTTGAGAATCTTCAAAAATATAAGCACCATCATCTTCTCTTTCATCATATCTAATTACATCTAACGCTTGAAGAGATCTTACTCTTTTTAAATTGTATGAAGTTATATCATATTCATTTTTAACTTTCATTATTGTAGATGCAAAGAAAGATCTTTCTTCTATAGGGCTTAATGTTCCATGGACTTCCTTTGATCTATTTGTTCCACCAAAGGACCTTGTATAATAGTCTTTAGCATATTTACTCTTAAATAGGTTTAAATCTTTTTTATCTATTGCTATTTCTCCAATTAATGGATATAGGGGTAGTTTATCTGATTCTTGACTTAGTTTAATAACCTTCGGCTGTAATTCATTTACTTTATGAAAGAAAAAGTTATTGATAATTCCGTAATTTTCATCAACTCCTAAATTAGAATTAAACATACAATTTACTCCTATCAGTCTGTTGTATTTTTTCAACCTGTTCTCTTGCTCTTCATTAAAAGAATCTAAGGTATTTCTAAATTTATAATTGCCATAGGGAGATGAAAAAGTTACAACATCTTTAAATAAAGGATCATAGCTACCGTTCATTCTTTTAAGAGTAGTGTAATATCCACCATCTTCTCTTGCAACCAGATTATAACCTATATTATCATTATTTAATTTAAATGCCTTAGGTTTATCATCATCTATTTCTATGTCTAAAATTGAGGTTTTTACAAACTCAACACCGCTTTGTATTTCTAAACAAAACTGACCTGACTCTATATCTCCATTCTCTAGAATAGTAGTATACGTTATATCTCTATGTGTATTAATTCTATCTGCAAATCCAAATGAAGAAACGTCTTGTAATGCATTATCCCATGCCTTTTTACCACCGTTATAATATTTAAGAGGTATAATGTTAGGAATCGTAGTTGGATCGTCATAGGGTACATCTAAATCCTGATAATATTCTCCAGTCTGCTGATTTAATACCCATAGGTAAGGAAGACCTTTAACTATTATTTGTGAATCGTCTATCACCGAAACAACCTGTAAAGAATAAGTTTCATTTCCACTTTCAAATAATATATATGAATATTGCTCATCTATTTTAAAAATGTCTTGTGTAAATTTAGGTGTATTTTCGCCAACTGATTGCACCGAAGCTTCCACTATCGTTGTAATTTCAGGATCTTCAGTATTCCATACTGTTACTGAGCTACCTCCAAACTCTAAGAAACCTCTAATATTACTATCAAGTATTTCTCCTTCATTTAAAAGGTCATTTAAATTATATAACAAATATCTGTCTAATTGTGATATATCATTTGTAGGAACTTGTAAATTTATAAGAATGCTAATAGTTTTAAATTTATTATTTCTTACAACCTCTATATCTACTCCCGTGTTGTTTATTTCGTCGTTAGAAGTATAGTTAAGTATTGTTGCAACTTTAAAATCATTTACATCAGACGAAGATTTAAAAGATATCGGGCTAGTCGATAAAAATTCAGTTCTATCTTTATAAATATATCTTAATCCTTTAAAAACTGTAGATGAAAAATTAACAGAATCTCCACCTTGCATTTTAGTGTACATTTTAAGTGGGGTTGAATTAACCCATTCACCGGGTTCAATTGTCGCTAGACCTGAGCTATCATTTTGATGAGCACCTGTATAGTTTAATATAGTTGAAAAATAATCAAAGTCAGTGCTTTTTAAATTTGCGACTAATTCTGAATAAGGCTTTTCGTACCCTTCATAGACATAATCCATAAGTAATGGAATACTGCTAGGTTCTAATAAATATGTAGGAATATTATGTATATAGAAGTGTTCCATATTTAGTTTTTCAGCTGATCTTTCTGAAAGTTTAGTAATATCAGCTGATAAATTATTTACACCGAATGCTTCATTGGTGTTTAGGATGTATGATAAATTTCTAGAGTTAGTAGAATCTTTTAAATTAAATTTACATATAGTAGGTACGACTCTTGAATTAACACTCGTCTCCTTTAATGAGTTCTCCTTTAACCTATCATATTCATTAATGATTTCTGTATCTATAAAATCACTTTCAACTATATCATCTCTAATAATACTAGATAAAGATTTAAACTTAAATAATTGACTATTACCAGGACCCGGTTTAAATATAAAATCTTCATAGATATCAGCAACGTTAGACTGGTTGAAAAAATAATTAGCAGATGCTAAATCCTTCGTGATTATTTTAGTAAAGAACATCGTACCCATTGATGTATAGATTACATCTTTTACCTCTGTCCATTCCTGTTCACCAGGATTACCTACCGTATCGACCTTTACAAAGTCTCCTTTTTTAATAAATTCACTAACGTCTATATCATGTATTAATATATAAGGATCTGCTCCAGGAAAAGGTTGGTCATTGGCTTCGAGGACGTAAATGGAAGAAACATTTGCTACTCCAAACGAAGCTTCATCATTCTTATATTGCATGCTCTCTAAAACTAAAAAGTCTATTTTAGAATTTGAAGTATCGTAGAAATCAAAATTAAAATCCTTGAAATCATACGCTGAAAACTTTCCAAAGGGAGTATCATAGGTTTCATAACTTGTAATCACATTGTCCATTGAAAAAACCACCGGTTTTTGAAAAATAACTCTAAAGTTTTCTGAATAAGGATCTTTTATTATTTCTATAATCCTAACATAGTTATCCTTATTAAGTTCTTTAATAAAATACCCTACCTGTAGGTTTCCTATTTCGTTAGGGGATATTAATACACCCTGATTAACAGAACATCCACCAATCATAGTGTAAATTTCATAGTCTCCTAATTGCAATCCACCCGTAACAGTTCCACCTTCACTTATAAAGTCGTTATACTTATTTGAAAATGCAAGATTTGCGTCGGTTGAACTTTGCATATCGATAAAGGGGTTCGGATTAGATGAACTAATACCAAATACAGTTGTATTCTTATTCCTTCCCTGTGAGTAGTCATCTATGATCACCCTGTTCTTTATAGAGCTAGCATTATACGGTATAACTTCTGCATTTCTAATCGCCGCTGCAAGTGCTGCTGCTATTTGAGAAGTATTACCTATTGCAGAATATCTATTTTCTTGAAATGTTCCAATTGGAAGAGAAGTGTCTGCGATTAAAACAAAATCACCCAAATTAAAGTTTTCAATACTTATCTCGAGCAAGTCTCCTAAAAATACTTTATCATTATCAGAAGGCTGGTCTATTATATTTAATTCTATAAAACCATTAAATGGTGTTTTGTTTATTACGGGGGTGTTAAACTCTGTTTGTTTTTTATTTACAAAAATAGAAGAGTCTCCATTATATGATGTTAGTATTTGGTTTTTTTCTATTCTAGTCTTTCTAAATCTATTTAAAACGTTATGATATTTATTATTAATATCTTTTACCCATCCAAGAATCGGCTGGGTGTAATCCTTTATAGATGGTAATTTATCTAATTCGTCAGACGATGAATTGCTTATATCTAAATTTAAGTGTCCTATTGAATTTACAGAATTGACAACTACAGTTCCTTCTTGATGTTCATCTACGAAAATTCCAAAATATCTATAAACATTATAGTCGTCGGCTTCATTATCGTCAAATAAAAATTCTAAATTAATTATATTGTGAGAAACAATTCCGTTTCTTTCAAAGCTAGTTGTTAATGTATTATTAGCTAAAATTTCGGGAAGGTCTTCTTTAACGTAATCATCATCTATATAATCTGACTTTTCAACAAAGCCACCTAACATTACGTCTATTCCGTTAAAGGAAGTAGGATCATCCAGTTCAAAATTAAAATCAATATGCGACTTAGGAATTAAGGGATTAGATACGTGACTATTTAGATATCTCCCTAGCTTAGAGTTATTAGTCATATCATACGATTTTATTAAAGTCGCATTAGATAACATTTCTTGAATTCTAGAATTTTGACTAGGATCATCTTCTAAAGATTTTTCTTTAAAATCTACATCTTTAATTCTATAAATTATAAATTTTTCAGGAACACTTTCTTCTAACCATATTGGAGCAAATATTCTATATTGCTCGTCATAGGCCTTTGTATAATTGAATGAAGCTCCGTAATTATATAGGTTTTCATATTGTGTAGAATAGTCTTTAGAAACACTTAGATCTGTAAATTCCCTACCGACCTGATATCTTTCATCTTTACTTAATCTTCCGTAAAACTGAGCAACGTCCCTACAATATTCACCTGAACTAGAAATAGGATATTTCTGATATTCATACTGCGATAGAGTTCTATTTGCCTTGATTGAGCTTAAATAGATATCTCCCTCTTCGTCAGTAATTAATTTGACATTAGAAGTTAACTTGGGGTTAGTTCTTAATAGGGCAAAGGACTTATCCTTATACGAAATACCTTCTGCTTGTGTGTTAATCGTTATCGCCATTTATAAATAGACTCTATTTTTGTTAGAGTATATATCTTGCTTAGTTACAGCGAGATATTACCTATATGGACGAGCATCGAAATCGTATAATCTAGATGAACTAAAATCATTATATCCACTGAAGAATCTTCTTCTATTCCACCACCAGTTTCCGGAACCAAGGGAGTTTCTATAATTACTCAGCATCACTTTGTTGATACTATTTTTATTTGTTCCAACTGCTCTATATTTAGCGTAAACTTCTACATCGAAGCTAAATTCAGTTTTATAAGAATCTATGATGTCTAGCCCTATTTTCTTTGAATATGTTAAATTGGTAAATGCATTTCCATATATTCCAGCAACTCTACCTTTACCGGTTTCACTCTCTCCAAAATAATCTGTCATTCTATATTGGAATACCATATCAACTGACACTGCATTTTGACTTCCACCTTCAATTAATTTTTTACCATACTTGTTAGGTCCATCTACCGATAGACTAGTTTGGTTTATAGGTGAAAGGTATAAGAAAGAACCACATGAAAGACCACCTAATAAAAATTGATCATCTTCCGTAAATGAGTTTTTTAAAGACTTTTTACCAATTACATTACCTTGTTCATCTATTGGTCCAGATTCACCGTCACTTCTAAATGTAATTGTCAGCGGTTGATATGCTGTTTGAATTTTTCCATTCTTATCGTTAGATCTTTTAATAGCATATTTCGGCATCGATACAATTCCCGTTGAAACTATATCCTTTGTATTTAAACCTATGTCAGACTGAAGTAGCGGGTGTGATTTATGAAGAAAAAGACCTGAATCATACTTAGCAGCCGTTATTTGAGAAACAGAAACTGTATCAGCTGAGTTCGGAAGAATAGCTTCAGGAACGTTCGGATCAGATTGGAATCCGTTTTCATCTTCATTCTGCACACCCTGTCCATTATTATTCCATGTTCCATTCCATATAAAATCACCAGCTCCGTTTAAATTACTAGGTAAATCTTGATGTGGTTGTATTTTAAAGTCTGTAAAATCTCTTAAATGAGTTCTATCAGAAATTGATCCAATTCCAGAATTCGTGACTGTTGCAAATGTTAATCCATATTCTGCGCTACTTACTCCTGTTAAGTTTGAATCCCTAGACAAGTCAGTATCAGGATCTATAATCGAATAAAGATCAGCGTTATTAGCTATATTTCTAAATCTAGAATAAATAAACTGTCCATTTAATTGAGATGATTGGTCTGGCGCAACAGAAAAATGATTGTATGAATTTCCATCACCTGTAAGATTTTGATAAACAACAGGGACTAAATCATACTGAGCCTCTGTCATATAATATGTATCATTTGCTATTTTAACATCAGGTGTTGTAGTTCCAGTTGGTTGTTTATTACCAGTTTCTAAATTAATAATACCTAGGCCATATTCTTGTTGTGATGAAGAAACATAAGCAGGTTGTTTAAGATTTCCATTAATTCTTGCACATAATTCTAGATCAGATGCCTTAGTATTATGAAGTTCTACTCTATAATTTTTAGTAACAATATATCCTTTAGTTTCATCATCTGGTTTTTCATCTACATAATATCCTGCGAATATTTTAGCAGTTGAATTATTTTTAACTAGCGTTACTTCACCTTCTTCGTCAATAATTTTAATTTGTAATTCTCCAACGGCACCTTCAACCTTAGCTTGTAGTCTTTCTAATTGATTCTGTAATTCCAATAATTTATCATATACGCTAATAGGATTCTGTTCTCCTGTTAAAAAACCAGATGCTAGTGATTCTGCGGCATGGGCATAATAAGTATCTCCTGCCGTAAATCCACTATCAAGGTGTGTAAATAATCCTTGTGATTCTAAATCATCATTTATTTCAACCTTAACATTATCTAAATCATTTTGGTTTACTAGGCTATTTGCTCCGTCTGTAGATATTTCTCCTTCAGGAAAAGGAATAGTAATAATATCTGACCATTCTGACTCTACTGGGGTTTGTGGGAAACCTGCTTCAGAAACAGATTTAATCATCATTTCTATTTTTTCACCAGGCTGAATAGATAAATCTATTGAGTTAAAATTAATAGCCTGTGAATCTTCTTCAGATTCTAGAATCCATCTATATCCACCATCTGCTTGCTTTTCTCTTTTTCTAATAGGACCTTTAACTTCGACCCAGTTTGAAAATGCAGCAGTTTTTTTATTAAATTTGATTTGCTCTATTACAGATGTTTTACCCGTTGAGGAAACGTATCTATATCTAGCAATAAACTGAACTACTTCTTGTGAAATTTCATCACCAACTTTCTTTGGCTCCGGAATAGACCAAAAGCCTCTTACCCTATATTTAGGATTAACTTTAGGTAATTCATTTGATTCAGCAATCGCTTTAATCTGTCCAACGCTTGAAGAGAATACTTTAGTTTCAGCAGCCTTTTCTCTAATGATAGAAGCTAATTCATTTTTCTCTCTATTTCTTTCTATTTTAGATGAGAACTTTTTAGTAGCAATTAATTTTCTTTTCTTTCTAATTGTAGTGTCAAGCTTTTTAATAACTTCTTTAGCTTTAACTTTATCAGATTTGATCTTTTTTACTTGTTCAACGCTAGCGTTTTGAGTAAGGTGTTTATTAATTTGTGTTACTTTAAAGTTATCTACTTCTACGATTGGTGCATCTGGGATAAGACCTTCTGATGCAGGTGGAATGTAATCAACCTTAAGTGCTTTAATAAATTGACCAAAATCAGCAACTTCTTCTTTATAGTATTTAGCAAGTGTAGTAACTATACCATCTTCATTTTGAATAGTAAGTTCATTCGAAAAGAATGCAACACCTGGTGAGAAATCAGTAGCTGGTAGTTTAGAGATAGGATCTATTGGTTTAACAAAAACTACTTGTCTTTCATTAAATCCAACTTTAACTTCTATAGAAACAGAAGCATCAATATCTTTATAAATAGCGAGAGCATTCGCTCCTATTTTAATCGGTGAATAACCTTCTAAAAGTGACAATTCAACTTGTGTTGTTGAAGAATCAATAGAGGTTACTCTATATCTTGTGTTATATTCAGACGTGTTTACTACCAATGAATCTCCAATTTTTAGAGTTTCAGTATCTTTCATGTCTTTATTAGAGTCCGAATATGTTAATTTATTTAGAGTATATACTTTTACGGTTTTAGTTTGACTAGTCCCGTCTATTAGAGATGTTTTCTGAACATTTTCTACTTTTAATACGTCTAACTGGCCATTATACTGAATAGATCTTACTGGCATATCTACCGTCTCTGCATCTATTCTATATTTTAAACCATCTTCTTTTATTTTAGAAATAAATTTAGAATAATTGACATCATTCTGACCTTTAAAAATTTCATCAAAGGATTCAGTGGAAGACAAGTCTTCATGATCAAATATAACTCTTTCAGTATAAACTCTTTCAGTATCTACTGGAATTTGTCCTTTAACATCTAAACTAATAGTTAATAAAGGATTTAAGAAATCTTCAAAGAAATCGTTTAGTTGTGTATTAAATTCTTTTGGAGTTGCTAACGACTTTATAGGTAAAGAAGGACCTTTTAATTTAGAAGTATGTATTCTTCTATAAGAACCATCTTTAAGTTTTACATTTGCACTGGAAGTATCTAAACCACTAATCGCAGTTATGTTCTTATCAATTCTTTCAATTTCTCTTTTCAAAAATCCAAATGCTGGAATTTGAATTGCAGTCATTTCTCCTGTGCGATTATCGAATAAATCTATTGTAACCGTTTCTTTATCGGTTGAAATAGCCTCATTGATACGTTCGAAAGTTTCTAGTGAATTAGTGTTTAATTCTAGAAACTGTTCGAGTAAATGTGATATAGAATTGCTAGCGCTCATATTATCTTAAGATATCGTATTCAAACGTTTTATTTACTGGATCTACACATACTATTTCGATATATGGTTTATTAGATAATAAGTCCGATAAAGAAATAGAAAGTTTTTGCGACCATCCATTACTCTTATCAGTCCACAGTGTTATGTAATGTGTTGATAAGTTTTTTATTTTATTTTTAAAAGTTACTCTAACTACTTGGCCTTTTTTCCAACTTGTTATTGTATCATCTAAGTATATATTTAGATTAGAATCAAAGTCCTGTGCCTGATCTGTATAGACCATAACTAAGTTGTCAAATTCTTTAAGTCTTTGCCATACCGCCTTTGTTCCAGCTTCATCTGGTAAAAACATAGAATCAGCAGATAATTCTCTTTCATTAGTAGAAGTTACAGTATCATATACATAAGCTTGTCCTAAAGAATAGCCATAATTAACACAACTGATTTTAACTTTACCATTGTTTGATTTATCAATAGACACTCCTGGGTTACCTGACTCTAAAACATCTGTATTATATTGTATCTCTGTTGGAATTACACCAGAAATAACCTGATTTAATCTAGAGTTGGTATTTGTTATTAGATCTAAAAGACTTCTTTCATCTTGAAAATTAATAGTAGCATTTTCAACATCCTGTTCTATATGGTCTAGTCTCTTAGATATTCCTTGTAAGTTTTCAGAACTTAAAAAGAAACTTTCTAACATTTCAACTTTCTTAGAAATATCATTGTATCTAGTATTAGCATCTCTTAATAATTGAACCGCGTTTTCTAAGGCACTTGTTGTGTCTAAGAAAATGTCCATTGAGAAAGTAGAATAATCATTAACATTCTTTTCTATCCCAACATTATCTAGCGCTGAATTAAATTTAAGATTTAATTTAAGTGCAAATGCATTACCATTAAGACCGGTAACTTCATTCGGCTTATACTTAGTTAATTCTGGAATATACCATCCATCATTTGAAGTATCTTCTTTCCAGTTATCTAATAATATTATACCGTATAGGTTTGTTGCTTTATTTCCAATGTTAGACTTTGAATATATGTCATAATACACTAGGATAGCATTGAATCTAAAATCTCCACCTCTTTTAGAATAATCTAATATTGAATCTAATTTAGGATCATTTATTATTTTAGAGTAGGCGCTTGAATTAAAATCAATTCCAAATGTTGGAACTTCATTTTCGTCAGTATTATAAGTTCCGTCAGCTTGATCAGCATAAGATTCTACATTTAAAAAAGGATCTGGGTGAGTATCATCATTTGTTCTTCCTTCAATTTCAGCACCAGGTACAAACTTAATATTATTAGTATTAAACTTAGATGTTTCTAATAAAACTTCAGGAGTATATCCTACAGAAGAAGGAACGTTAACAAATATTTCGTTGTACTGTTGCCCTTTATAATTTTTATCGTTAGTTACATCAATATTTCCAATGTATTTTATAACTTGACTATATTCAGAACCGGCTTGAGTAGAATCATCTAGCTCTATCATTCTAGAATATCCTGTTGAAACTTCTTGTGAAGTTGCAGTTCTTACTCTTATCGCATTGATGTGATATAAGTATTTAAAGAATATTTTTTCAGCATCACTTTGAAATAAAACATCATCAAAATCATCATTAACCTCTGGGTTAAGAAGCATGTTCTCTAAATTAAGAGCATAACTTTGAAAAGTTTGTGCAAAATGTACGTTACCATTACCATCATGTAACGAATCATTATAAGAACTAGCATTAGAACCGCCACCTCCTTCAAATAGTCTATCATACTTGATATAATTAGGACCCTCTGATAGATCAGTCGGATCACTTTGAATAAAATCAGCATATACTGGCAAGTCTAGTAATGCAAATTTAGAAAATTCAAAGTTAATATCCGGATTATAATAAGCGCGTGTCAAATCCCTTGCTGCATTAGCAAATGCATACATCGTACCTCCTTGTTCTTGTGGAATCCTTATTAATGGTGTAGCCATCTAATTAACTGTTTTATTTTTATATTATGAAATTGTGGCTTTATGTGAACCTGTAATCCACCAAGTGCCGTCCGTACTTCCTATAAAACTGATACTACCGTTCTGTAAAACATCTATTGAGGTATCAGCGCCATTTATATTGTCTAAACCTGTACCTTGCATTTGAAATGCAGTCGATGCAATAATAGTTAAAATTTGTCCATCTGCTGAAGGTCCTAATTCTACATCAGCTGAACCAGTGTAAATATAAGCTCCTAGTGTAGGAGTAACTGTTCCTGCTGGAAAAGTAGCAGTAGGAGCCACTGTAAACTGGAGTGCTTTTTCTAAAATTACATTTTCTTTAAACGTAGCTTCAACGCCTGCCTCTAATGAAGATGCAGTTACGTTAAAAGTATTTAAAGTACCTGTGTTTAAGGACAGTGTGCCTGCCGTAATAGCTCCAGTTAAAGATAACGTAGAACTTGTCGTGTCTAGAACATTTGCGATTAATCCTAATTCTTCATTTACGTTATCAAAATTATTATTGATAGTAAGTCTCGAAGAAGAAAGAGAATGCGTTCCTAAAATTGTTGTAATACTTGCCATTTTATTTAATTGTTAAGATGTTTTTTCTTGTTATGTTTTTATTTCCGTTCAAATCAGTTAATTCAAGCTCAATACTGTACTCTCCCTTAGTGTCAAATAAGTATGTCAGCCACTGATTATCATAATATATATCTTCTTTTTTTACACTATTATTTATCAATCTCCATTTCTGTTTTATTATGCCCGGCATTTTAGTCAGGTCATATGAAAATGTCATGTGATTTAATAGATTAATAGTACCGTGATCGTCTATTATATAAGAATCATTGAAGCTAGGATTGTATGCTTGGTATTTAACAAAACTATCTGGATCTATGATTCCAGTGCTAGTCGTAGCATTGTAAAAATCATATACTTGATTGGGTTGTTTAGAAACTACGAGCATATAATTACATACATCTGCTCCATCAAAATTATTTACTATATTTCCATCAGTATCTTTATATATCGGATTCCAATTGAATTTAGTAAAAATAGGCCATTGGTTAGGATTCAAATTATTCAATTCATCCTTTAAGCTTTCCCAAGCCGCAAAATCAGTATTAGACGTAGGATATGTTGCAACAGGTGTATATTCTTCTATTATTTCTAAATCTGTAAAAGGATCTAATTGTGAAACAGAAATAGTTCCATTATTAGCGCCGTTTAATTCTAATTTAAAAGAAGAATTTAAATCTGGTCCAACCCTAGTTTGATCCCAGCATATTTCGGGACCATCATTCCATACATGTTTTCTTAATGATTTCCATTGATAAGGCCCTGTCGTTTCATTAAATCCAGTTGGAGTTGTAGAATCTGCAAATCTTCTTACCATTGAGAATTCTTTACCATCTTCATCTTCGTGTAAATAATTAGCTCTATCGAGAGTTAGATAATATGTAGCAATACTTTCTTCAACAGTGTTTAGGTTTTCTCTACCCCATTCCCATGAAGAACCTGCTTCATCCCATTGATATTTATAATTAGCCCAATCTAATTCAGGCGTGAGTTTCTGATACATTCCATATACTTCAACATTCTTAGATTTAACTGTTATCTTTTCATTGTGACTAATACTTCTTATGTTATATAAATCCCAAAAAGCAACATCAATAGTGTACTCACCGATGTATGGAAGTATTATTGGTAGTGTATACCAATTGTCAATAGATCCTCTGATAGTTTTAAAGTAGCCTCTAGGACCTTTAATTATCCATTCAATTTCATATACACTTCTTTTCCACCAATCATCCCATGTTAAATAAGGATCTTGTAAAGTGGTATATGGAGGTTGTCCGGGTGGAGAATGTAAAATATTAGCATCATCGTCAGTATCGTTTGCATCTATGAAAGTAAAGTCTGCATCATCCCATGTATCTTTAAGTGAAGTTCCAGTTAAAATAATAGGAGCTCCTATTGGAATTCCTGCAATGGTATTATGTGAAGACATATCTTCATCGTGCCAATCTGTATAGAAAGATCTAATAGAATCTTCTAATTCATTTCTTTCTGTTTTATTAAAAACTTCTATCTTTTGATTACGACCTTCTAGTCTATAATCTACTTTCCTAAGATCTTCTATATAAATTGATTTAGCATCTGGAAATATATCATAATGTACGTCTTGTCCAGCATACTGTGCGTGTATTTGGTGTTGATTATTCCAAACTCTCTGATTTACTCCGTCAAAGTAATCACCCTCTGCTGTGATATCTACGATCTTTGCGTTAAGCGGTAAATATTCTTTCTGTAGTTTACGCTTTAAAGCATATAATTTTATTAAGATTTCATCCGGCGAAAAATCTGTAATTTCCTCTACTTCTGGTAAATCAAATTCATTTAATTTTCCAGTAGGAACGTTTAATCGGTATGCTAATGAAAATCTAGAAGTTTTCTTTTGATTAGAATTAGGAAGGTTCTTATTTCTACTCTTTTTTGCTAAGAAACCTACTTCAGTTTGATTAGCAACAGGAACCACCATCATTTTTCCAAATCCTTCAGATTGTTCGTTTATGTTTAACCAATACTCTCTAAGACTTACATTACTATATCCAAAGAAATCAATAACACCTAATAGGGCTTTATATGTTCCTATAAAGGGTTTAATAGTAGAAGCCTGTAATAAAAGTTCTTTTCTTTTTCTATTTAATAGTTTATAATCTACACCAAGGTCTTTAATATCAGAATCTCTAAATATCAAATAATCCATTTCGTCTAGATTTAATGCCATGTTAGTTAAAAGACTTTTTAGTCTTTCATCTTCAGCAACTACTTCACCATAAACTTTAATTTCTGCAACCTTTACTTCATTACCATCTTCGGTCGCATATACATTTAATGTTCTAATATGAAAACCTTCTTTATCTGAACTTAATGCTATATTGGCGATGCATGCTTGTACATTCAATGCCGCTGCGTTTAAAGGAACTATTTTAAAACCATCAGAGTCAATTGAAGTGTAGTGACTGTTGTCTCTCATTTTAGAAACCTGAGAAGAATCTACAACTACTTCGTAGTCTCCGTTCTTCATTGTTCCACTATAAAGAAAAATATCATTACTATCTCCATAGCCTGAAACAAATTCAAATCTTAAAGTATTAGTATTAGCATCGACTGATATAGGATGTACAAATCTTTGATTATCTAATTCATCCCTTACTTCTTCTAGAACATATAAATTTATCGTTTCATATAGGCCTGTCGATATTTCAGGTAGAAATATAGTACCCGTAGAATATTCTAAAGTAGAATCATACGTTAAATTTAATTCGTTAGAACTATTATCAAAGAATCTAAGATTTTGATATGGCATTATTATCTAATTTTTTTATCATCTTTTTTCATGGTGTAAGATTTGTAAATTTTTAAATAGTTTACAGAATCTACCCAATCGGCGATTGTATCTTGAATAAGATTAACAAAGTCGTTCATTTGATTATTTCTCCAAATATGAGAAGAAATTGAGTTTTTCAAAATATTACTTCTATAATCATTACCTAAATTTTTTCTATCGTCAAATGCATTTTCCCTGATAGAATATAATCTCTTTTTTCTACTTTTAAAAAGGTTACTAAAAATACTCATTATATAGCTTTTCTATTTTTAGCCTGAACTTTAGCGAATATGCTATTTTTCACAGCTGGTTCATCAAAGTAAATTGAAAGAGCTGCTTTTTCTCCAGTCTTTACTGAATCATCCACCATGTTTCCATTTTGATCTAACCAGCCACCTCTAAATAATGCAACTTCTTCTTTTTCTAAAATTATATCTCCAAATGAATCTAAATTAATTACATTCTCTGGAAGAGGTGCATTGGGTTCAAAATTAATTTGCCTTTCAGTTACTGTTCTTTTAAAGAAAACCATTTTTTGTTTTCCATTACCTATATCTTCTAAGATTGGGGTAGAAGGAGTTACCGTTACTGTTTTAGAAGTATAATATCCTAATCTTCTAGCCGTTTCTTCTTTTTCAGAAGTGAATTTAACGTTAACGGAATCAATACCTTCAATTGATTCAACAATAGCGACAATATCAGATTTTGGTAATCTATCTCTTCTTGTAATGTTAATTAGGTATTCTGCTATTTTAGATCTAATTTCAGTAGCAAGATTAGCCTTTGTATATCCTTCAAAGTATCTTACTTTAATATCCATTCTAAAATATTGTGGGGAAGGATCTACTATTTTAATTTCAGTTGTTACCATCTGTCTTCCTGATTTTTCTAATAATCCCATAATTCCTTCTTTTTCTATTTCAGTAAAAAAGAATTCAGAATTATCTAAGCTAAAATAATCTTTATTGTTTTGTAATTTTTTAAGAGTATTAGGCAACATGAACAGATAGATAACATTATCATCGTCTAAATATCCATCATCTGTAGTGTTATATGCATCTAAATAAGAAAACATACCATATCTTGAAAGAAAGTGCTCATAGTTATCAGGAGTTGCTAATACAAATGAATGTGACTGTAATGGGGCAATTAACTTTGTTAATTCAATATCTTCTGGATTTGCTCCCATTTTAGGTGCAACTGTAAATTCAGATTCTAATAATTCATTTAGATCATGCGTATTTCCTAATGAATCTGTTCCTTCAGTTTTGAATTCAAACGATAAATCAGCTCTACCGTTTAAATTACCCATAGCACCTCCTATTTTTAAATATTCGATTTCAATCGATGCACCTGTTGGAGGAATGTCACCAAATGAACCATTACCGAAATAAAGATCTAATCCACCTGTAATTCCTGTTTTTACTAAATAACCTTCAGTTCCCTTTTTCATATCATATAAAGAATCATATTTAGTCCATAAATTAGAATTAACCTTTACTCTAATCTGTCCATGGTCTATCATGCTTTTAGTTATTACATTAAAGGATTGAAAAGATTCTCCAGTTGAGGTTAATGTTTGAGATTCATATTCTCCCTGAATTACAGGAATATAAATATAATTTGCGTTTGATTTTTCTAATCTAAATTGATCATTACTTGTTCTCAGGGTGTATTTAAGACCGTTGTCTTTGCATTCTATAATAGCATTGGATGGAATGTTTAAAGCATCACCAGCAATATCATCTAAACCCTGCACTCCTAATCTAAGCTTTAATTCACCTGAAGCGGCAGCTCCTCTAAATGAATCATGTCCTGCTAATCTTGAGAGTCCATATATTGATTCTGGGTTTTGAGCTGTAAGAATATTTTGCTCTACTGTAGAATCTTCAATGTAGAAGAATATTAATCTTCCTATTTCTGAAATAACGTCTAGGATTTGTGAAAACGGAGAGGCTGTTGTAAATGCACCTTCTACCTCGCCATATATCCTAGTAATATAGGATCTAATGTCGTCAATCATTTCTCCAGCTTTTATTCTGGAAGTTGATAAAAATTTATTATCTGCCATTTTTATTTTTAGTTTTATTATACGTAAACTCCAAGTTGATATCTATTATCAATTCTTATATCTACAAACACTGCATGTCTGTCAACTTCTTTTGTGAAATCAACATCAACAGTTACGTTAAATTTTCTAGCTAAAGGAACATATTTATAAATCTGTTCTGCAACTACTTTTTTTAATAAATAGTCATTATAACTTAATGAATATACATAGTCTTCTAAATTAGCTCCGAATTCAGGATCACCTAAAACATCTCCTCTTCTCGTAAAAAGAACAGTTTCTATCTGCGTCATCAACCTAGCTAATTCAGAACTAATTTCTAATTTGCTTGGATCGAATCCAGGATCTCCTTTTGCTTTTATATAAAACTCCATTTAACTATATATTCTATTAAGAATGCATCATCCAATCGGTGCCTTCATCTGTTTTTATTTCTTCAATCACTGCTTCCAGTTCTCCTTCACCTAAACCCTGAATTGCGTCTGCATTGACTTCAATATTTCCAGGTAAAGCAAAACCAAATATACTTAACTTTTGTCCTAATGAAATTTTAATCTTTGCAGCACAATATCTAAAGAATGCTTCATCTTCAAATAATGCACACTCTGGAATTGTTTCATATACTTCTAATATAATATCTCTGTTAGGGGTTTCTCCAGTAAATTTAATCTCATGTGTTAGTTGGTTATAGTGATAGCCAATGGGGTTTTCTAGAATTTGTCTAGCCATATCAAAGAAACTTTCATTAACCACATAATATTGAAGGTTCTCTGCGGCATCTACTACACCATCTCCACTGAACATTCCAGTATACATCATTCTTTCGATAGCAAAATCACCTTGTGAAAATCTAATATCTGTTCCACCTGCATACTTTGATCCAGTTTCAAAACATCCATATACTGAATAAACTTCTCCACCACCTGTAACTGGATCCATCTTTGGAAGAGTAAAGCATCTTCTAGATTTAAAAAGATTAGACTTAAAAAGTTCTTTAGGTAAAACCATAAAGTTTTCTTTCATCGAATACTCGTAATTTTTATAGAACCATTTCTTTGCTCTCTTGACAATATTCTCTACTTCTGATTTTGGAAGATTCATAGGAATCATACAAGACCCTGTTACTTCCGATGCCAACTCATTTACAAAGTCGTTAAAGCATTTATTATCATCCCATGTAGGTTTATCTAAGTGGCTATTATTACCTATTATATTATCACTCATTTTGTTTTAGTTATTTTTAAACTTCCGTATAAAGTATTTTTTCAGTGTTGTCAAACTTTGCAGTTCTTTTATCGTATTTACCGTCTCTAAATATACCTCCTTGCATCGTCCCTTTCATTATTCCATTTCCGTATATGTAACAGTCTTTTAATACACAAGACTGGTGAACGTATGAACTTTCTAATTTAGATGAATTAACCTGTGTAGATTGATAGAAATTACACGTATGTATGTCAGATCCATTTATGTCACATCCGAAGAAATCACAATTTGTGAATTCTCCTCTCAAAGAACATCTTACAAATTCATATCCTTCTAATTCTACACAATATGATAAGTTACCATGATCAACTTGAATTACACCATTGTCGGCATCATAGTTAATATGCCCTTTTGTTAATTCACCATGTGTAAATAATCTAAGAACTCTTTCTCTAATATTAGGCCAGTGTAAATCTATTATCTTTTCATTGTCATTTAAATCAACCGTTAATTTAACATCTTGATTCCAACCTGTATTAATGGTTTTCCAATCTTTTCTAGCCTTTATAACTCTTTCATTCTTAGCAAGAATTTTTCTAAGCTCTATTGAATTAAGATTGTTAAATTGAACATTACCCGTGCTATTCCATAGTTGAGTTATAAAAAGATCTAGCATTTGTAGAATCTTAGAAGTTTTCTTTTCCCAATCTTTTCCACCGAGATATCTAAATTCTAAATAATTCTTATGTCTTTTTTCAAAGTTAATTCCGTAATATTTAGAATCAGGATATATGAAATTACTAGGAGTAATATTTAATCCATCATAGAAATAAGTATCTGACTTAGGTAAAACGAATTTAATTGATTTTGCGTATGCAGAATCTTTTCTTTCAGGAAAAAACTTAAAGACTTGACTTTCTTTAAAATCTAAAATAAATTTAAGAACATTCATCTTAGATATTCTATGTTTATTTTCTATTTTATCTGTATCGAAAGAAAGGTTTAAGTGAATAGAACTTCTATCATTCGTATATCCATTTTCTTCTATCCATTTACATACTTTAATAATCATCATCCTTGCAGCATAATACGGCTGTGCGCCTGTTACGAGTTCCATTAGTTTTTCACCACCTGACATATCAGGTTCAATTTTAAACTCATCTCTTGTAACTTCAAAATCACTATGCGCCTTTGCTTCTACTCTAATCTTTTTACCTAAAAGACCCGCTAACTCTTTAGCAGTCGTATCGATATCCTTGTTAGAATAAAATTCAAATTCAACACCTACCAGTGCATTCTTTAATATGTCTGAATTATTAATATTATTCATTTACGTAATTATATAACTTAAGTTGGTTTATATATCTCTGTTAGATACACTATAACGTGAAAAAGCCCGAGTGATCGGGCTCTTTCAACTAAATTATAGATTTGATTATAGTTTAAGGAATACTTTTCTAGTGTCTTCTTCAACTCTGATCACTTGAACAGTAATATCTGCACCTTTTGATATGTCTTTAATATCTATGTTTTCAGGGAATTCAGATACATGTAAGAGTCCTACTACACCTTCTTCTATTTCTACAAATAAACCATAGTCTTTAGTAGATTTTACCTTTCCTACCACTTCAGTTTTCTTAGTATATCTTGAAGAAATACCTTCCCATGGATCTACTTTCTTTTCAGCAGGAGAACCTTGAACAAGTGTAATTTTTCTTTCATTAATAACTTCTTTAACATAGAATTTAATCTCTGTTCCTGGCTCTAAAGATCTATCTCTATGTGCCTTTGAAGTTTCAGTATCTAAGTCGTTAACGTGAATCATACCAGTTAAACATCCTTCAAACTCAACGAATACGCCGTATTTTGCAGAACCAGTAACGTGACCTGTTCTTTCAACTGTAATATCTTCTTGTATTGTTTTGAGTGTATTAGGAATAAGAGCTCTTAAATATGCTCTATGTGAAACTACCACAGTTCCTTTTTCTTCCGAATAACTTACAGGTACTACATACATTTCCGTGTCGATGATTGATTCAAAGTCATGCAATTTATTTACACCAGCTAAAGAACCTGGCATAAAGCAATCAATTCCTTGAACTTGAACAATATATCCTCCACCTGGAATCATTTTAGAAACAATACCACTATATGCTGTATTTCCATCGTCAATAGATGCTACGATTTCTTTAATAACTTTAGTCTTAAGACCTTCAGTCACAGAACCTATCATATATTTCTTGACATTCATTGAAGTATCGGCGATCAATTGAACATCGACTTCAACTCCTTGTTTTAGAAGTTCTCTTACTTCTGTAGTTTCTCTTGATAAATCTACATAGATTAATTCTCTATATCCTACATCAATTGATGCCCATTCGGAATCAACTGCATACACCTTTCCAGTATAGCTAGCTCCTAATTGTAAAGAATATAAAGTATTTGAAGTTAGTGAATGACCTTCCATTAGGTCAAATAGTTCTTGGGCGTATGATTCTCTGCTATATACCTTTACACCTTTAGGTGTTTTAATATGTGGATTGGGTTTCCTAAGCTTAGTTACACATGTTGCCTCATATTGGTCCCACATGAATTCTCCGTTTTCATCCATATAATTTGTATCTGGACCGGGAGTTGGTTTTTCCGGGGTTGCGGCGTTTAATGAAGTTTCTACTTTAACTTCTGTTTCTTGGTTAGCTTCTGTAAGCTGTGTAGTTGTCGAGAGTCTTGGTCTCTTTTGTTTTTGAGTTGTCTTTGTTGACATTTACTTTGTTTTTTAAAAGGGTTAATGTATGTTTTACTAGTTATATATCAAATTACGGTGGCGTCAAATCCTATCATTGGAACGTAAGGAACAGTAGGAACTGGTATACCACCCATATAAATAAATTTCATTTCACTAAGATGCGTAAAATAAGAATATGCAAGTGCTTTAGCCACTGCATTGGCTGCACCTTCCCTATCTAATCCATAATCTTTACCTGAATTAAGAGCTCTTCTTAAATTATCTGCTAATTTCCTTTGATTTCCGTAACTAACTCCTATGTATTTTCCGCCTAAAGGAGGAACAGATAAACATGGTGGTGTCGGGGGATCAGTTGCAAATGGCTGTATTGTTGCATCTTTCCAATATTTAAGAGTTGCCTTTGCAAGTTCTTTATATGGATCATCTTTACTTCCACCTTCTGCTAACATTGCAGCTTCAATTCCCATTTCTACTATTAAAGTATTTCTAATTTGCTTAGCTAAAGTTCCCGTTTTAGACATATCTATATTCACAATAGAATCCTGTGTTTCGTCGTTTTCAGTAAGAGGACATCCTTGCCATTTTTTTCTTAATTCATCTTCTAGAAAAACGGGTTTAACTTTATTTTTTTTAAAACCATAGTCTTGTTTACCGTTCCATGTAAATTCTGTAATAACATACTGAGTTAATGCAGGTGGCATTTTATTATTTTCATCAAAAGGCTCCTGTATTTTTAAATTAGTTAATTTAAATGGATATCTTACTTTTAATTTTTCGGCAGGTTCCATTTCTTCATATCCTACGGGTAATGTAGTATCAAAGGGCCATGGATATTTAATAGCTTGTATAGAATCTTTCTTTAATGCGGTTTCCTCACTGTATAAAAACTTTCCATCGCTATCTACAGTTGGATGGCACTTCTTTATTTCATCAATTACATATTTAGAAACTAGTAGATGAAATTCACCATCATAATTTCTATTATTATTATTTATTGAAACACCCGAGGAAGATTTAAATGATTGCCAACCCCAGTCTAATCCCTTTAGTGTAGATATGGCTGCCTTCCTGTTATTGTTCATCTGCTGAATGTCTTGATTACTAAATCCTGAACCGCCAACCCCAGCTGTGGAATTGCTTCTAATTTCATTAGTTCCCATCCAAGTCGCCCAGTGCCAAAAATCCCATCTTTTATCTCCGTCAGAAATATCCTCAAATTGCATTAATAATCTTGTTGCAAATATTCTAGCTAATTCATCGCCGGTTTCTTTACCATCTAAGCGATGAAACTCGAAGAATTTAAATCTATATAGGTTTTCTGCTTCGTCATCCTTAAACTCTTCCAGATACTTGTCAAGCTCTTCAGTTGGCTCGTATTGTATACCTCCTGAAATTTCACCTTCTAGTTTATTATATTCAGGATCATTGTCTTTTCCTGCAATACTTAACCTGGAAGCTGCGCCAGCTGCACTCGCCAACCATGTTGCAATTCCTATTTTCTTTTCTTCGGTGTCTGGTGTTTCCATGACAGGTTCTCCTTTTTCAAAAAGGTCAGTGAACCAATGTTCATAGCTTGCTATGAATGCACTCTCCCCGGGTGATGATTCATGAGGTGCCATTCCTGGAATACACGTTGCATTAGGACCAGAACCTTTTTTAACATCAATCGTATATTGTGTGGCTAATAATTTACCGAATTCTGCGGCACTAGTCGGTGGGGCAGTAGGTGCGCTTAAAAGAAATCCTTCTACTTCACTAATAAAATTAGTCCAATCTGCAGCCATTCTTATTTATTTTCTTGTTGATAATCAGGGTGTTTACTTTTCAAAGATGCAACACCCGATGGGGTAGGAGGTAATGAAACCGCAGTTCCTGATGGACCAACTCCGGTTGGATGTATATGGTTTTCAAAAAGAGTTAAATACTCGTCTAACCATGCTTCTAGTGATTTACCCCTTACAGCGGGTTCTGAAGTATCTTCTCCACTTTCACCTGTATTACTTAAATATACGTCTCCTGAATCTATGAATATTCTATCGTCCGTAGAAATTTTAATATCACCTACTTCGTCGATTTGAATTATAGGTCTTTCTTTTGCGCCAAATCCTCTGGTAATTACAAGACCATCTTCTTCTGAGTGATAAATTCTTACGTTTCTTTCAGCATCATACACTAAACTGATTACATTTTCAGCATTGCCTGCACCATCTAAAATATCTTCTTTAAGAAAAAGATTCTGCTCTATTTGAAACCAATATTCAGGATGATATAAATTTCCATTATCAAATCTAGCTGAAACTATATCCCCTATTCTTGGAACATGATGTGAACCTACTGCATTTCTATTCATAGGAGTTGCCCATGGAATAGCATCATCCGGTAAATTATCATATTTACCCAGGACCTTAACCTTACATCTACCTAGTTTAAGAGGATCGACATTATCGATAACTTCTCCTAACCAATGAGTGTCTCTAAGATTATCAGTATTTAATTCTTTTTCTGTTGACATATATTAATCGTTTATATTACCAAGGGATTGGGCTGCTGCATCGTTTAGTGCAGCTCCTACTGTCGCACTAGTATCTACATTAAATACATTCTCTGCGATGTTAGAACCAATATTATCTACTCCATCAGAAACACCTCGTAAGGCGTCTTGATATATGTTTTCAAAATTAGGAACTCTACCTCTAATACCGTCCCTTGCACCTTGAACTAATTCATCTTTCTTTTCTCTTGCTAATCTGTTCAGGTCGTTTAAACCTCTTTCTCCTATTTCTTTAAGTTTAGCTAGCGCCTTATCTTTTAAAAGACCTAATATCCCATCAGCTTCATAATTTTCAGAATCATGTGCTGGGGATAATGCGTTAGGTATAGTATCAGAAACAATTCCATTTAATACTCTTGCATCCATACTATCTACAACTTCATATTGCATTTCAATAGTTTGTCTAGCCTGTTCGCCTGGATTTTTAGTAAGATCTCCAAATATTTCAGAACCTGTGTTTAAGGCAAATTCACATTCACCGAATCTAAACATAAAGAAGGGTCTATTGTCAGATCCTGATATACCTTTGTTTGAATTATCAACTCCTAGGCTTGGTTTCATATTTCCAGGAAAACCCTTAATAGCAGCCAAGTCTATCTTTTTAGGAACCCCTGATAATGTAATTTTAGACATGTTTTGGATCTTTCTAACCTCAGTAACATATACTATCATTGAAAACTTTCTTAAATTTTCAGGTAAAATCCAATTCCATTTAACTTCGTCAAACACTGCTTTTCTATAAAGGTGCATAAGACCAGAAACTCTAAGGTTAATAGATTCTAAACAGCTTAGTGTTAACTTAGCATCATCGCCTCCGTAATATGGAGTAGTAGGATTAAAATTTGTAATTGCTCTATCAACACCCTGTAATCCTTGGAAAAACCACGGTGTATTTCTATTTATGTCTAGTAATGCCTTTTTAAATTTAACTAGAGCATCTAATCTTTCTTCATAGAATTTAGTTGATCCCGCAGAAGCACTTGAACTAAGTGCAGATAATCTATTAGTGTCTTTGCTACTTTTTTTAGCTGACTCCGGCGGCTTTTTTGTAGCTCCTAATTGATTAACGTAGAATTCTTCGGCCGCTCCAGATAATAGAGGCGAATTAGTATGATCGCTTACGTTAAATAATATAACAAACGATAAAAAAGTCGGATCCTGATATGGCGACTGTGCTAATTTACCTTTTTGAAAATCTAATTTACTTTTAAAATCTGACATATAGTATATATTATTATTTGATAGGGTTTAATTATCCTTTAACGTTATTTAATCTACTCGGCCATTCTCTTCTTAATAGAGTAAGTTTTTGAATAATTCCAGTAGACTCCTTATATATGTATTTAATTCCACCTATTACATAATAACCTGTTAAAAATTCATCTTTAACCTGATCTGCGTTTAAATCATTTACGCTTTCAACTTCTTCTTCATTTTCTGTTTCAAATCCCTTTTCATCTTTATCGCCACCTATACCCTGCTGTGCAGTCATTTGTGTAAACCCACTTTTTAATATTTGAATAGGTATTTTTTGCCACAAATGAATTCCAGGATTAAATGTCTTTAAGGTTATTTCTAACTGCATTTTATTCATTTCATCTAAATTCTGTTGATTGCTTAATGCGGCAAATGAATAGTTAAGATGTACATTTGGCATATCATCTGATTGAATAGGGAGCCTTCCCATGTATTTTGATTTTACCTCTTTAGTATATCTGTCTTCATCTCTTCTTCCCTTTAGCGGCTCCTCAATGTCCTTCATACTATCACTAGCGAGTGGTTCTATTTCATGAGCAACAACACCAACAGAGTCGTTCTCAAAATATATCATTTTTCTTTTATAGCCGTTCTTTTTAGAAAGTCCGCCTGAATTGTTAACTAAGTTATAGCTTTGTATGAATGAATTAGTAGAATTCATAGACGAAGCGTTAGTTAGCATGTTAGGTATTCCTATTGCGTTTGAAGTCTGTTCTTCTCCATCTTCATCGAAATCTATTTCAAAGTTAATAAGTGTTTCATCCATTCCATCTTCTGAATTTAAAAGAGCATTAATATCTACGAAACATATATTATAATAAGGATCGATACAATATGTCTGAAAACTATCTTCACCGACATATGAATGTTCCACTAAATTATTTAAAAATTCTATATTAGGTTGACATGCATTAAGTGCTTTCATTGCGTCATCCGATGAATCAATGTTAGTTGCTAATCCTAGTTTTAAATTATTAGCAAATTCTTCTATCTGTTCTCTAGATGTTCCTTCATACGAAGCACATCCTTCTGAATATAATGTAGGTACTTTCATCGTACCCTGTATAGAAAATTTAGTGCCACTAGTGGCTTTTTTCAAATCGCCAGTAGCAGGGCCTCCTATTTCATCTATATCAAAATCTATTCTAATATCTTTAAAAGTGTCTTGTTGTCTTGCTGCAATTCTAACTGAAACGACATCACCATCTCTTGGAATTTGATCCGCATCAAAGGTTCCTCTAGTGTCTATTATAGTTAGGGCTAATTTAGGAATTTTAGTACTACAATCAATTTCAAATCTCTTAACATCTTGTCCCGTAAATGAAGCTCCATTAATAACTACCATTGGAATAGGACCTCCTATTTCATGGCTCATTTTCTGTCCACCCTCATCTTCACCATGTGCATCAAACTTTATTGTGTCTAATTCCAATGAGTGTTCTATTACATTTAGAATGTGATTATCTATCGGCATTTATTTTAGTTTTAATATGTGGGTTTGTTAATGATCTTCTTTTTAACGAGGATATCTACAAAATCTCTAAAGTCCATTCCTACCTTAGCTCCTTTAACGTCTTTATCACCTTCAACGAATACGCCACCATCAAAATAGTAACTCTTTCCATTATCGGCTGCTACTTTAATTAAAGTACCTAACATAACCTTTCCAGGAACTCTTACCTTAGAACCATGTAAAGCTTTTACGGAATCTTTGTTCCATTTGCTTAAATACATTTCTTCTCCAGTTGTACTTCCACCAGCTACCATTCCACCGGCTGCCGTTAATGCTTCACCTTCGGGTGTGTCTCTTTCAGCATAAAGAACTGCGATGATTTCTTTTGCTAGATCTTGGTCTCTTCCGACCTTTAATCCCTCGTTAAGGAACTGTTCAAATAATTGTACGTGTTTCATAATTGTTTTTATTTATTTTATTCTTAGATTTTAACTTGTCCGTTACTGACGTCGATATTTGTTTCGCCAGATCTTAAAATATTTGGAGGTAATATTTCTTTATTATATTTTTTAGATAGATACTCAATTCTATTAGCATCCTTAACTGGTAGTCTTTTTGTATTAATAAACTGTTCTCTAATAGGATTTTTATAAGTAGCATTAAGCATTAATTTCCATTTCTTCTTTCCAGAATCTTGATTAGGAATTAGTAATACATCACCTTCTTTGATAGAAAATGGATTTGAAATTCCATTAAATTTTAAAATATCATCAGTACGATCATGTGTTCCGTATTCTGACAAAGATATTAGATCTATTCTACCCGTTTCGTCAGCTTCTACAATATGTATTGATTGTACTGCGCTTTCCGTCATGTCTAGAAAAACAAACGATGGAGAAGCCATTGTTAGTTTATCCTCAGATAATTTCTTATTATCTATACTATATAGTTTTATCATTATCCGTTAGCTATTTTTCTAAATTCTCTATTGAGAGCCTTTCTCTTATCTTTACCACCGTAGGCTGTTTCAATATAAGTTTGATTAACATCAACTCCTTCTTCAGGCTGTAAATAAAATCTACCTCTACCCATATTAAACATAGATTCAATATCCAGTTTATCTCTAGCTCTACCAGGCTTAAGAGTTATTTCTACTGTCATTCTTTCTGGAAAATCTTGTACACCCATACCTCCTTCAAAGGTAACGTTAGTTTCTCTACATGTTAAATTACCTACCATCATTATAGGATTTAAAGGATTACCAACCGTAAGGTGCCATGAACCCGTAGGATCACCTGTTAATAAAGATGCTGCCGCCTGTCCACCTCCTGGAGAATTAAACATTTTCATTAAAGTACCTCCTAATATATTATTTAAGAATTTAGAATCACCTTTACCAGACATCGCGTTTCCTATATCTTTGGCAACTCCTTTAAACATGTCTCCTAAACCAGATGCAACGCTTTTAATAAATCCACTATAATTACCCGATTTAATTAAACTAAGATCACCCAATGGTTTACCAGCTGATCCGTTTCCTACATATCTAACTGATCCTCCCCAGAAAGGAGCCTGACTGGAAGTTAGTACCATTATGTTTGCTAACTGATCTAGCATTAAAACCTTAGGATTTGCTCCACCAAAGGATCTTAATTCATATTCAAATTTAAGTTTAAATTCTTGATTAAAAGTTAAACCTTGATCTCTAAAAGATACATCTTTAATTACATTCACCGGACCGAATATATGATTAGGATATGTAGTTGCTTGTGCATCATATCCACTTCCTCCGTTTTTTCTTCTTTGTGCCGTTACACCATCTACACCTGCCGCTGCATTAGCCGCTGCAGTACCTATTACACTAGAATCTAAGAATTGTCCAAATGCACCTCTTCTGCTTGAGTTATTAGATTGTACAGTTTGCACTGAAGCTGATTCATCTTTCCAATTATATCCATGTGACCAATTAAGAATTGAGGACATACTATTACCTGTAACTTCACTCATCCATGTTACTGCTCTTGCAATATCGGGTTGATCTGTTTCACGCACTTTACCATCTTTATCAATGTCCATTGGTGTAATAATATCATCCTGTACTGGATATGGAAATCTTCTTAAAGTTAGTAGATAATTATTAGGTATTTTACCATTATATCTACACATTGCAAAGTCGGCGTAATTATACATATATCCATATCCACTTGAACCGGCTGCATTATTTTTAGTAACTTCTACTATTTTAGAAACAGTAGGATTATCTAATGTTCTCTCGTCTATTTTATTATATTCAATAGAGTCTACTCCTTTAGACTTAGCAGCTCCACCTGGTGTAAAGAAACTACCTCTATAATTTACTAGAGTATATTTATTAAAAGTAGAATATGCATGTACACCATCCGTTATTTTTTCTTTAGTGTCTTTTCCATCCTTTCCTCTTTTATAATATATTACTGAGTCAGCCTCTTGTGTATAATATTGTGATTTTCCACCAGGAGCAACGTTACTTAAAGGCTCACCCACTAAAAGAGCTCTACTTCTTGTGTTAGGGTTATCAAACGTTCCGAGCAGTGTATTCTGAGGATCTACATTCGCAGAACGAGCACCCTTTCCGTCTGGGCTTGACAAATTAAAGAAGTTATCTACTTTATCTCCAAATCCTGAAACTGATGATTTTAAACTGGAAGCGGCTCCCGCTGATACTAATCCAAATAATGGCATATTGTAATATTATGTTTTTACTAGGTTTTATATATTCACAATTCTATGTCATCCAGATCGTCTGACTGTGGTCTATATAAAAGCTTATCATAATATTTATCCGTCTTTGGTTCTCTATCTCCTAAAAACTTCTTGAGATGGGCAGCATATACTCCCCTGGATTGATAATAATATTTGCCAGAAGAATATACACTTCTGCTTGAGAGTTCAAATATATCTTTAAAATTCTTTTCGATTAAGAAATCTTGTATATTATTAAATAGATCTATTACCTCTGTCTTGGTTTTAACACACATTACAGAATCAACTGAGATCATATAAGATTCCCATTTAGAATCTATTTGATTCTGAAAATCTTTCATAGATTTATAGTTCTTTCTAGTAAGACCGAATGTTGTAGTTCTATTATTAAAGTCTTTTGAAAACTTCATACCGAAGAGATATCTTTTTAAGAAATCTATGTTGTCATGAAACTTAGTAATTCTTATTTGATACCTTGGCATATCCTCGTCGAACTTAACGTCATGAATTATTCCATAAACGGGAAATACAATGTGAGAATGTCTAGTGTTGGATATAAGGGCATGTATTCTTTCACCCTTTGAAAATAACTTATGCCTTATCATTATAGATCGATTATCTTGACGCTTTCGAATCTTTTAAGAACGCCTTTAGGATAATCATCTCTGTTAATGACTGTTAAGTTTAGTGATGCATCAGGTTCTATTGTTTCTTTTAAAAATAATTTAAAGTTGTCAATAGTTTCTGCATCTAAATTTTTAAATAAGTAAATGATTTTTTCTAAGTCGGCATTCTTATTTAGAACATTAATGAAAGAATCTCTTATTGCAAGACCAATTACAGAGCGATGTGGTTCAGTGTCATAGGGATCTGATTTAACTAGCTTATTTCTAATGCTATAGAAATCTATAACCGTTTCTCCTGGGTTGTTTCTACAGAATTTATTAAATTCCTTTCTACTATTACACCATACACATTCTATTGTAATTTCAGTCGTTGTTGTCATCTTATCAATTTCTCCAATTCTTTAATTTTAGTTTGTAAAGTTTGGATTTTATGTTTTGTTTCGATGGTAGAGGGACTGTAATTAGTTCCCCATTCAGTGACCACCTTTATTTGATTAGATTGTTTTGAATTACCAAAATCTAATCCGACATCGATACAGATATCTCTGATAAAATTTAATCTATCATCGATACCTTTATCAAAATCATAGACAATAACTGACTCGTATTTCTCACCAGCCGCATTGATGTTATCATCTGTTACGGTTTTAATTACACCGTTATCTGCTATCTTAAGAGTTATCTCCTGCATTTAGTCTTTCTTCTAGGGATTGTTGAACTTTCTTGTATATTTTCCTAGCCGCTTTTCTATCAGCTCTATAAGTTTCTTTATCTTTGATTGTAGTCATTGCGAAGGCTTCTTCTAATAAATCAATCTCTTCTTTATTATAACCCACCTTAGTCCATGTTTCCTTTAATGAATTAAGCTTTGAACCTAACTGCTCTTCAATTTGGTCATTGACTTTTTTCTCATGAGCCTCTTGGAATTGTTTTCCTTCCTCCTGTTTCATGGCGTACCACGCTATTCCTTTTTCAGAGAATCTTCCCCATTCGTTTTTAGCTTTTAATAACCCAGCTCTTTTATAGGTGTCTCTTCTGTATTTTCTTGCTTGACTCATAGTTTATAATAATTAGTTACAAATTCAGTTATTTGTTCGTTTAAAAATTCTTGTAGGTTATTTATCTCTATTTGAGAAACAGCTGATTTAGAGATCTCTTCTAAGATTTGTTCTTTTTCTTCTTCAGAGTTTTCAACTAGCATGTTAAATATTTCTTTCTTAGGAAGATTAATTCCTACGCTTAATTGAAATGATTCGACATTCTTAGCAGATAAAGTTTTAATTAATTGACCAAGGGGAGAAGTATTTTCTTTAACTTCTACCTTTTTTTCAATTTCTTTAACGGGAGCTTTTTTAGGCGTAGGTGTAGTTCCTACAAGCTCGACTCCAGGAAATGGTAATCCTTCAGTAGTTATTAGTTCTAAAAACTCAGGTAATACTTTGTTGAATATTTTAGATCCATCTTTAAAGTAAGTAAATTCAGAATCTTTAGATTCTACCTCAACCACTTTACCAAAATTATCTCCCTTTTTCCACTGATATTTTACAATATCTTTTTCTTCAGTTGTTTGCATGATTTAACCTATTTTATTATTATACACCTAAACTTAGAAAAGTTTAAGCTGTGGTATAATATAGAAGGTATTAGATTCTCCTTCTTGATAGAACTTTATAAAGTCGTTTATAAAGGCATGGGATGTAGATGGTCCTATCATTGCCTCTGTCTTTTTAATATACCTTCTAAAAAACTCATGGCTTCCATGTTCTTTTAAATAGTCTTCTAGGCGGTTTACTTCTGGTAAGTTTATTTTATTAATGCTCATTCCATACGATTACTTGTTCAACAATAATTCCTGCCTTTTTTAATAAAGAAATACCTGACAGATCTCTATATCCTTCACAGTAGAATACTTTTTCTACACCAGCTTGTATAATTAACTTAGCGCATTCAAAGCATGGAGAAGTAGTAGTATATAGGATCGATCCTTTCGAAGTAAGTGTAGATTTTGAAATCTTCATTAGTGCATTTGATTCTGCATGTAAGACTTCTTGTTTAGTAACTTGTTTAGAACAACAAGTATCTTCACATTCATATCCTTTTTCTATTAAAATTTCTTTGTGATCAGGATTATCTATATTTCTAGTTTGAGTTTCTTCACATTGATTATCAAAACCATGTGGAGTTCCATTATATCCAAATGAAACAATCTGCTCGTCTTTAACTACTATACAGCCGACTTTCCTTCTCTCAGCATAACTAAGTTTAGAAATTTGATATGCTATTTGCATGTATATTACGTCTACTGAAATTCTTGGCATATTACTTTATAAATAAAAAGGGTCCATGTATTATACATGAACCCTTTAAAAAGTTTATATTGTTAATTTTAATATTAAGCTTCTGGAGTTTCCTCACCAACAGCTGAATCAGATTCTTTCATCTCATTCACTTTCTTAGAATATGCTTCGATCATTTCATTACATGCAGCTTCATAAGCTTCAACTGAATAATCTTCTTTCATTTCTTTAAGGCATTGAGCAGCCATTCCGCCAACTAATGCAGCATTTTCTTTCATATAAGTTTCAACAGTATGCTCATCATGTGCATCGTCTTCCCATGCTTTAGCTTCATTTTTACAAGATTCGTAAACCTCTTTTAACATATCAGAAACTAGTGCTGTTTCTTCCTCTTCTTCAGCAACCTCTTCAGTTTCTTCTTCAGCAACTTCTTTAGTTTCTTCTTCAGCAACAACTTCTTCAGTTTCTTCTTCAGCAACTTCTTCAGTTTCTTCAGCTTCAGAAATTTCTTCATTTCCAGCAGCATCAACAGTGTCTTCTAATTCAGCTTCTAATTCGTCTGATTTGTCTTCAGGAGTTTCACAGTCATTATCAACTACTTCAGTTTCATCTTTTAAATCTTCAGCAGGTAAACCAGCTTCTTCACCAGATTCAGTTACTGCTTCGATGTTTTCAACTATTTCATCTTCGATTACTTCTTCAGATTCTTTAATACCTAAGAAATCGGCAGCAGCTGCCTTTAATTCGTCATAAGTATATTTGCCTGCTAGAGCGTCATCAAGAATTGTTCCTCCTTTTTTACCAATCGCGTATAATGATACGTGATCAAATCCTAACCAAGGTCCAACGAATTCGTCTGATGCTTTTAAACCTAAATCAACGGATAGTGTCCATGATAAAGATCTTCTTCCTAGGAATTGGTCATTGTAACCTAATTTTCCAGCTTTAATATAACCGGATGCGTTTACTGCTTCTTCTATAGCATCACCGTTTCCTTGAACTTCTTCCGCTTTTTCTTCAGATTGTTCAACTGGCTCAGCTGTTGCAACTACGTCTTGTTGCACCTCCTCAGTTCTATCCATCTCAGATAAAAACTGTTCAAATGATTTTAATTTTGCCATAATTTTTTATTTTATTTGTTTTATTGTATTAATTACTATCTATATATCCCTTTTTATAGGGTTTTAATCTTATTTTGTTTCATCCAGGCTTCTAGCTCTTTAACTGCTCTATCGAATACCCTGTTTCTATCAATTTTTAATTCAAATGAATTAAAGTAATTTTTCATCATATAATACGCAGGTTCTACGCTTTCATCATTCGCTGCTAGATCTTCTACGTGTTTAGAAACTTCATACGCATAATATGCAGATTTTTCAGCCATAGGGTTTGTCATTGCTTGATAGAATTGTCCACCATAGAATTTACCTACTATGTCTCCGAATTTTTCTTTCATTTCTATCCATGAAATTCCTTCTAATCCAATCCATAATTTGGCTTGAACAGATTTCGTATCTTTTCTAATAAAACCGGCCTTAGCCATTTCTTTAGATATATCTTTAATTTTCTTAGGAATTGGTAATTTACCAAACTCTTTTTCCCATGTAGAAATTTCTTTGTCGTTTACAAAGGATTCAAATAGCTTTATGTGTTTCATTTTTTAGTTATTTGTATTTTCAAAGAAGAAGTACCCTGTATAATTCTATGATACTCTCCTGCATTTACTTCTATATATCCTTTTAATTCTATAGGGAGCTTATTATCATATTGGAACTTCCAATCATTTTCGTTTAAAGCTTCGATAACCCTGTCCTCCTCGTCGAAGTGCCATTTAAAAAGATGTTCAGGTTGGTTTGGTAAGAATTCTCTAATGATTATATTTTTTGAAACAGTCGTCTCCGTAAAGGGTAATGTTTTATCATCGACCATGGATATCATTTCTTCCATGGACATTTCTCCACAACCGCAACTTTTACATTTACAATCTTTATCTACCATGGTTGATCACTTTTTATACCAAGCTGTTTTCCAAAAAGAGTAGGTCCGTAACATGCCCAAAATCCCGCCTTAGTCGGATCCATCTTAGCCATTTTATCACAACCGTGTCTAGCCCAAAAGTTAGCTGCTCTTCCCGGGTCGTCGTTCTTAATAGTAGATGAAGGATCTCCCCATTCTAATTTCTTAGCAATGATGTTTCCTTCTTTATCAGTTCTTCCACTATTTCTGTAAACTATGAATTTCTTATTTCCACCCCTTGTTGGTGAATCTAATTTTACATTCTTTTGATTTCCTCCTCTAGGTTTATAGACTGCTTTAGTTCCTACTTCTAGATTTTTAGCCATCCATCCTGAAGGACCCTTTAAGATAATATTGTTTTTATCCCAATATTGCTTTACTTCTTCAAATAATTCAATATATGCATCGCTTCCTAAACGAAAGAATGAATTAGTAAGATCTAATCCTTCTTCAATGTGAGCTTTTAATTCGGGGGAAACTTCGTTCCAATCTTCAAATGTCTTTATAAACTTCATAACTTATATATCTATGATAGAACGAGCTCCTTTAAAAACTCCTGCTTGTATCGCTGTAGGGCAAGTTCTTTCGCCTTTGCTTCGAGTTCGATATCTAGATCCATACCATACGTTTCAATGTGATCATATACATAATCAGCATGTGCACGTTTATTGCCTTGTGTAGCATCTTCGTGTATTTGTTTACATGAAGAATAGTGGCATAGTTGGCGAATTCCTTTAGGCCATGATTTAGCTGCAAGTTCTAGAGCTTCTTTTTCTGGCATTGAATCTTCGTAGCACCAGTGATGATGATAGTCAAATGTGATTGGAGTTTTACCCGTTAATAGATGTATGTCATATAAATCCTGTACCGAATACTGTGCTGTTTTGTCATCGTTTTCGATAACTAGACGATTCGCTGCACCTGGAGTAAGTCGCTTGAAATTTTCAGCAAATCTTTTCTTAGTAGCTTCTTTATCGTCGTAGGTTCCGCCGATGTGAATATTGATAGCAGCATAAGGAGTTTGTGGTAAATCTAGCATATCCATTATTTCGCCGTGTTGACGTAAATCTTTAAGGGCTTTGATAACTACCTTTTCATTCGGAGAAGCAAGAACATTGAAAGGACCTGGATGGAATGTCAATCTTTGGCCATATTGTTTAGCAAGTTTACCTGCACCTTTCATTAGATTACACACTTTGTCATAATCAGGAAGTTCAGATAATTCGTATTCCGACATCCATGGAAATAGATTACTTGACATACGATACATTGTTATGTCGTTCTTGTAATTCCACTTGATAATTTCTATCATGTCCTTGATATTTAACACTGCAAGTTCTGATGCGTATTTAATACCTTTTTCCATGAAGGTTCTTTTAATCATTTTTCTACCAACATATATGTTCGATTCTTTTTTAAGAGTCATGTTGATACAACAATATCCGTAGTCTGCTGCCATATATTTTATATTAAGAGTTTGTATTAAGTTTCTTTTTTACTTCTTTGACCGTTCGTTCGGCCATGCATGCTTCTTCTAACGTAAATACATCGAAATCCATAAAAAGTAATCGGTCTTCAGTCTGAACAAACAGATTGTCACCAATTACTTCATATCCATTTTGTCTGTATACTACACTGTCTTCTATTCGTACGACATGAGTCGTGCCTTCGATTCTAGCAATGCGTTCATACATTGAAATCATTAGTCCCATTGCTTTTCAAATTCGTACCAATGATCTGTTTCTGCACAACACTTGAGTCCGTCGACAATAAGCATATCAATTTCAGAAGCGGAGAGAGTGTCGAACCATGCGCTAATGATACCTTCTAAAAGAGGAAGAGTTTCCTCAGATGTCATTGAATTGCGACCCATGTTAGAATAAATGTATTCTTCCTGTGCTTGTCTAACAATTGCTCCACCAATTCTAATTGCTACATCACCGTTATCGTTAAATCGCCTTCCTGAAAAGTATTCGCCATCTCCGAACTTTTCGAAAATATCCTTTTCTGGATGTCTCATTTTAAAGATTCCAATTTGAGTAGTGAGATGTGGGATAATAGATTTTGCAGGTTCATACCAACTAATTCCGTTTGCTTTGATTGATTCTAAGTTCATGTGTTTGTTTTAATTATTAATTACTATACTAATATAAGCAAAATACTTGAGATAAAAAAACATTTTACTGTTTATTTTTAATCTTCTTTATTTTTATGCTTATTCTTTCTTCGATACTTTTTCTTGTTTCTCACAGGAGTAGGCATACGAAGGGCATCAAGCCACTCTTGTAATGTTAAATTTACTTCTTTTAATTTCTTACCCTTGTTTTCCATTACCTTTCTAAGATTACAAAATCTCCAAACGCTTCGTCAAATACCTTAATAAGATTTTCATAGTCTCCTCCTGTCATTTGAGAATAAAGAGTTTCCCAATCCTTTCCAAGATCTTTTGAAAAACTTTTTGCGTAGGCTAATAGCATGAAGGCATTTCCTTCAGGACCCGTTAAGTCGATTATTACAGGATTTGATTGATGTTTGTGAAGTTTTTTTCTGATCATTATTATTGCTTGATTGATTACTATACTAATATAAGCAAAAAATCTGAGATAAAAAAACTTTTAGCTGTTTATTTTCAAAAAACTTTTGGTTATAACCAGAAGTTATTACAAAAACTTATGGTACAGTTTACCTAAAGGATATTCGTTATCTTCTGACTCCATCTTTTCAGGATGCCATTGAACTGCCCATATCTTTTTATCTAAGTCTTCGAATCCTTCAACTACAGAATATAATGGATATGAAAGATGTGTAGCTTTGAAGTTTTTAGCTAGTATATTACAGTGTTGATGATGCCTAGAATTAACACTAGTTAATGTTCCATTTAAATCTTCAACCGTATGGAATTGAGATGGCTTCCCGCTATGATCAACGTCTTCTGAAAAGTCAGCTGCTTTATGATCTTCTACTATTGCATCAGATAAATCTTCTACCGTTCCTCCAAAATAATGATTTAGGATTTGCATTCCTCTACATATTCCTAATATTCTATTATTAGAATCCAGGGCCTGTTTAATCCATACGAATTCTTTAGCGTCCCTTTCTTCGTCTTTTCCAATGTCTGCTCCTCCACATAATAGTAAAGGGCCTTTGACCTTGCGTCTAAGATCTAGCCATATTATTTCATGGTTGTAATGTGAAAGCCAGAGTCGAATTGCCTCTTTTTCCTTTATTCCCCTTGGAGGTGCTACGTAAATAGTCATAATAAAAACCCAATGAATTTGGGTTATTTTTAAAAAGCTAGGATTTGAAAAGGTTGTTTACCTGATCAACGATATCTTTTCCTTTATAAGATGCCTTAAAATGTTTAAGCAATTCTTTCTTAGCTTTCTTTTTATCAGAAGATGATAAATTGTCAAATCTGTCTATAATAGAAGAATTGTTATCTTTTGCGGCTCTATATTGTCCACCATCATCGATGTATTGTGCATATAGATCGTATGATTTAAAGTATTTTAAGAATAATTCTAGATCAGATAAGATTTCTTTTTCTAGTTGATTCTTTAATTTTCTATAGATGGTTTTCTTTTTGTTATAGTAATATTCCCATCCATCATTTTCTTGCATTCTCCATCCACTTACTTTATACATGTGGATTGTATCTTTAGAAGATAATTTGATTTCAAATTTAATACCCTTGTCAGTTGAAAGATCTTCAATGCTTTTAAGCATATCTTCCTTAGGTAATAATCTCGCCATAATCCATTCAACTTCCTGTTTCATTTCTTCAGGAGAACCCCAGTTCTTTTTGAAATCGTTATATGCGTAATACTTTTCGAATGTCATTAGATGTTTCATACTCTATATATCTATCCTACGAATCCAGGATCTCCAGCTCTTCTATCCCATCCGATATGTTTGACATATCCATCATTATCGTCCACTGATAAACTAACAACTATAAAACCCTGATCTCTATACCAGTGATCTACGAGATGTTCTCTAACCATTCCCGTGTACCCGTTATTTAATAGTCTATAGTCGCTCATTCTTTTTAAGCCTGGATTCCAGCTAAATCCCATATAATCCCTGACTATCATGGGAGTACCATCTTCGTTCAAGTCTCCTGTTGAAAAACTGGCAGGAAGAACAGCTCTAACTTTCATTCCGTTTAATTCAAATACTCTTTCAGATATTTTATTTAAAATCCTATCGTTCTTTGGGCGTATCCATGCTTGTAATATTTTTTCACTAGCAGAGAGAATTCTAATAGAATCTTCGATAAATCCATGTCTATAGAATTCCCAATCTTCTTCACAATGAAAAACATATTTAGTAGTTACGGTAGAGTATGCTTTATCTATTGACTTTGACTGTCCTAGTTTATTTTCATTAAACATAAACTCTAAAGAGTTATTATACTTCTTATTAAGCTCATTACATGCATCAAATACTTCTTCCTGTGCAGAGTCCTCTGTTATAATAAATCTTTCAATTGGATATGTGTTGAATTTAAAAAAAGAGTCTAGTGTTTTTTCTAAAAGATCAACTCTTCCACATGAGGTAAGAACAACTGTAACTGAATTTATTTCCATAGTATTTGTATCGATATTAAAATAAGGGTTAATAATAGAGACACTCCGGTCTTCGCCGTGATACCTTCATTCATAAAGTAATAAGTCATAGCAGTAAATATAAGAATACCACTAGCAAAACCTATGAATCTTCCAGGCCAAAGTAAACCGTCAAAGTGCTCAACAACCATCTGTGTTGCTTTAATTAAAATGTAACTAATAATAGAACCCATTCCAATGGCAACTGGCCATGGGTTTTTCTTAAACCAGGGCCATACAAATTGTCCATTAGTTTGAATCCAAATAAGTCCTTGCCCTAAGAGGAATAATAAAAAGCCGTAAAAAAGTTTCATTAGAATAATGAATTAGTAGTAGTTAATAGATGTGATATAAATGAAGGCCTATGTGAATCACTGGCTCCCATTTCCTTTATTGCAGTTATATGTTGCTTTGTTCCATATCCTTTATTAGAATTCCATCCATATCCTGGAGTTTCTTCATCTAATTCTTTCATTAACATATCTCTACTTGTTTTAGCAAGTATGGATGCAGCAGCGATAGAACTATATTTATTATCTCCACCTATTACGGTTTTAAAAGGTATTCCTTCATATCCGTGGAATTGATCTCCATCCACTAATATAAAATTAAATGAATTGTCAATAGTGTTTAGACATTCTTTCATTCCTAGAAGAGTAGCCTTTAATATGTTAGTAGATTCTATTGTTTCCGTATCTATATGCTGAACGCTATACGCAATTGCGTTATCTAATACTATTTCCCTAGCCTCTTTTCTTTGAGATTCATTTAGCAATTTAGAATCTTTTATTAAAGGATGGTTAAATCCATACGGCATAATAACCGCAGATACTGTAACTGGGCCTGCCAAGGCACCTCGACCTGCTTCGTCTATTCCAACTTCAACGATACTTCTATCGTCATTATAACTTCCTTTAAGTAAGATGTGTTTTGCTTTCTCCATATTAAGTTTTATAGGAGTTATACACACATTTAGTGAAATGTTTATTTAGGCTCGTGGTTTTCCTTCCACTTATCGTATCTCTTTACAACTTCCTGAAGGATCTTTGCTCTAACAATATCTTTTTCAGTAAATTCATGCACACCTATTCCTTTAATACCTGTCATTAATTCAGTAAACGAAGGTAAACCAACATTGGCTTTAGATATATCATGCTGGCTAACGTCTCCTGTTACTATAACCTTAGAGTCTTTACCCATTCTTGTTACAAATAACATTAACTGCTTGAACGTTGCATTCTGTGCTTCATCTAATACCATTAATGATCCGTCAAATGTATCACCTCTCATATAAGCCATTGGCCTAAATACAATAACTTCTTTCTCTACGAGAGTTTGTGCTATTTCAGATCCTACTATTTTTGTAATGTTCGATATGTATGATTGCATGAATGGATCTATCTTGTCTGCGATATCTCCTGGTAAAAATCCTAACTTTTCACCTGCTTCCTGGATGGGTTTACATAATACTATTTGTGAAATCTCTTTTCTAGCTAAGAGGAGGAGTGCAGTATAACATGCTGTAAATGTTTTGGATGTTCCAGCTGGACCTGTGCAAAACGTTATCTGATTCTCTAGTATTGTGTTTGTATATTTCTTTTGGGATTGTCTTAATTGTACTCCTTTTAATTCTGCTTCTTTTATTCCGTATCTTCTTCTTCTAGGTCCATCGGAACTAGATGAAGATTTATTGTTTGAATTGTTTCTGCTCATCGAGTTTAATTTTTTTAGTCTCCTGCCATTATTACCGTTTTTTTAAGCTGCAATAACGTATCACATTTTTCATACTCCTCAAGTTCTTCAAAATATTCTATAATAATATCTATGAACTTGCTTCTTTGTCCTTCGCCATGAGGGATTTCTATCGTATTCTTGCCTTCGCTGAATACAACAAATCTATTAATGGTTTTAGTAAAATTTCTTGTGATAGTATAATAGCTTGATCTCATCAATGCGTCTTTGTCATCACTAAAAGATTCCTTCATTACAAAGTATATTTTTTTATATCGAGATATTAATAATCTCAATTTATATATTTAATTCCGGTAAGGTCTAAGGTAAAATGAAGTAAAAAAATATGTTATTATATTTCTACTTGTCCTTGTTTTCGGCGTTAGATTTCTTTTGAAGATATATTGCCTTTTGGAACTTAAGTCTCTTTAATGCAGAGGGCTTCGTATATTGCTTTTCATCTCTAACCTTTTTCATCTGTTTGGTCTTAATGGTTTTACGCTTATACTGTTTTAAAGCTTTTTCTATATTCCCTTTATCTACATTAATTATTAACATATATTGCTTATGATTTTTTTAAGTTCATGGCATCTTTCATATTCTTCTTGTTCTGCGAAATATTTGATAACCGTTTCTAGTGCTGCTATTTTTTCTTCTTTAGGAGAATTATTGTTTAATGCTCCCATTTCATTTTCAATTATAGCCTTATAAATTAAGTCCATCATTATCTCTTTGGATGATGATTTCAATTTTTCAATAAACGCGATTGATTCTACGCTGTTGTTAACTTCAAATTCTGGATTATTTCTATTGGTATCTGAATTATCCCATTCGTCAAAATCTGGTAAATCATTCATTGTCTATTTCTTTTATTTTTTTTATTAGTTCTATTTGTGAATCTTTAAGGGGTGGATTAAATGCATTTAACTTCACCATAAGGTTACCATAAGTATTCATACTATATATCGGGAATCCTTTACCACTTATTCTTAATATCTTATTATTCTGTGAATTTGGAGGAACATTTACCTTTATTTTATAAAAAGGCGTATTGATTTCTATTTCAGTTCCTAGAATCATATCATAAAAAGAAACATTTGCATCTACATAGATGTCATTTCCGTTTAATATAATCCTATCATCATATTTTAAATTAATTATAATGATTAGATCTCCTTTGGGTGCAGATGAATTAGCAGGATGAGGTTGACCTTTTCCACTAATTTTTAACTTCATACCTTCATAAACTCCTTTAGGTATATTAACGTTTAGTTTTTTAGAACCTATGTCTACTCTCTTTTGGGTTCCATGATAAGATTCTTCTAGGGTTATTGTCATTCTAACCGTAACGTCTCTTCCTTTTGAAGAGGAACCAAACGCATCATTGAACATATCACTGAAGGATCCTTCTCCGTTTTGAAACCAACTATGAAATGGATTGTCAGAAGACTTATATCCTAATTCAATATCATACTTTCTTTTTCTGTTCTCGTCAGATAAAACCTCGTATGCTGTAACTATTTCTTTAAAGGAAGACTCATCCCCTTCGACGGTATCGGGATGATATTGCTTTGCTAGTTTACGATAGGCCTTCTTAATCTCGGCTTGGCTTGCTGACTTGTCTATCTGCAGCAGTTCGTAGTAGTTCATTCTTTCTTTTCTTTACGGCTTCCTTAACGACTTTAATGCTCTTTCTTTTTTCAACCACATCTCTTTTCTGTTGGTTTTCCATAAGATCTGCAATTCTCGTAAGTTGCTCCGCAATGACTTTTAATAATTGTTCTTCCATGATATATTTATACACATTTTATTTATTGTCTAGAATATTTTTAAGATGTGCACATTTTTCATATTCTTCAGATTCCTGAAACCAATCTAACATTTGCTGTAATGTTCTGATAATCGGTTCTATTTCTATGCCGTTGTCTTGCATTGATTTAAAGTCAACTCCTTTTTCTAAGATCATATCCCAGTTATTTCTAACTAGTTTATCTTTCAGTTCGTGAAGGTTATTTTCCATATCTGCATTTTTTTGAATTTGAGCTATTTCATCGTGCTCATCGTTGTTTTGGTCTTCGAAGTCTTCAAACATATTTCTTTATTTTTAATTACTATACTAATATAAGCAAAATTTCTGAGATAAAAAAACTTTTAACTGTTTATTTTCAAAAAAGTTTAAATTAAAATGGAGCTTCAACCTTAGATACTAGTTCCATATCTGACATCTTTAACATCACGTTCATAGTTCCAATAACATCATCTTCACAATAGTCTTTAATTTCTTCTAATCTTCCAGCGTAATACGCTTCTGATACTTCACCACCATACATGTTTTGTTTAGGAGAAGGTATCTGTAAAAGATCACAGATCATAGAAAGAGATGCACCATTCCATCCGCCAAATTTCCATATTTCATTAGTGTCTAATAGACAATTCTCCCATGGCTTAAGTTTTTGTAAGTGTAATTGTTGTGGAATTTCTACACCTTGAATAATGGATCTTTTAATTAAGTAAGGCATATCAAAGCCTTTAATGTTATGACCTACTATTTGAATTTTAGGATTTGCCTTAAAGATTAATGCCATCGTATCCATAAATTCCTTTAGAGTATTCTTTTCATCATCTCCATAAAAAGACTTTATCTTAGGGGTAGGTGTAATGCCATCTGGGAAGGTGACTTGTCCGATTGTAATAACTACTGCTCTTCCGAATTCAGGATAAAGGGCAGCATCCTTGATATACATATCAGCATCTGAAACTCCTTCATACTCTGATTTACTTTGTCTACCATACTTTGCTTTCTTTTCCCAGTGTGAGTATGCATTTTCTCCAATAATCTCTGCAAAGCTATCTAAGTCCTTTGCAGCAGTTGACGTTTCAATGTCAATAAATAACATGTTTTTTAAATCTGAAATACTATACATCTTTTTCTTGTTTTGGGTGAGTTTTTCTAATATTATAAATAGAGACTGGATATCTCATTTGTCTTCCATAATTTCCATTAACAAATGTAAACCATCGATGGCCGTATGTTTCTGTTAATTTGTCAGAGGTACCTTCTAACTTTCCTACTTCCCATGATCCTGCGAAATAGAAATAGTACGTTTCGCCAATAATTGGCTTCTTAACGTGAATAATCTCTAGCTTCTTTTTCTTCTTTGCCATATAGATTATACTCAAATATGTGTAATTGTTTATATTTTCTTCTTTAATCTCATTAAGTATACTACTCTAGAGAAATGATAAAAGGAAAGAATAGGTATCTGTAACACTTCAAACAAGAATAAATTCTGTTCAGTGTTTATAAAGAGTGTTGGATATAATATTGCAGATATTATTCCAAAGATTTTAAATCTTTTATCAAAGAGCATGATCCATGTCGATGACATAAAAAATAGAATAGCAGATATATTATGTATTGTAGGGTAATTTGCAACGCTAAAGCTTGCTATGATTATTAATAAGAATGCCGGTATTTTCCATTCAATAGAACGATGAAGCCATAATCCTAATGAAACTCCTATTGTTAATAAAGGGAATAAGATTGGTTTTAATTGATGATAATCACTATAACTATCCTCTATGCCTAGGATTAATGGCAGACACACTGTATATAATATTGCGTAAATACACAGTGCAAATCGTAACCATAATCTATTCATACTTGGAAGTTTATTAACTATACTTAACTATACACTTCCATTTGGAATTGTTTCAATTAAAAGTGTCCGTGTTCTTTAACACGTCTTATCATAAGATATGTGTTATATGATACGTTAATTTCTGCATATCCTCCTGTAATTGTAGAAGGACAAGATTCTCTAGAAATCCAATAGCTAGGTGGTTCTTTAATTCTTTCTGTTATAAAGTCAAACAGTTTGTCAATGTCCATGTGATGAACCCATAAGTTCACATGCATACAAGTCATATCCGGATATGCCATAATTTATTCTTTTATTTCGAATCGTTCGCTGTCAAGTTCTATAGTTTTTTTATCTAAATCATTAGATAATTTTGTTAGGGCCTTGTCAGTATCTTTGTTTACTTCTCTTCCGTAAAAGTCTTTAAATATTTTACGGTATATTTGCACAGTAGAATCATAAGGAACTCCAGGTTGAGAATTACTTTCTATAATATACAATTTTCCTTCTTGATCTTCCATTATATCAAAACATATATATGGTAAATCTTTAAACTTATCACAGAATTTTTCTATTAGTGTTTTAAATTTTTCAGGAAGAGTTGTAATATCTCTTTTGATATATTTAAAATTCATTTCTTCTTTTCCGTCACCATCACCTGATTTTGCTTTATCATTTAATGGTTCTCTTTCCATCCAAAAGAAAGCATCTCCTTTAAAGTTAATTATTCTATGCTCTGATTTCTTATCTACGAATTCGGAATATACGTCAAATTTAGAATGATCAGCTTTATCCCAATCTTCCTGAGATTTAAAAACCTGAATTCCAATACCTGAATGTCCTTCAGCTGGCTTTGCAATTAATGGAAAACCAATTTCTAAAGCTTCTTTCTCGTCATGGCATGTTTGTGGAATGTTTTCATCTCCATCGACTATTTTATGAAACTCTGCCTTAGATCCAGATTGCTTAATGAATTCTGGTCTATTATATACATTTTCTTTTTTAACTAATCCTTCCTTTAAAAGGGTTTCAACTACTCCTGAATTATAGGTTAATATAGGATAGTCTGGATTAATATCTATGTCTTTATAATTGTCTTTATTGATTTGTATAAAGAAATTATCTGACGCAAATCCTTTATAAGACCACCACCTGTGACCTGAGTCGGGATCAATTGCTAGATAAACTTTAAAAAGATCATTAGTATCTTCGTTTAGGCTTTCGTTAATAAATTGGTTGAATGATTGTATTTGCTTCATATTCTATTTATCCACTCATCTTACAGAAACTTACAGTAATATACCTTGTTCCTGAAAAAATAGGCTTTGCACCGTGTCTATGTGTAATTGCACCTGGGTGTAAAGCTGCCATTCCAACTCTAGGAGGACTAATATTTGCCTTATATAATGGGAAATAAGTTCCACCTCCTGTAAAATCTTCATTCATTCTAACAACAGTTGTTAAATGGCTATTATCATGGTGAAGAGAAAGGTGCGCTTGTGTTTCTGTAGTATACTTTACAATAAATGTTTCATCTGACATAGAATTCCACTGCTTTCCTTCTAAAGTCCAGAACCATATTCCTAATGGCCTAACAAATTCGTTAAGAACCTTTGAGTAAATTTCATTCATCCATACTTTGTCAATGAGCATGTCGGTTGTTGGATAAAATTCATGTCTATCTACTGTCCATTCTCCTTCAGTTTCACATAGTTCAATTAGATCTTTACAAAACTGTTCTTTAAATAAAGGAAATACTAAAACACTCGGAGCCGCTTCGTCAACTATGAGTTCATATTCTCCTTTTCTTAAAAGGGGATCGATGTATTTGTCACACCATGCATCCCAATCGCTTGCATCTAAAATTTCTACGTATTTTCCCATTATTTTACTTTTTCTAATTTAGTTACTTTTTTTTCAACTCCTGATTTTTCAGCGTATGTTTCGTTAGCAACTCCTTCTTCTTCTCCATATCTTGACTCTGCTGAGATAGGATAGTCAGGGCTTTCATTATATGCCCAATCTTCTATTCCTAATTCAATAAATCTAGCGTTGATTTGTTCATTATAATATTGTGCTATTGTTCTAACTCTTCTTTGAATGTCTGCTCTTGATAAATCATGAGTGTTTCTTCCACCTTGATTATTATAGAGAAATTGAATATAGCTTAGTTTAGGTATTTTACATATCTTAGAATATAGGAAGCTTCTGATCACTAATTCAAAATCATCTGCAATTGTTAGACTTCTGTTATGTCCTCCTATTTCAAAATAAGTAGATCTTCTCCATGCTCTAACGTGATTTGGAACTCCTACAATATGTCTGATTGTTTTTGGATTAATATTCTGTTGATTAGCAGGTGACAACATTCTACCTTCATACTCTTCTTCTCTATAAGAACCATATCCTAATGCAAACCCTTCTCCATATCTTTGATTTTCCCACTCTTCATTTACCTCGGCAGTATCTCCATAAAACATACCACAATCAGGATGTGCCTGTGCAGCATTATGTAAATCTTCTGCACATGTTTTAACCAATAAGTCATCATGGTCTAATTCTGCTAGAATATATCCTTTAGCAAGAGAACAACATCTGTATTTAGATTCTCCAATACATCCTCCTGATTTTTCTCTAAAATCATACACCTTTACTCTTGGATCTACTAACGCAATTTCTTCTGCTATCTTTAAAGTTTTACCTCCATCGGTGGAATCATTTACTAAAACCCATTCCCAGTTATTATACGTCTGATCTCTTACGGATCTATATGTGTTCCATAACTTTTCACCAGTATTATATATAGGCGTAAAGAATGAAATCATCTGATCATCTTCTAGGTTAGAAGGAGATAGAATAGAATTCATTGCTACGGAATATGCAGTGTTTCCTATATTTTCCGTGTTCTCAGAATTAAACCACCTTTTTCTAAATTGGAGAGGAAGAGAAGCTAGGTTAGGAAACTCTTTCCATGATTCTCCATTTGTAATAATTGCATCAGGATTAAACGACGTAACTGCGTTAATTACTTCACTATCGTCTTCTAAGTATTTAACGTCTAATTCATCTGCTTCATACGATAAATATTTTATAGACTTTAATTCTGGCTTAGTTTTTCCTATATAAATTATTTTAGGTATTTTTGCACTTGGTACTTTTTCTAAATAATTGTAGTGGCATAAAACCTTGTCAATCCATACGAATGAATCACCATGTGTTTTTAATACTTCTTCTATAAAGAAACCGTCTGCTGCATAATTTGCACTAAACGAATGAGTATCAAATATGCTTCTATTAATAACCATCTGTGCAATGTCAATTTTCTGAAATGCAGTATTTTCACGACTAGCTACTCTAATTTCTTGTCCGGTAAAATCTCTACCTGCAACTAATTGAGAAACGATATGAACCTGTGCAATTGGAAGATTCTTTATACTCGCTTTAATAGTTTTGTAAAAGTCTTCGTGTATAATGTTATCATCATCTAGTAAATAGATCCAACCTGATTTGATTGTTCTAATAATATCAGAAACTTCAGGATATAATAATCCTCCTCTTTGTCCTTTTACAAAATGTAATTTGACATTGACAGTATCTGTTAAGTTCGAGAGAACCTCTGCATCAATATCCTTTAATGCTCCTGTATCAAATACAATGTGCCAATTTACTGTTACTCCCTTAGGCGCATTTAATACTCCTTCTTTAATTGTTAAAAGGTTACTTGTTCTGGTACACCTTGTAATAATATTAATCTTCATATTTATATTTGTTTTTATACGTCAAAAAAGAACATGTGAAAAAATCTAGCATTGTCAATTGCATCTCCAAAATACTGAGTCGCAGCGTGGATATTTTTAGCATTAAACAAGACTAATCTATTATACACATTTCCTACTTCATCTATTTTTTCAAAATTAGATCCATCGTAAAAATTCATTTCATTACTATTACCCTTGAATGCATCTATGTATGCTTGGGTTTTTCTTTTATCGTCATCGAATGTATAATCACCCGTGACTTTACTTCTATAGAACGCAGTTCCAGATGTAGGTGGAGCGTCAGGTGTTAAATATACCATTGCTGCATAAGTTTGATTATCCACGTGATAAACAATCTGTTGATCTGCTGTACAAAATTGAAATATTCCGTTAGCATACCTGTCGTGATTCCAATTGAATATTGGTTTTCCTATAATTTCTTCTAGTTTTTCTTTAGTTCCATCTAAGATAAATCTTTCATTTGCTCTTTGGCCCTTGTGATAATCGGAAGGTGTAAATTCTAAATGGTTCATTGCCCATTCTCTTACAAGGTCAGGATCATTATAAAAATTATCTACTACTATAACATCCTTTGATGTATTTGCAAATCCTGAATGATACGATAACCAGTGTCCGATTGGACCTATTGCAGTTTCTCCAATACTAGTATGGATGACTAGTGTTTTTAGTTTTTTATCAAAAGGAACCTCAATAGTAAATGACATATTCTGATTAGTAAGCTGATTTGAATATACTTCCATTACGTCTTGCCTATCACCTAAAAATTGAACTTTAAGAGGTTCATTTGACATTGAAAAGCCTAAAGCTTCTCCGCCTATTAATCCAACCCATCCATTAAGAGTATATGTGTCTGTATTCTTAGTTACGCTTTCCACATAGAATTTTACATTCTTGTTAAACGTATCATGTTTGATTTTATTATCCATCGATTGTGTTCTATAATATTAGTTATACTTAGATATTTTAAATTGTTTACTAAGTGTAATAAGATAATAAGTTATTACAATCTATATATCACATAAAAAAAGGGTCCTCTTTCGAGGACCCTTTCTAAAATTATCTTGATGATTTAAATTAAGACTCTAAAGTTTTAATTCTTGCTTCAAGTTCTCTAATAGCTTCGATTAAAAGACCGACCATTTTTTCATAGTCAACAGTTTTGTAAACTGTTCCGTCTTCTGCACCATCCATTAGTGGCATTTCATGTTCTCTTACTAACATAGGTAATACCTCTTCTACTTCTTGGGCGATAAGACCTAGATCATGAAGACCTTTTCTGCTACCGCTATTCCAATCGTATTCAACACCTCTTAACTGTAAGACTTTAGATAATGCTTCTTCAATAGTAGTCACGTTATCTTTAAGTCTCGCATCCGAGATAGAAGTTGAGTATGCAACAACATCACCGTCAACGTGAAGGTTACCGTTACTGTATAATCTCATTTCTTCTGAGTTGTTAATGTAGAATTGTTGTAATGCACTACTGTTATTGTAGTACACATATTCACCACCTGAGTTACCAACATACTGATTAGAATATAATCTGTAGTTAGACGTGTTAGGACCTACGGCACCTTGGTTACCCGTGTTACCTTTAGGACCAGTTGCACCAGTATAACCTTGAGCACCATTAGATCCATTAGATCCATTTGCACCAGTTAAACCTCTGTCACCTTTAGGACCCGTAGGACCAGTGTAACCTTGAGGACCTGTATTACCAGTTGTACCTTTAGGACCAGTTGAACCTTTAAGACCTTGGAAACCTTGATAACCTCTAGCACCAGTTGAACCAACAGTACCTTTAGGACCTGTAGGACCAGTGTAACCTTGAGGACCTCTAGCACCTGTGTCACCTTTAGTACCCTTAGCACCAGTTCCACCAGTTGGACCAACAGAACCTTGAGCACCAGTTGAACCAGTGTTACCTTTAGGACCTGTAGGACCAGTTGAACCAACATTACCTTTAGAACCAATAACACCTTGAGCACCTGTAGGACCAGTTGAACCAACGTTACCTTTAGCACCTAGAGCACCTTGAGCACCTGTATTACCAGTGTTACCTTTAGGACCAGTTGAACCAACGTTACCTTTAACACCAATTATACCTTGGAAACCTCTAGCACCACCAGCACCAGTAGAACCTTTAGGACCAACTGAACCAGTTGCACCTGTAAGACCTTGAGGACCAGTAGCACCTCTAGCGCCAGTTGCACCTTGAGCACCAGTATTACCTTTAACACCGATATCACCTTTAGTACCTTTAGCACCCGTTCCACCAGTTAAACCTTGGAAACCTTGATAACCTCTAGCACCTGTGTTACCAACGCTACCTTTAGGACCAACAGGACCAACAGAACCTTGATTACCAGTATTACCAGTATTACCTTTAGCACCTAGAGCACCTTGAGCACCAGTTGAACCAGTGTTACCTTTAGCACCTAGAGCACCTTGGGCACCAGTTGAACCTGTATTACCTTTAGGACCAACAGCACCAACAGCACCTCTTGCACCACCAGTACCTTGAGCACCTGTGTTACCAGTATTACCTTTAGCACCAACGTTACCTTTAACACCAATTACACCTTGGAAACCAGTTGGACCAGTATTACCAGTATTACCTTTAAGTCCAATATCACCTTTAGCACCTGTAGCACCAGTTATACCTTGAATACCAATTAGACCTCTGTCACCTTTAGCACCAGTTCCACCAGTTGCACCAGTTGAACCTTGGAAACCTTGAGCACCAGTGTTACCTGTGTTACCTTTAAGTCCAATATCACCTTTAGTACCTTTAGCACCTACAGCACCTTGAATACCTTGAATACCTCTGTCACCTTTAGCACCAGTTATACCTTGGAAACCTTGATTACCTTTAGCACCAACATCACCTTTAGTACCCTTAGCACCTACAGCACCTTGAATACCTTGGAAACCTTGATTACCTTTAGCACCAACATCACCTTTAGTACCTTTAGCACCAGTAAAACCTTGGAAACCTTGAGCACCTGTAGCACCTCTGTCACCTTTAGTACCTTTAGCACCTGTAGCACCAGTTATACCTTGGAAACCTTGGAAACCTTGATCACCTTTAGCACCTGTATTACCTTTAGTACCTGTTATACCTTGGAAACCTTGATCACCTTTAGCACCAACATTACCTTTAGTACCTTTAGCACCAACGGTACCTTGAATACCTTGGAAACCTTGATCACCTTTAGCACCAACATTACCTTTAGTACCAGTTATACCTTGGAAACCTTGAGCACCTGTAGCACCTCTATCACCTTTAGTACCTTTGATACCAATAACACCATTTGCACCTTGGAAACCTTGATCACCTTTAGTACCAACATTACCTTTAGCACCAGTTATACCTTGGAAACCTTGATCACCTTTAGCACCTGTGTTACCAACGATACCTTGAATACCTCTGTCACCTTTAGCACCTTGAGCACCAGTGTTACCTTGATCACCTTTAGTACCAATGTTACCTTTAGCACCAGTTATACCTTGGAAACCTTGATCACCTTTAGCACCTGTGTTACCTTGTTTACCTTGTACACCAATAACACCTTGTTCACCAGTATCACCTTTAGCACCTTGAGCACCTGTGTTACCAACAACACCTTTAGCACCAGTTATACCTTGGAAACCTTGATCACCTTTAGCACCTTTACCACCATCAGCTCCAGCAGCTCCAGTATTTCCTTGGAAACCTCTATCGCCTTTGTCGCCTTTGTCGCCTTTTAAACCAGTTTGACCTTGGAAACCTTGATCACCTTTAAGACCTTGCTCACCTCTGTCTCCATTGGCACCAGTTTTACCTTGAACACCTTGAATACCTTGTTCACCAGTATCACCTTTAAGACCTTGGTAACCTAAATCACCTTTATCACCTGTTCTTGCGAACGTTACTATTAATTCTTCATTTGCTGAGAATACATTAGCTGCAGAAGCATATAATGTGTTACCAACTACTTGGAAATATGTATTAACCTCTTGTAAAGAAGAGATTGTAAATAACATATATTGAGAAGAATCTAATTTATTAGAAATTCTAATATGACCTTTAATTGTAGATGTAGAATCGTCAATAGTTCTTAAGTATTGCTGAACGTCATTGTTAGTTGCATTTAAATCATCAATGTTGATTTGTGTTGCACTTCCAGCAGCGTCAGTGTTAAGACTAATATATCCTGCACCCGGATCGCCTGCGGTACCAGAATTAAATTTATAGTAGAATGTTGCTCCACCAAAATTACCTTCAGGACCTTGGAAACCTTGATCACCTTTGTCACCTTTGATACCTCTATCACCTTTGTCACCTTTGAAACCTTGATCTCCTTGGTCACCTTTAGCTCCAGTGTTTCCTTGGAAACCTCTTTCACCTGTATCACCTTTTAAACCAACATCTCCTTGATCACCTTTAGCTCCAGTATCTCCTTGGGCACCGACTTTACCATCAATACCTTGGAAACCTCTATCACCTTGATCACCTTTAAGACCTCTTTCTCCTTTGTCACCTTGGTCACCTTTGACACCAACGATACCTTGGAAACCTCTGTCACCTTTATCACCTTTAAGACCTCTGTCACCTTTAAGACCAGTATCTCCTTGGTCACCTTTAAGACCTGTTTCACCAGTATCTCCTTGATCACCTTTAGCACCTGTATCTCCTTGGTCACCTTTAGTTCCAGTTATACCTTGGAAACCTTGATCACCTTTATCGCCTTTAAGACCTATATCACCTTTAAGACCAGTTTCACCAGTATCTCCTTGATCACCTTTAGCTCCAGTATCTCCTTGGTCACCTTTAGTTCCAGTGTTTCCTTGGAAACCTTGAATACCTCTGTCACCTTTAAGACCTGTTTCACCTTGTTCACCAGTGTCACCTTGATCACCTTTAAGACCTTGATCACCAGTTACACCTTGATCACCAGTTATACCTTGGAAACCTTGATCACCTTTAGTACCAACTTTACCGTCAATACCTTGATCACCTTTGTCACCTTTAAGACCAGTTTCACCATTAGCACCAGTATCTCCTTGATCACCTTTTAAACCGGTGTCACCTTGATCTCCTTTAAGACCAGTGTTTCCTTGGAAACCTTGAAGACCTCTGTCACCTTTAAGACCAGTTTCACCTTGTTCACCAGTTTCACCAGTTTCACCTTGAATACCTTGATCACCAGTTGTACCTTGATTACCAGTTATACCTTGGAAACCTTGATCACCTTTGACTCCGATACCATCGACACCTTGGAAACCTTGATCACCTTTGTCACCTTTAAGACCTGTTTCACCAATATCTCCTTGATCACCTTTAGCACCAGTATCTCCTTGATCACCTTTAATACCCGTATCTCCTTGGTCACCTTTAGCACCTTGTATACCATCATCACCAATAGAACCCTGAACACCAGTTTCACCTTGAGCTCCAATAACACCTTGGTCACCAGTTATACCTTGGAAACCTTGAATACCTTGATCACCTTTAGCACCAACGTCTCCTTGGTCACCTTTAAGACCTGTTTCACCAGTATCTCCTTGATCACCTTTAAGACCTGTATCTCCTTGATCACCTTTAGCACCAACTTTACCGTCAATACCTTGGAAACCTTGATCACCTTTAGCACCAGTTTCACCAGTTATACCTTGGAAACCTTGATCACCTTTAGCTCCAGTATCTCCTTGGTCACCTTTAAGACCTGTTTCACCAGTATCTCCTTGATCACCTTTAAGACCTGTTTCACCACGATCACCGACTTTACCGTCAATACCTTGGAAACCTTGATCACCTTTAAGACCTTGTTCACCGTCAGCACCAACAGCACCTTGAGCACCAATAGCACCTTGAGCACCAGTTTCACCGATTATACCTTGGAAACCTTGATCACCTTTTTCACCAGTTTCACCTTGTTTACCATCAGCACCAATATCTCCTTGGTCACCTTTAAGACCTGTTTCACCAGTATCTCCTTGGTCACCTTTAAGACCTGTTTCACCAGTATCTCCTTGATCACCTTTTTCACCAGTTATACCTTGGAAACCTTGATCACCTTTTTCACCAGTGTCACCTTTTAAACCAGTTTCACCTCTTAGACCTGTTTCACCAGTATCACCTTTTAAACCAGTGTCACCTTGATCACCTTTTAAACCGGTGTCACCTTGATCTCCTTTAAGACCAGTTTCACCTTGAATACCTTGGAAACCTTGAGCACCTACTTTACCTTCAATACCTTGTTCTCCTGTATCACCTTGATCACCTTTAAGACCTGTTTCACCAGTATCTCCTTGGTCACCTTTAAGACCTGTTTCACCAGTATCTCCTTGGTCTCCTTTAAGACCTTGATCACCTGTTTTACCTTGAATACCTTGTTCACCTCTATCTCCAGTTGCGCCTGTATCGCCTTGATCTCCTTTAAGACCAATGCCACCTTCAACACCTTGAGCACCAGTTAAACCTATATCACCTTGTAAACCTTGATCACCTGTTATACCTCTATCGCCAGTTTCACCGTTGTCTCCTTGAAAACCTTGAACTCCAGTTGCACCTTGTGCACCTTCATTGCCAGCTCCTTGAGAACCTTGATAACCTTGACTACCAGAAGTACTAATAAATGGATTTGCCATGTTTTAATAATTTATTTTTTTTAGTCGTCTAGATTACTTTTGTCGTATACTACTTCAAACTGATCAGTTCCAGCAAGCTCATAACCTGCAAGAGTTCCGTTCCAGTAAAGTGTATCTCCAGCATCTAAGTCAGAAGCAGGAACAGCAGTTGCACCACCGTCTCTTGAGAAATATACGTCTCCGTTTCTATCATTATAAGATTCGTCAAGTGCTATACCGTTTAAGAATACTTGAACTGTTGAATCTTGGAAAGGAGTATACGTTAGTGTAAGTCCTGTTGATGAGTAATTACCTGAAGTTACAGCAGAGAACGAAGTCTGTGTGAATTCTTCTGGTTGAATTAGGTCTGTTGGCGACTGCGATGGTCTCCATGGAAGAACATGACCCACTGTTTCTGTTAATGCTTGTAAAACAGGATTGCTGTATGCAAAACCTGGATCACCAGTATTAACGTAATCTTCTAAAGTACCGTTACCTGAGTTATCTACAACGTAGAAATCTCCGGGAACTAACTGGTCCAATTTAGGCCATGCTGAAACGTTAATAGTTCCAACTTGCACAGCGATAAAATTGTCCGCGTCTACAATAGATTCGATGATTAATCTTCCTAGCTTGTTAGCAGTGCTTGAATCAGCTAACACCCATCTAGAACCCACATAAGCTATAACAACTCCAGCAGAAAAACCGTGGTCTTCCTGTGTGTAAGCTGATTTAAGCGAACCTGATTCAATGCTGGTGTTAATAAGATCAAGAGCAGCCTGTAAGCCGTCAATTTGCTTGATTTTAATTAATGACATGAATAGTTACATTTTTTTTTATTTATTTTAAATGTGGAATAATTCCACTCAATCTTATATATTATAAATTGATGGGATAAAGGTCCCAGAATCTATAGTATAAGATATTATTTTACGTATTAAAAATCCCACTTATCTGTAAAGTGACATCTTACGTATGTTGGTCGGTTCATTACTGCTCCGCCTTTATGATTTTCTCTGAATCTTACGTTGAAATCTGAATCTTCACTTACGTTACCCCAAGTATCTCTCCATAAAACAGATGCAGATGGTTTATGCATAAACAACCAAGGACTCATTACTACTAAACCTTCCTTTATTCTTGTTATGTTCCACTTTCCTTCAACATCTGGAAGTTCTTCACCATATTCTGTAGAATCTTCAAATGTTTTATCGTCTTTAAATTTCATTACTTCGTTATCGTACCAAGATCTGTTAATCCACCAATTAGCGTCAGGGTTTTTATTAAACTCTATCATTAGGTGTAGTGTATGTTCTTCTAATAACATATCGTCTGAATCCATATATGTAATTAAATTTCCAGTTGCGGCTCCTACTCCTACTCTACGAGGAAAACCTCTATAATATTTGTTGCCTTCTTCGTTTTGCATATATGTACTCATTTCTTTTGAGTTTCTAGAAACGTATATTAATCTTATGTTATCTTCAGTTTGAAAATGAGCATCATATAGTGACTTTGTTTCCATGCAATTGTCTGCTACTATTATTAATTCACAGTTTTTATATAATTGATTTTGAAAACTCTGGACTGCTCTTAAAAATTTAGAATGTGAATCTTTCCTAGATCCTGGATAATTACCAAGATATGATTGCATGATAATACTAATCTTTGGCTTTGCAGCCGCTTCAATTACTTCTTTTAATTCCATTATTTATTATGTTTATTTATATAGGTTTGTTGACCAGTCATATTCGTTTGATAGAGCATGTTTTCCTGGTTCAAAAATATTCTCTATTAGTTTTTTATATGTATCTACGATGTTAGGATTTGTTGTAAGATATCTTGAAAGAACCTTTGTGCTTTTTGCTGTATATTCCTTTTCTATCTCATCATGATGATTTAATACATTCTCTAACATCTTTGCAGCTGACACTGTATCGAATCCTTTATAATAATACCCTGCATCCTTTATCATTGTTGCGTTATGAACTAAAGGATATCCAAAATAAAGAGCGTCTAAATATGCATAGTTTAAAGGATTATCCCATTGATGTGAAAGAACTATATCCGTTTTCTCAGAAAGAAAATTAGTTACTGGGTACCTTGAGCACATTTTTAATTTACCGGAATGAGTTACATCTAAGTGTTTAATGGAACTAATAAAGTATTTACTAGATAATAATCTTTTACCACTTCCTACCCAAAATTCATTGAACGCCTTTTTACCCTTTTTTCTGTATAGTTCTTCTACCATCATGATAAGAGGCATACAATATTTAACTACATTCATATTAGGTTCCATTGAAGATAGGTTCATATCTTCTGCATTCTTGCCTCCTTTATAGAATGCGTCTTTCATACCATTTCTGACGTTTTTAGAATTTTCTTCTTTTATAAACTTAGGACTCCATACAAATGGAACCACTTTAACCTTGTCAGCAGAAAGCCTTCCCATTGTTTGATAGTATGATCTATTTTGATATTCCTGCTGTGGAATAAACCATGCTTCATCGTGGCCATGCGTCCAATTACTTACAGATTCTTTAGAATCAAATAAGACTCTTTCCATATCTATAATATAATTATTACCGCAAAAGTATTTAATAATCTTAATTTTAGGATTCTTTTTTCTAACGGCGACTGTTTGCTCGGTACTAAATGAAGTTCCTAGAAGTATTAATAAATCCGTTGAATTTACTTTATCTGCATATTTATAAATAGGATATTTAGAAGTGTCCCAATCTACCTTTGACAGATCTTTAACTTTATTACTAGTGTCTAACGCATATACACTATGATCTCCTATTTCAGAAAGAGTTTCAATTAAATTTAATACATTTAATTTGATTCCATTTATCCAAAGAGATTCATTATCCTGTTGTAATCCTAGTGTAATTCCAATGTTCATGTTAAACCGATATTTTGTTTTACTATATATTTTAAATAAAAAAGGCTCCTCTTCCGAGGAGCCTTTAATCAATTAAGCATTAAGCTAATAATTTAAACCGAAGTTTAGATTATAGTTTTATACCCATAACTTGAACTTTGTCCTTAGCATCAACGTCATAAGCTAATAAGCCTGTGAAATCGATATCAGTTCCACCTGTACATCTGAAGTCAACGAATACACCGTTTACATAAACAGTTAAATCATCGTTAGTTCCGAATGCAACTGGCTGAGGTAAAGTAAATAAGTTAGTTGCAGTAAATACTGCAGTTTGTCTTAGGTACGTACCACCTTCTTCAACAGCTACTTCTAATGAATCGATAGATGCGTTTATAACATTTACCTCTCCGTTAGTTGTTGCTATCTCAGCAGCTAATTCAGCAGATAAAGCAGATTCAACAGAACCAGCTCTTGTGATTTCAGCAGCTAAGTCACCTTCAACACCTAATACTCTAGTGTCGATTGAAGTGATGTCACCAGCTAATTCACCGTCAACAACCTCTAAAGAATTAACTGAAGCAGTTAATAATAAGTTGTCAGCGTCGTTAGCGTCGATCTGTGCTTTTAACTTAGCGTCTTCACCAGCTCTATCTTCTTTTTCTTGCTCGATAGCAATCGCTAGATTGTTATCAACAGCTTCTAAAGAATCGATAGATCTGTCTTGTGCGATTTGCTCAGCGTTAGTTGAAGCGATTTCAGCAGCTAAAGCAACTTCTAAAGAATCAACAGATGCGTCAGTTCTTACTACGAATGCAGCAAAAGCATCATCATTTTCAGTATCAACAGAGTTGATTAAAGAAACGATTTCAGCGAATGAATCTTTGTCAGCAGTTGAAGCTTCTAAGATTGCATCGATTCTACCTTTTTCTGTAGCGATGTCAGATGCTAATTCACCATCAACAACCTCTAAAGAGTTTACAGATAATGTTAAGTTAGCGTTGTCTAAATCGTTAGCGTCGATTCTAGAACCTAATGCTAAATCAGCAGCAGCTCTTAATCTTGCTTCCTCTTCGATAGAAGATGATAAACCAGCGTCAGCAGCTTCTAAAGAATCAATAGATGCGTTTTGAACAGCTTGCTCAGCAGCAGTTTCAGCGATCTCAGCAGATAATTCTGCAGATATCTTACCTTCCATTGCAGTTGCTCTGTCGATTTCAGCTTGTAAGTCACCTTCAACACCAGATACTCTAGTGTCTAATGAAGTGATGTTACCAGCAAAACCATTGTCAACAACTTCTAATGAATCGATAGATGCGTTAACATTGATAAAATCAGCGTTAGTTGCAGCGATCTCTGCGTTTAAAGCAGCTTCAATAGCATTTTCTCTACCAGTTGCTCTTTCGATTTCAGAAGCTAAGTCACCTTCAACACCTAATACTCTAGTGTCTAATGAAGTGATGTCACCTTCTAAACCAAGAATGTCAGAGTCATTGCTTGTGATTTGTCTCTGAAGATCAGCATCAACTAATTCTAATGAATCGATTGACTTATCTGTTCTTAGTACGAATGAAGCGAATGCATTGTCATTTTCAGTATCAACTGCGTTGATTAAAGAAACGATTTCAGCGAATGAATCTTTGTCTGCTTCTGCAGAATCTAAGATTGCATCTACTCTTTCTTTTTCTGTTACGATCTCAGCCGATAAAGCAGTATCAACAGCTTCTAAAGAAGATACTTCACCTGCGATGAAAGTCTCTAAAGAGTTTACTGATGCGTCTACTGTATCAAATCCTTGTTTGATGTCCCATACGTTTGCAATTTTTACATTGTCAGACGATACAACATTTGCCCATGTGATTGAACTTAGAAAGTCAGAAATTTGTTTTGAACGAATTTGTGCCATATTATTTATATAATTATTTTTTGCACACCCTACATTATTGTAGGATTGGATTATATATTAATACGTTTATTCGTGGGGGGTAAAAAAGTATATAATATCTTAATAAAATTAATTAAATTTTACGTATTTACGTTTTTACGTTTTTCTTATAATACTAAGATAATATATTATTAAGAATAAGATTCGTAGAATAAAGAGACTCTATCTTCATCAGTGAGCTCATATCCCGCGACTATCGAGTTAAAGATTAATTCATCACCTACTCGGATATCTTGGAATGTTCTAGCAGTAGTTCCTCCATCTGATGAAAAGTAACCATCTAGGTTTTTAGTTCCGTCTCCTAATGAAATAGAAATACCATTAATTTCAACGTCAATGTATTGGCCATCTTGCGGTGTAACCGATAATATGATTCCAGTTCTAGATACATTTCCAGATGTATTATTTGGAATTAATTCTTTATCTAGTACTGTGCTAGATTTCTTACCTAGATCAGTTGAAGATAATGCTGAACCATATACATCTAGTTTAAATGAAACTTCGTCCGTAACTAGCCAATTATTTTTATATACACCAGGTCCTTCAGTCGACATTTCGTGAGATACTATAACCTGTATTGCATCATCGATGTCGTCAATACATTCTCCAGAAGAACAGTTGATTCTGTACCAGTCTACTACATTAAAAATAGAATATTGAGCGGTATCGCTTCTGTTTATTAATGTAATCGTACCTTCAATTCCATCTTTATCTATTCTGTTAATTAAAAAGTTTTCTAAAACACTTACTCTAATTCCATCGTAGTCACTATTCATAAATGTCATTTTAGTTACTAGACCAGGGGATCCTGAATCTAAAGATAAGCTTCCTTGTCCAATAGGAACTGAACCATCGATATGTTGAACTTTATAATATGGATCCATGGACGAAGATACACCTATTCCCGAACTTCTTTGAGTAGATTTATACAGAGAAGGATCGTGTCTGTTTTCATTAAATAAAATAGATCCAATTTCCATGTTAGGTAAAGAATAAACCTTAGTAGGTTCTATTCTAGAATTAGTCACTACTATGTTTACGTATATTTTTCCAGCAGGAAGATTTAATGTTTGTAGTTTTGATAATTCAAATTGAAAAACAGCCTGTGTAGTTGGATCGTCATTTACTAATATAAGATCTCCTGAAACTCCGTATACTCTAGGCATTGAATATTGTGCGATTAAATCAGACGATTCATCTAATAAATTCATAGTAAATGTAGAATATAGTGATGTATTAAGATTTCCACCTACCCTATCTCTATATAGTTTTACTGTGTAGACTTGTGAGTCTCCCTGTATAACATCTATTGTGTTATCAATATATCCAATAATATCTTCTTGCGTAACCTGTGGCATTTTTAAACTATTTTGTTTTTATAAACTATATATCTTGATTAATTTGCTCTTAAATGATTGTAAAGCTTAAATTTTAATACTGGCAATACCCTTTCATTCATATCGAATTCTGAATTAACACTGCATCTAAAAAACCTATAATCAGAACTTTCATCTTGTACCTTTGTAATAAAAAGAGAAATTGCTCTTATATCATACACTGTTTCTCCTTCATATTTTAGATTTAAATCTTTCCAGTTTTCTGTCAATAAAGAAGGAACTTTAAAAGAATATATTTGCATGATATCTTCAGGAGTTTTCACTAAAGCATATCCTAGTTTTTTAGTTCTTTTAATATCTGGAATTTCTGTAATGTTAATAGCCTTCTCGACTAATCTAAATACTACCCTTACATTTTTATGTATATCTTCTAATATATCTATAGCTTTATCACAAAGCTTATACATGTCTTCTATATGTTTATCTCCTTCTGGATATTCATATTCTAAAGACATTGTGTCAAGGTTGATTCCCTTGAGAACTCTTAAATTAACGTCTATCTCCTCCTTCCTGTGCTTAATTTTATACATTTCAAGTAGATGATCTTCTACTTCATCGAGTATGGATATTAAGCCTCCATCTTTGAGAATCTTATTAAAAGTGTTCTCAGCTGCTAAGAGTTTATAGTATTTTAATTCAAAATCATGAGGCTCGATAGTGAGCCAATTTGGATCTAATACATTCATGGAATATTTATCTAAAATTCCACGCGTGTATTTTATTTTTTAGAAGATGTCTTCTTTTTAGAAGCTTTTTTAGGTGGAGTTTGTTCGGTTGGAATAACTGCTAATCCCCATTGTAGAATAAACCACTGTGCTTCTTTCTCAGCTTGTTTGATGTCTAATCCTAATGTGTTAACAACAGTTTCTGTAATATGCTTTATAAACTTTTGCTCTTTTTCTTGAGTAGTTTTATATTCCATATACCATTGTGGATTGTCCTTAACATCATCATAGGTTACCCCATGATCTTTTAATTGATGATTGATTAGCTCAATAAATAATTCTCTTTCAATGTCTCTGTTTCTCATAATGATAGTATTGTAATTAGTGCATCCATATCCTGTAACCTAATCCATTCGTCATAGGTTAAAGAGATCATGGTGAAGTCTTTTGCCGGTGTATTTAAAAATTCAAACTCTTTCGTCGTCTCCGAAAAAGGATCACTTAATATCTTATTAAGAGAGTCTAAATCTTGCGTTTTTACGTAAATATGAATTTTCATATAATTTATATATTAAGATTTCCCGATGATTTCGTCAATAATACCATAAGCTTTAGCTTCTTTTGCATTTAACCAAAAGTCTCTAGTCGCATCTTTCATTACTTCGTCAGCTGGTTTTCCACAATATTCTCCTAAAAGATTAAATAATTCTTTATTTACTTTTTGCCATTCTTTCCAATCTATTTCAGCATCTTGAATATTACCATTAAATCCACCAGAGGATTGGTGTAACATTGTAGTAGAATGTCTAAGTGAAGATCTTTTTCCCTTAGTTCCTGCTCCTAATAAAACAGAACCCATTGATGCAGCCATACCAGTATTTACTGTTTTAATATCTGACTTAATGTAATCCATAACATCAACCATTGAAAGTCCACTTTTAACACTTCCACCTGGAGAATCAATATGCATCGTAATATCTGTTCCTCCAACTGAGTCTAAAAACATCAACTGTGCTTGAACAATCGTAGACATATTATCATTAACAGGTCCTGCAACCCATAATAACCTATCCATCATTAATCTAGAAAAGATATCCATCTGAGTAGCTCTTAACTCTCTTTCTTCTAAGATATATGGAGTTAACGAGTTTTCAATCTGCTTCTCATAGTAATTTAATTTAGATGATGAAACATTATGATCACTCATCGCATACTTTTCAAATTCTTTTCCGTAATTCATATAATTCTTTGTGTGTATTATTTTAATATTATATTAAGTTATCCTTAAATGTTTCAACATAAGAATAAGTATTATCAGATTCGGTATCATCTCCTTGTGTTATTAGATTATGATTAGTCATATACACTTGCATGTTTTTGAATTGATAATTAATCCATACGTCAACTGGGCCGACAATAGGCAAACCTTCTAATAATTTCTTAGCTCCTTCGTATGTTAATACATAACCAGATAACCACCATACTCCATTATATAACCGTGATAGATTTTGGGAATGAGGATCCCATGTAAATCCAAATTGATTTGGCAAACTAGAAAGATACAATAAATCCCAATCATTAGGAAGTTCTTTTTCAAATATGCTTTCTATTTTATCTTGAAATTTATGACAAAATTCAAAGTCATCTTCCATTATGAGGGTGACTGGTGTTTTATTCTCTACAATTTCTTTCCAAATTCTATAGTGTGAAAATGCGATTCCAGTTTCAGCAGAAGAACATAATATCTTATTATTTCTTTTTAATTTATTTTTCATTCCGGGAGAAGGATCTATTTCCCAGTGAAATGAAAATGGATATTTGTTAATGTGTATTTTTTTAGAAAACCACTTTATTCTTTTTCCTTCTATTGCGTCAAAGAATCTTAAATGATCTAGTAATGTTTTACGTCCCTTTAGTTTTTGGGAAGATGCTCTCTTCTCTGCTATTTTTAATCTATCTTTCCTGTATGCTAGATGAATAACTACGGTGTCGTCAATATACTTAGTCCATTCAATTCTTTTCTGTCTCTCGAATACTCGTAAGAGTCGAGAGAACCATTTTGATGTGGTTCTAGCGACTCTATTAAATCCTTCAAGCCCGTACTTCATTATTGAATTTATATTCTATTTAGCAAGTCTGTGATGTGTTTACATTTTTCGTAATTTTCTCTTTCTTTAAAAAATTCTAGAGATTTTTGCAAAGACTTATTATATCTATCTTCATCCAAGAGGGATTCATACTCATTTCCTTGTTCATCTATCAATTTACATAGTATATTTCCTTTCATTGATATTCCATCAATAGTATCTTCTATGTGTTGTACGATATTTAAATGAAAACCGACAATGTCATCTATGCCATCTTCCAAGGAACCCAGTTCCATCGTCCTAGTGTTAATCCTGAATTTCGGGTATTCCATCCTTTCCTATGAGTTCTTCTTCATTAATAATACCTGCGAATGATTCTAGAATTTGTCTGAATTCTTTCTGTGTAGGTTTTTCAGTTTCTATAGTCTCGTTTACTTTTTCTATAAAGGATAATCCATGATCTGTTAATAGCATCTTACCCGCTTCAATGGTAAAGAATGGTTGATCTATTATCATTGCGTATTGTGTAGAATCTTCTATAATTTCTTGTTGAATTTTAGCTGCTAATTCGAAGTGTCTTTCGTAGAAATGAGAGTTATCTGCACAATGGTAATATACTCCTAGGTCTAGTTCAGGGTATGTGTCTTTTAACCATAGATGAACATGTTGGTGAACGAATGCAAAGAAAGGTGCGTCAAACGTTAATCCATAGAACACATCATTAGATCTCATTTGAACTTTCATATTCAATTGATTATTTCTAATAAAGAAATTTAAGTACATAGTACATACAAAATCTTTATTACCTTCAAACTGAAATTTGGGTTGATTAAGAAATGCTATCGCCTGTCTCGTGTTTTGATCCGCTTTTAATGAATCTACAACCCATTCTAATTGTTCATTAAATAATAGTGAACCGTAGTTTGAGTTAATTTCATTTGAATTAGGATTAGTTAATGTAGACCAGAATCCTGAAAATTGACCTATATAATCTACATCGTTATCTTTTCGTAGATACCATGTTAATTCACCTGCAAAGTATTTCCAGTTGAATTTTCTATTTTCAAAATTAGCAATAGGCATGTAAGGATCTATAGGTAAAGTTGTAAGGGCTAATTCCTTTACTTTCATATCACGTGGTTGTGATACACTTCCTATATCGTCTATGTTTGTAATTGTTTTTGAGAATTGACTTGAAAAATTCATTTAATAAGTTATTAGTTTATTATTATACTACTTTTTAATAGAAAGTTTATCTTCTTTCTTCGTATGATTGATTGTGTACACCTCGTCTCCTCTAACTATTTCTCCTTTAATAATAGCATCCGCTAAAAGATCTTCAATGTAAGTTTGAACCGCTCTCTTCAAGGGTCTTGCACCATAATCAGGATCATATCCTTTTTCTGCTAAGAATTCCTTTGCTTGCTTAGTAACTTTAATATTATATTTCTGATCAAACATTCTAATTACCAGGTGTCTAACTTCAATATCAACAATTTGAAGAATATCTTCATGCTTTAATTGGTCGAATAATACTACATCATCTAATCTATTTAAAAATTCCGGTGCAAACTTATTTTTAAGTTCCTTTGCGATGATAGCTTCAGTGTGTGCTTTTCTTCCAGCGATTGAAGATTTCTTAGTTTCAAATCCAATACCCGTTCCGAACTCACTTACTTTTTTAGCACCGACATTAGATGTCATAATGATAATCGTATTCGTAAAGTCAACTGTTCTTCCTAATGAATCTGTTAATCTTCCTTCGTCTAATACTTGTAGTAAAGTATTGAATACATCAGGGTGTGCTTTTTCAATTTCATCGAAAAGTACAACCGAATAAGGTCTTCTTCTAACCTGTTCTGTTAATTGACCGCCATCTTCATGACCAACATATCCAGGAGGAGAACCAATTAATCTTGATACTGCAAACTTTTCCATGTATTCGCTCATATCAATTCTAATTAAATGATCTTCTGATCCAAAGTAATAATTAGTAATCGCCTTTACTGTTTCTGTTTTACCAACACCAGTTGGTCCTAAGAACATAAAAGAACCTATAGGTTTTTTAGCAGATGATACACCAGTTCTTGATCTTTTAATTACCTTAGAGAGTGCGTCTACTGCTTGATCTTGTCCAATAATCATTTTCTTAAGCTCTGTTTCCATTGCTAGGATTATTTTACTTTCATCACCTGTCATTCTTGTTACAGGAATTCCTGTTGCTTGTGAAATAGTTTCAGCAATATCTTCGGCTGTTACTTTTTTCTTTTTATCTCTTAGTGACTTTTCCCATGCAGATATTTTCTTTTCAATTAAATTCTTAGATTGAATTTCTTTATCTCTAAAGTGAGCAGCTTTTTCATAGTCTTGTTCTTCAACTGCCTTTAATTTGTCAAGTGTTAAAGCTTCTACCTCAGTCTCCGCTCTTTTAATATGCACAGGTACTTTGATTTCGCTTAAGTGAACTTTTGCACCTGATTCATCCATTAAATCAATAGCCTTATCAGGAAGTTCTCTACTTGTAATATACCTTGTAGAAAGAGAGACACATGCTTCTAGTGCATCATCAGTATATTCAACTGCATGATAATCTTCATAGTTTCCTTTAATTCTTTGTAAGATTTCGATAGTATCTTCCTCGCTAGGTGGATCTATAAATACTTCTTGGAATCTTCTAGTAAGTGCACCATCATCTTCAATATTTTCTCTATATTCATCTAAAGTAGTTGCACCAATACATTGTACTTGTCCTCTCGCTAATGCAGGTTTTAATATATTTGAAGCGTCTAAAGATCCACTAACACCACCTGCTCCAACGATTGTATGTAATTCATCGATAAAAACAATGATGTCTTTGTTATTCTTTAATTCCTCAACGATAAGTTTCATTCTTTCTTCAAACTCACCTCTATATTTTGTACCTGCTACGATATTAGAAATATTGATAGAAACTATTCTTTTCTTTAAAAGAGTTCTTGCTACTTTCTTATCTACGATTCTTTGTGCAATCGCCTCTACTAACGCAGTCTTACCTACACCAGGATCTCCTAAAATAATAGGATTATTCTTCTTTCTTCTCGATAGGATTTGGCAAATTCTATACACTTCTTTTTCCCTTCCGATAATAGGATCTAGATTTCCTTTTGCAGCTTCAGCTGTTAGGTCTTCTCCATACTCATCAACGTAAGGTGTTTTTCTTTTACCGCCTTTTCCTGGATTTTCAAATTGTTCTGCCATTGTAGAATTTAATTGTTATACTTATTTTACTCCGTTTTTAGGAATTGTTTATTTTGACAGATTATCTGCGGCTGCTATTGCAGGTAAGATATCTGGCTTTATTCTTACTTTAATTCCAAGAGACTTAACATAACCTATCGCAGCGTTAACTACTTTATTAGAAGCGTGTTGTTCTTGGTGGTTGAGGTCTAAATCAATTGTATGTATATTTATCCCATTATCCCGAAGATATTGTGTAACTTCGACGGATCTTTCAACTTCTCCCCATAACTTTCTCCACATATCTCGAATAGGTTCTACCTTTTCCTTCTTATAAAGAACATGGCATCCAGTATTTCCAACATGAATTACAACCGTGCTTACGTATGTTGTAAACTCACCCTTTACATGTGAATCACATCCTACGTAAATTCGAATTGAATTATTGGAATTTCTTTTTATGTATTGTTTCAGATATGTCGCTAAATCAATTTGCGACTTATCAGCAAGTCTTCTGAACTTCATCTATTATATTTATTAGAAATTGGTGGAGTCGGTATTCTTAGAAAACTTATTATGATACTCTGTAATTTTAGACACTGCTTCTTCTGCAGTATCAACTACTCTAAATAAATCAAAATCTTTTTGACATATTGCACCATGTTTCCATAAAGTATTTTGCATCCAATCTACGAGACCTTCCCAATAATCTCTACCTACAAGAACAATAGGATATTTTACATTATGTCCGCATTGTGCAAGTGTTATGGCTTCGAATAACTCATCTAAGGTTCCAACACCTCCTGGGCAAATAACAAATGCCTGTGAATATTTAAGGAACATTACTTTTCGTGTAAAGAAATATCTGTTCTCGACTCCTAAATCAACGTAATCGTTCATGCTAGCTTCGAATGGTAATTCAATTCCAACACCTATACTTTTACCTAATGCTTCATGTGCTCCTTTATTTGCAGCTTCCATAATTCCAGGACCACCTCCTGTGATTACACCAAACCCTGCTTCAACGAGAAGCTTTCCAATTTTCTCAGCTTCTTTATACATTGGATTTGTTGATAATGTTCTAGCGCTTCCAAATACAGAAACACAAGGACCTAATTCATTAAACGTATCAAACCCCTTTGTGAATTCTCCCTGAATTCTTAGAATCTGCCAAGCATCTTCAGATTTTCTATTGTTACTCATTATGTGTTTTGATTATGTGAATACTTTAATATTATACTAAGATATTCCTAAAAGTTTAGATAAAAAAAGACCAATTCGTTAGAATTGGTCTTAAAATAAATTATTTCTGTATAGCTATTCGTTCAAGTTTAAATATAAAACTTATGGTTTATATATCAATGTTATTTGGGTGAAATGTAATATTTTAATAAATTAGTAGAATAAAATGATAATATCAAAATATCATATTATCATAATTTTAGAATCTTAAAATATCTTATTATTTTAATCTAATATTATTTACTGATCTTCCAGTACATCTCCAACATAAAGAAGCTGTTGTATCTGTGCCAACCTCGGACCATTCGTCGCATTCTCCGTTCTCTGGTGCAAATTCAGAATATTTACTCATAGTTGGTTTTGAGTTTTGACATATCATCATTCTCATACCATTTACGTCTTTGGTTTTCCAATGTGTTGTTTTCTTAGCCATTTTAGTTTGTATTAATCTTATCATAATATTAAGTTATTATAATAGGTCTTCGTCTTCTTCATCTTTAAAATCTAGATCTATTTTAAAATTCTGCATTTGTGTATACAAATCGTCTAGTATATGTGCAGCTACTAAAAAATTAACAGTAATTCCTATTGAAAAGATCCATCCAAACGACCATCCTGATATCCATGCAATGAATGAAGATACGAGAGCTATTAATACAGCTGGAATTGCAAAGATAGCTGCAATGACACTAACGATTAGTGCACAGTATATCATTTTTGATAAGACGTTATTCATATTAAAAGTTTAAGTTAATCCTTTAATATTATACTCTAATAATCTTAATTGTTTCAATTACCCTTTTTTCTTGAAGGAGGAGAGCTTGAACGAACAGGTGTCGAAGATCTTGTATTAGATGGACGAGAATTATTAATCACAGGTCTATTATTATTAGATGGACGAGAATTATTGTTAAACGTTGGGCGATTATTTCTCACTGGCGGTTTTTCTCTAATAATTCTTGGCCTAGTGTTTGTATTATTAGAGTTGTTCTCGGGTCTCTGATAAACTCTTACTCGTGTGTTATTATTTCTATTCGGACTATTATTGATGATAACCTCATTGTTCCTAGTATTATTAGTGCTTCTTCTAGTAGTCGTACTTCTAGTTCTTCTTCCATTATTTACTTCAGTTCTAATACTTGAACGTCTGCCATTAATATGCACTGTATTTGTTCTGCCACTTCTCCAACCTGGGATTCCATAGACGTTATTACCATAATACGGCCATCCTCCATAATAATTATTAAAGTGTGAACCATACCATCCATAATGGTTTCCATATCCCCAGCCATGATTATTCCAACCATAGTAGATTCCATATCCCCATCTATCATATCCAAATGGTGACCATCTATGAGGAGAGCCCCAAGAATTCCAGCCTGTATAACCCCAAGCCCAATCATTCCACATCTGATCTCTATTCCAGCTCCAATAATAATTATTCCATCTAGAATCGTATTGTCTTCCTAGTAATCTATTATTCCAATCAAATGACCTCGGTTGACTCAATGCGTATTGCGCAAAGTCTAATCTGAAGCTTAGATCTGTTCTTAGTTTATTTCTAAATTGAAATTCGGATAGCGTGTCTATTTTAACATCTCCGAAGTGTTGCATCGACGTCGACACATTGTGCGCCGAAACATCGTTATTTTGATCGTAACCCATCAATCGAAATTGTGTGCTACAAGAGGCTAGAAGAAAGATTCCTAGCATTAGAATTAAGTGGTTTAGTTGTTTCATATACCTTATATATCTCAGATTCCTCTAATTCCTCCTAGGACTTCTTAGTCTTGGAAATTTTTTGAGTTAGGAAATTTTTCTAAATAGTCATCGCCGCCTCTCTATACTCCCTCTAAGTCAGGGGAAAATTTGGAATTGACTTTTAAAAAAACGTATTTTTTCAATTTTATGTTTCTTCAAAATACTCTAATCCAAATATCAATCCATCGCAATTTACTCTAATATAGTATCAGGTCCCCTGTACCGGTAGGTAGTGGGGCCGCTCTCCGAGTCTCTGAGCCCTCAAATGTGTCATACTCAATATAGTCCACTTTTAATAGAGGCAATAACGTGAATGTGCGCTCGTCACCCACCGTCAACGATACTAAAAGCGTCCAACTCTCCCAAGCCCTTCTTGTCTCCTAGTAGATAGTAACGTTGATTAAGAGTGTTTTATTAGTTTAAGACCTCTAAGTCCTTAAACTGCCGCCGCACCTCCGACGACTTAGTGTCATAGTGTGGCTCTTTTTTTGGGTTATTAAAGGGAATAGAGAAGGTCATCTTTGAGACCTTGGAGTCATGTGACGGCTTAGTGAGGGGTGTGCACTGTCGTCGGGGTTTTACCCTTGGACTTAAAGACTTAAGTTATACTGCTAGGTCTCAGAAAAGTTTCATTTATACTGAACTTTTTTTCTCAAAGACTTGGAGGGCTAGTGGGGAGTAAGAGCGACGTGTTCGCGCTTCTTATCTAAATTTAGGTATATTTAGTTTAGGAGTTTTAAAAGATGTAAACGATGTATTGGGTGGTTTCATCTTTACTGGAGGCGGCATTAAGCTCGTCGGCTTCATTGGATCTTTAGGACTCTTCTTTGGTTTACTAGGACTAGGTGAATTATCTGCAGGTTGTTCGGCTGTGTTAGGAGTGTCTTGTGCACTACTCGAAACTTGATTCATCATTCTATCTCGTGCTTTCTGTTTGAAATAGTCTGTAAGGCTGAAACTTGACGTATCTTCTGGTGGTGCAGCTTGATTTTGAGCTTGCTTATCATTTAAATTTGCTTGCTTACTATCTACATGTGTATCTTGCGCTTTGTTCTTGGATTGCTGGTCACTCATTTGCGAATTTTGCTTAGAGTTTTGTGAATCGTTTGATGCTAGCGACTTATTATTACTATTTGACATCTGGCTATTATCTGAAGTATGTACTTGTGGAGTATTTACAAATGCATGCGCTTTATTAAATGGAGAATTTAGTTGGTTCATATTCTATATATCACGCATAGGGTATTTTTATTGGTTTTTACACGCTCGAGAATATTTGAGCTTGGGTAACATTGCTTTTCTATATTATTTCTATCTAGGAGCACTCATAGGTATATACTGCTTAAATCACACACGAGACAAGTGGTTGACATTTAGCTAAGTGCTTTTTGACTATTGCTAATTATACAATTAATGTTAGAGCATGCCCCAAGGAAGGTCCCCCTCCCACCACACGTTAATTCGCGTTTTAGTGTGACTACTCGGAGGCCTGTAAAAGCCTATCTAGCTCCTGTTGTAATTTGGGTATTTTTGGGCTATAAGGTGTTTCTAGCTTCAATTTGATGATCTCGGCTCTAATAGCCTCTACTCGTTGTTGTTTACTCTGTTCCATAAGGTATCTATTTGTTTATATAGCTAATATACTAAATTTCTATGACCCGGTATAATATTTGGGCAATTATTTACCAGGGCTTGCCGGTGACTGCCGGTGCTGTCTAGGGCTCTCTGTCTCTCTAGGCTCCTCTGTATTCTAGGGTACTGTTGGCCATCTGGGGACTGTCCACGCTCCAGGTGACTCTGGACATGTCGGTGATCCGGCTTGTCAGGGTTGCTCTGGAGAGCTAGCTCTATAGTGCTTCTATAGGCAACTGTCCAGGAACAGCCCTGGAGAGCTCCCAGGGCTCCCCGGACAGCCCCTGGAGCAAAAAGGCCCCTGGGAAGCCCTGGAGAGCTGCCCTGGGAGCTATTATATAGTGTTGTCTGGAGAAGTTGCATATATGACCTATTCTGGTTTATATTATACGCATATTTAAAGCTTTGTTTCAGTGCCCAGGGGCCTTTTTTCACTTTTTTTCACCTTTTTAACACTTTGGATTTTTATTTGTCAGTTTTTATGATTATATTAGCTATATAAGTTATTTAATTAAAAACACCCCCTATTAAAAATGGATTTTAACTGCCTTAATATTAACGATATCATCACGTTGATCTTTATCTATGAGATGGTAAGCTTTATTTTCGTCCAAACTAGTAATTTTGTGCTGACGATGCTCATGACAAGCCCTAAATACCGTAAATTCATTAAAAAGCATATAATTTGAAAATAAATTGAAAATAAGCAGCCTAGAATTTTTATTTGTCGCCGGAATTGCTTATATTAGTATAGTAATTAGTTAATCAACCTTTAAAAAACACATTTATGAAAAATTACACTTCACGTGCCAACCGTTATCCTAATGGCTACCAGCCTAAAATTGACTATTATCAGGCTAAAATCGCGAATGCTACCGATCGCCTCGAGGTAGACAATATTATCTTCTTCGCCGGGAAGCTTAAATACTTCCTTAATAAACAGGCTGAGGTAGATGCTCGCCTAGAGAAACTTTATTAAAAAAAGTCTGCCCTGGATTTTTTATTGTCGCCGGAATTGCTTATATTAGTATAGTAATCATTAAACAAACAAGATATGTCAGTTAAATTAAACGTTTTACCCTTCCTATTGTCTATTGCAGCCTTTCTCGTTGCCGGTATGACTATTACCTCAACCATTGATAAGTATATTAGCTTTGCTGGTGAACTTAACGCCATGGGCTTCTTTGTAGCTGCTATGATGCTTGGTCTACTAGGCCTGGCAGCTAGTTTTGAAAAGCTACCTAATAAATAATCATCTGGACCAGTAGCTCAGCTGGATAGAGCATCTGCCTTCTAAGCAGACGGTCACAGGTTCGAATCCTGTCTGGTTCACCAATTCTATTTCCTCACTTTAAATTTAAATATGTCTAATATAGTAACAATCTCTGGTGGTAAAGCTTCTGAACAGGCAATCGCTGATGAATGTATTAAATGGTGTATTAAGAAACTATTGCCCCGATATAGAACCCTAAATATAAAGGCTATTATTAAGCCTATGGAAGATCATGGCTGTTGCTATAATCTAAACGACCTCAGCAGGGACTTTAAACTGACTCTTAAAAAAGGCCTTAGTGTCTATGAGCTTATAAGTACCATCTGTCATGAAATGGTCCATGTGAAGCAGTACGCTCGTAAGGAGTTGAGGTGGTGCAATACCCACTATAATGTCATGTGGAAGAAGTCTGTCCATACTAATACTGCCTATGATGACCAACCATGGGAAAAAGAAGCCTATAAACTAGAACACCGACTGGCGGTAGAGTTTTTCACTAACATGACTAGCTCCCTGTAAATTGTTAATAACTTTATGAAAATAAACAGCTAAATATTTTTATTTGTCGCCGGAAATGCTTATATTAGTATAGTAATAATTAATCAATCAAAATAAACAAAAATTATGAAAGTAACATCTTTTGACCGCCCAACCGTTAAAGCCCTTCGTGTAGACCTTGATAGCGCCCTAGCTAAAGTTGCTAAGGAGTATGGTATTGAAATCTCTACTGGTAATATCTCTTTCTCTGGAGATAATTGTTCAATTAAAGTTAAAGCATCTGTCATCGGTGATGGTGGTATGGTAATGACTAAAGAAGCTACTGACTTCGCTCGCTATGCTAAATATGAATTGCCTGGTGTAAAGCTTGGAGATACCTTTATGAATGCTGGTACGGTATATACTATTACTGGCTGGAAATCTAGAGCTCGTAAGAGTCCTGTCTTAGCGAAATCATCCGCTAACGGTGAAACATACCGAGTTCCGGTTTCAATGGTTAAAGTTGGTCTTTAACCTGAAACCTTTTTAATAATTTAAGTATAATATATAAATCAAGTAATAAAAAAACCAGACTATAATGGCAATTACAACACTAAGTTCAAACGTTCTCGATCAACGCAAAATCGAAACCATCAACGCACAACAACTACGAAAAGTAGTTCCCTTCCGTGACGTTCAATTAATTGATACCAAGACTATCGAGTATAAAGGCCAAAGAATCGGCATTACGAGCCAAGCTTTTAAAGGCTTGTTGAGTTTGATCGGAATGAGCCAAGCATTCGCTAAGAAATTCGATAATCTATTTAGCCCTGAAGCTAAGAGTCAATTTATCAATACCATGAAAAATGCAATGGCATCTAATTATGGTAAATTAAACGAAGTAACTCTGATCCTTAACCCAGTGAACAAGAATATCATTGGTATTACTAAAGGTAACGAGCAAACAATATCTAATTCGCAATTCCTTGGAATTACAGAGAACCTCATCGATAAGCATGGTTTCGACGTAACCAATTGGTCTACTGACCCTACTACTGGAATTGTTCGAATTAACGCATTTAACCCAAAAGCTGAATTTGCGGTTAAAGGTCTCTCCGATGAGGTCTTTACTGGAGGTGTTTCCTTCTCTAATTCACCCTTGAAAGGTTTCCAAGTTATGCCTTATGTAAACCGTATGTGGTGTGCTAATGGTCTAACTACCTCACTTGCACAGGAAACATATACTCTAAACTCTCTAGATAATGTAAGTATGGAGAAGTTCCAAGAGAACTTGCAAGCGTTGAGGTCTAACAACTTTGCTCCTGAATCTTTCGGTGATCGAGTTAGAGCCGCTAATAACACTCATGCTTCTGTAGCTGAGATGACTTGGGCTCATAACCAAATCTCGAAACATGCTGGAGAAAGAGCTGAGAACTGGATCCCTCTACAAGAGAATATGAATGCGTACAATAAGATTGATCTTGGCTCTATGGATTCAAATCAAATGAAAGGTGCCAAGACTAATCAATCTGTTTGGTCTGTTATGAATGGCCTAACGCACTTTGCTACTCATGGTAAAGACCTCATCGAATCAAATATGCAAGACTCTGACTCAACACAGTTGATGGTTCAGGCTGGTAACTTCTTCGGTAAGAAATCATTTGACCATGAAAACCACATGCCAAACCCATTTGGTAATCTTAATCAAGATAATCAACGTGGAGCTTTGCTAAACTAATTGACTTAACTTACTCCCTAACCCCCAAGATTGGGCTTCTGAGATGACAAGTGTTCGCTTGCGCAATCGATGAGGTCCTTTCTTATTTTTTAGGGGATAGTAACTTTTCTAATATTTTAAATATAATTACTTATGAAACAACTCTTAACAATCTTATCACTAACCATTCTCCCTTTACTATGCACAGCTCAATTAAATAATAATATCTGGAAGGCTTCTGCCATACAGGGAATTGCCGGCTTCTCGGACGGTGCCAACCAAGCATACTTATATCACTACTATAATAGTGGCAAATTCGAGAAATGGGGGATCAGGCCCAATACCGAGGCTTGGAAGAACAAGTGGGTAGTAGACTCAGATGGTCATGTAAGGGTCGGTGAGGAGCGGTTTTGGCTTTCGAGTAGATCTCTAGTATTCCTTACCGATTTCAACCATGCATCCCGATTCATTAAACACCGGGCCAATGAAGCAACCATGCTAGTATACGCCGTTGGTCATGGTGCCAAGACTAAGAAATGGTATTGGTACCTAGCAGATACCGCAATAATGTTTACAGCTAGATCTATAGGCTTCTATGGTAGCTATAACCTCGTTTTTAAATAAGGGGGGGGATTGTTAATAACTTTTGAAAAATAGGCAGCCTAGAATTTTTATTTGTCGCCGGAAATGCTTATATTAGTAGTATACTAATCAAGTTAATTAAAACATCCACATTATGTACATCAAAGAAAATAACCACGCCCTCACTAACGGTCCAACCTTCACAATCGAACAAAACATTGGCGGTAAAATGCACAAATTCCACACTAGCGATTATGGCTTTGAGTGGGATGTAGAATATGACTATAGAGTCGTTACTAAGTGTAGAGCCGGTTTCTTTACTATCTCTGATGGTAAATCTAGTCTTAAAAACCTGGTTAACAGATACCAGAAGAATGCTCTTCATACAATTGAACTTAAGTCTACCCACCCTGGGTCTGATACTTATCTTACTGCCCTGGCTCTTAAAGCTGGTAAATTCGTAACGGTAGCTAATTGTATTATCGAGAATATTGAGATTGGAACCATTCACAGTTCATTCCCTAAGATGGCCGATCATGGTCACTGGAAAGCAATTGGATCTAAGACTTGGGCCGATAACGCCTATAGTCTTGATGTCCACAACTGGTTCTAAAAATAAATCGAAAATAAACAGCTAAATATTTTTTTATCTCAGATATTTTGCTTATATTAGTATAGTAATTAATTAAACATCCACAATTATGCAAAAGTACACCTTTAAAAAATCCGGCAAAGATTACAAACTTGCAAACATCAATTCAAAAGAAACACTTACGGTGGGAACTGATCATCCAAAGCACTCCTGGTTGGCCAAACATTCAGGACGTATAGTAACAATTACAGATACGCGTTGGTCATCTAGTAAAGACTACCAAGGCCACTACAAGCAAACGGTGAGCCCTAGTAAGATGAATATTAAGTTGTCTAAGTTGGACGACCTCAACATTAACCAAGACCTGTTCAAGCCAATGGCTACTGGAACCTCATTTGACAAATTTGTAAGTCAAGATGGTGGTTTTATGCCAGGTTCTAATATCATGGCAGCAGGAGCCCCAGGTATTGGTAAGACTACTGTCCTGTTAGACCTCTTAAGCAACTTGCATGAAGCTGGTAAATCAGTCCTATTCATCTCGGCTGAAATGTCTCAAATCGACATGGCCAGATACCTACAAAGATTCCCTAACTGGGGTCAATTACCAATCCTCTTCCTTGCAGACTATACCGACTCATGTCCAAAGACAGTTATCGAATCCGTACTTAACCAGGGATGGGACCTAGTACTTACCGATTCATACACCGAAGTAAATGACTCTGTAAAAGAAGCTTGTGGTCTAACCCGAGGTAAAACAGAAAAATGGTTCCTTGACCTGATGATCGCCCACAACAAAGGCAAGAATAAACCCAAAAAATACACTACTTTCGTTACTATCTTGCAATTATCAAAAGGTGGCCAGTTCGTTGGATCAAATAAACTAAAACACATGACCACTTCGATGATGCACTTAGACTGGGATGGCCAAGAAAACTCTGGTAGAAGGTATATGGAGTTCTCAAAGAACCGAGTAGGCCAAGTAGGTAAAAAACTGTATTTTGACCTAGAAGGTGGAGTCTCTTTCGACGAGGCCAGATACGCCCGAGACCTATTTAATGATCAAATCGTCCAGGAAGAGAGAAAAGCACTAGATGGAGAAGCAGATGCATTTGATGCTCTATTTGGCCTAGGAGCCGAAACAGACGCCTCAGACGAAATAGACGAAACTAGCGCTCTAGAGGTATAATCCTAAAATTTGCTCTCCGGAGCACCCTGGGCCCTATATTGGTCCTGGAGAGAGGTAGGAGTGGATGCTTACCTCTCGGAGGGGGTAGAGTGTCTTGCCTCGGGTGTCTGTTGAGATACCGATGTTTGATTTTGGTCCTTAGACAACCACACATGCAAGAAAGGCTCTATATATTCCTCTACCCCCGCGGGCCTGTAGAGGCTAGTGTTGGCTTATTCTATGGTTTATAGAGGAGGTCGGTTTCCCTTTCTGCTTGTTGCTCCCATGGCCTGGAGGACCAGGGAAGGCTCCAATCCTGTGGAAGACCCATCCATAGACTACCATGCAAGTGATGCCTATCTAGTTGTTTAACATGGACTAGTTCGTGGAATAGAGTTCTTTGTAGAGTTAGATGGCTATATAGGGGATTGAGTCCT